TTTGTTGTCCAGCTTTGTACGCAACGGATTCCTCAGGAGACAATACCTTTTCCCCGTCTTTGAGCACAGCTAATTGATGCTGCCCATCGGCTACGTCAACCTGTTTTTCATTATTTGGCTCAGGTACTTCACCTCCAGAATCATAATTAGGAGTAGAAGGATTGTAAATAGGGCTTTGTCTAGAAGGGTCAGGCTGATTAGTGTTTTCCTTGTCCATTTCTTCTAAATTAGGATCAGTTTTGGTTTTGTCCTTTTCATTCTCAGGGTGCTGAACATTGTATTTAACTCTGTTCCAAAACCCAGGCTTATACCCTTCCATGCCTGTAGCTGCACTTCCACCCCTCTTAGTGTGCATTCCTGTGGGTTCTTTGCCCTTAGTGTCAACTTCTCCTCCTCTATCATACACAGGGATTCCCTTAGGAGTATCCAATCGTTTCATCATTGATGTAGTCATGTTTTCTCCTGTGTAAAATTAAAAGTCTACGCCTGGGATCATAGTAGCATTTCCAGCTATGTTGCCCAAAGTATCGGTTGCTTGGCTAAATTGTTTTAACCCTTGCAACCAAGTTGGCCCTTGCTGTTGGGCTTTCATTTCTGTACCAATGTCTTCGTTGGCTTGACCCATGGCTTTCAATTGAGCGCCAACATTTGTACCATAGAGGCCCTGCATTCCTGCGGCCCCTTCTTGATTTAGTTTCTTTGCTCCCATTATATCTTCAGCGGCAATTCCTTCGGAAGTTCCTGCAGATGCTTTGGTTTGATCCCTAGCAATCTCATCGAGTGACTTAGTAAACCCAGAGGCGTTTCTAGTACGCTGAGCTTCTAACCCAGCTTGACCAGTGAGTGCACCAGCAGCTCCCCCGCTTCCTGCTTCGGACGCCGTAAGCATTTCGTTTATTTGATTTGGGTCATAGAGATGCTTGGCTTTCATCTCTTGAGAGAAAAAAGGATTGAGCTGAGCACTCTCAGCTTGTGCACCCTGTCCATACTGACCAGCAGCTGTGTTTGCTTGATTATATTGATTAGACGCTTGCCCAGAAAACGTGCCAGAACCTAAACCCAAGAAGGCTGGGCATATCATTTGTAAAAACTGCTGTAACCAAAACTTATAAATAACGTTCATCATTGCCTTCCTAAGTTACATTTCTCTTTGGTTGAGGTTTAGGGCGTTGTTGGTTTGCACCAAGACCCTGACCACCCTGCTCACCACTAAAACTTGCTGTTCCTGAACCTGTGGAAGGAAGTAAGGCAGTAACACTGGTTCCTCCCATGTTTATTTGTGTTGCTCCCGTAAGATTACCTACCACCGTTGGCCTGCATGGGTCTGATCCTGGGTATTGCGCGTAACTTCGTAAATAGTAATTAGTTTTAACTCCTGCACTTGAAAACGTTGGTAGTGTCAAGAACCCTGTACGGGAAGTACCGTGGTCAACTACGTGAGGTTGTGTAAAGTTTGGAGTAGTATCTATCTCCGAGAAATACCTAATATTTTTACTAACAGTTTGATTATGGGCAATTGTCCAATGCAAAACTTCTGATGGGCAAGTGATCACGTTCCCAGCTTGAGCACCTTGGACTTGAACCGAATCCACATTAGGTGGGAGAGCTACTTTACCCACAGCAGCAACACCAGAGGAAGTAGCTACTTGATTAACTGCATCCACGACTCTCCTAAGGATTGACCCAAGGTATGAGTCCTTTTGATCTAAGTAGGGTATTTCCCTGCCATATTCAAGTTGAGCTGTTTTGCCAAGTGCCATGGGTTATATGTCCTTTTTAATAATGTCTGCCCAAGCTTTGGCATCTCTCTTTTTATCAAAAGTACCAAAGCTTTTTAGTTTTCCTTTTATCCAAAAGGTTATTTGCCAGTTATTATTTGTAGTTTTGTAGTAACCTCTGGCAGTGCCTTTGTTCCATGATTGCCGTTCTAAAGGCAACCCTTGTTCTATTTTCTTTTGAATTATCTTGGCTTTATCTCTCTGCCACTTATCTCTAGCCCACTGTCTGCACAGCTCACAATCACATTTGTGATTTACTCTCCCAGTTTTAGTTCCATGTTTCCAAGGCTTAGCTGCACTTATGCCTATGCTCATTTTACGTCTAGTCTCTTCAGTTACAGGAGGCATAACTTGCTTAGCACGTGCTTCTTTTATTTTCTGTATAGTACCATCTGTGGCTTTGTACCCAAAAACTCCGTCCCCACCCTCTGTCATGTTGTAACCATTAGGAAGTTTAGTGCCTAAAAAGTGTATGTAGAAAGTTTCAACAAAATCCATTTCAAATTTACTAACACAACCGTGCAGAGGCTCTATAGAAAAAGCGTCTTTTCCATATTTAAAAAGGGCTTTATGAAAAACTGTTAATCTTTTGTTTGGGTTATTACTGTAATCTAAATGCTCTGTCCACCTATGACTCAGTGTCTTGGTGGTCTGTCCTACATATTGTTTACCATTAACTTTGTTCGTAATTAAGTACACTTGCATTTTTCCTCCTGATAAGGTCGAGAAGGGAGGTGTATCAGGCACCTCCCAAACTCTAGCCTAAGGCCGCTAAGCCTTAGGATTTCTCACCTAACTTTAGTATACCACAAACTATGTAGCTCCTGCAACTATGCCTCTATTCATTCCTCCAAGAGGATTGAGGTTAGAGTAAGGAGCACTTCTGCCAGTAAGCAACAGTTTATCAAGGTTGAACCAGCTTCCAACTGCATTGGTTCTAGTCTCTACAAAGAGTCTATTGCCAACCACATTCAAAGGTCTAAATGCATCTTGCATTGCAGGGTTACTTAGGTTTATTCCTCCTGGTATAACATAGGGATACTTAGCTCCCAATGTATCTGGGTACAAAGTAACACTAGCATTTCCTGCACCTTCAATAGTTGTTTGAAAAACAGAAAACTGTTTTCGGTGCATGCCTAGTATGGGGATGGTAGTGCTCTTCGTCGCGTTCGTAAACCCATAGGTACAATAAAGAGAATCTATAGCAACACCATCGTCAGATTTTTGGTTATTGTCTAACCTATAAATCTTAGAAGAGTCTATTCCGTTCCCTATGAATAAAGGTTGATCTAACCCATCTTGCCTTGTAATAAAATCAGCGTATGGACTAGGTATCTGCCAAATAGACCACTTTCTCCTCATGTCTGGAGCCGCTAAGGTGCCAAACATAGTAGAGTGGACAGGCATGCCGCTGATCATTTCATCAAACGTGGCAAATGCTTGGTAATTGAGCATGAGCATTACGTTTGGGGAAACCGGAGCAGGGTTGTATGGTGAATTAGGCAACCATAGGGTAGTGGCTGTTGGAACCCCTGTAACAGGATTAGTGCCCGTAGGTAAAGGCACAGCACATAGGATTCTCTTGTTAACAATGTCATTGCGAAGCCAAATTGTATTCCCAGCTTCCCAATTAATTGTTTCCCAAAGATTCCACAGTTCTTGCATCAGCTTAACTGGCTGTCCACCGTTAAAGCCGTAGATTCCTTCTCTACAAGCAGTGACCGCCCACTCTTCTCCAGTATCATAGGCATTTATGCCGCAGGTACCAACTCTATTAGAGATCTCCCTAAGAGACCAGCCTCCCGGCTCAGAGTTTGGGTTGTCCTGTGCTGCATACCATGAGTTTAACTTTAGAAGATACATCTCATCGTGCATTACAAAACCACCCAGACATGCTTGGGGATTCTCTGATGTGGTATTAATGATTCCACCAGAACCAGACGCATCAATTGCTTCTAGATCGTCTGCGTAAGACCCATACACCTGGGCGAGTATATAAGGTTGTGCCGTGGGGAAAACCTCTACTCTATCCACAAGGCAGTCCGATAAGTATCCCATGTTTTGTACATACATACGTATCTGTAAATTTTGTGATACTCCTGTTGTAAATGGAGTGGTCAACAATGCTCCTACAAATACCTGCATGTTAGAAGTCATGCTAATCAGTGGCACAGAAAATGACCCATAAGTTTGGCCAAAGCCAATGCCTGGGTTATAGTCAGTAAGATCAATCACTAATGTTCCTTGGTTTACACCGGAAGGACACTCTGCGGTTACTCTAACCGAGTATTCTGTATTAGGGTTTATGATAGCAACTTGGTATGGATCTCTGTATGCAGTTTGCCATATAAGTCCCACCTTAGCAGTTGTGCCAGGATATGTGTCTTTTATATACAAGGACTGCCCAGCAATAGGACTAGTTACTAATGTTTGGTCAACAGCCGTGCCTATGTTCCAACCTAAAGGCTGTAAATTAGCATAGGGGCCACCAAGGAGTGCAACGTTCTCGCTAGCAGCACTGCCATTTACCCCGTTGGACAAGTAGCCTCCGTCAAAGGTAAGTCCTCCACCGGAAGTCCAGTTGTTAATTTTGTTTAATTGTAACCCATAAAACATACGACCAGCATAAGGCAAACACCAAGCAGAACTTCCAAGCTCAACCAAGTTAAACAGGTCATTACCTTGTATATCTATGGCTTGAGATTTAAGAAGAACAGCATCTGTAAACGAAAACTTAGCACTAGTTGTGGTGTTATCTTGTACAATAGTAGCTGTGTAGGTTGTTGATGTGTTTCCTACGGTAATGGTTACTGGATTTGGTATTACATAAAAATTTTCTCCAGGTACACCGTTTTGCCCTGCCTCTGTAAAAGCAATGCCTCTTGCAATAACATTGGGAGGGCCAATAGGAAGATTACTAGCAAAGATAAAATTAGCATCCTCTGACGTAGTAAATACTGCTGGGGCAGATGCTGCAGTTTCATACCCACTTTCCGTTATAAAAAACACTACACCCTGCCGTGTACCTGCTCCTATAGGAACAATAGAAGACCCCACCACCGATAACAGTCCCGTTCCTGTATCATTTCCAAATATAGGGGAAGGAGTAGTAGTGCCAACATCATTAGTACCAGGATCAAATGTAAAGGAAGTTCCAAATGTAACTGCTTGTCCATCTTCCACTGCTTGGAGTATTGCATTTCCTGCTGGAAACCCCGAAATTTGGAAAGTTGACCCAGTTACATTAGACATAACCCCTGTAGTATTAAATACTGCAGCGTTGGTTAAGTTGCTGGTGGTAACCAATTGCCCATTAACAGGGGACACTGCTGGGGTACTAGTGATGGTATACCCATAGGTTGCAACTCCTCCAGAACTCATAGCACTGGAAGTGATATTAAGCGTTGCGCTCTTAAGAGGGCTTTGTACTGTCCAACTACTGTTCCATCCAGCCGGAATTGCTCCGGTAATTTGTATGGTATCCCCTGAAGATAAGTCTGCCACAAAAGTGTTTGTGTCTATAGTGGCTAAAGTTATTTGGAAGTTACCATCATTTCCGGGGCCGTTTGGCCCAGAACCTCCTGGCCCACCATACCTTTGGTAATTAGAGGAGGTATAAGTTACAGTAAAGAAAGGAACACTAAGGTTTTCACTAGGAGGAACCCCTATGCCGTGGCTTGTAACTAACCATGTACCGTTTCCAGGCGCTCCGGCTGGAACCCCTGTAATGTAAACTATACATGGGTTATTAGAGTTAAAAGCTGTTAATATGCCGGGGTTCTCTGCTTGCCCTGCTCCCCCATAGAAAAATGTAAGAGTAGTTCCTGGGGTGGTAGAACTAGGGCCAGCACTCCATAGAAGTATTTGTCCGTTAAATGGCGCTGCCGCTGGTTGTGTTATAGAAGAAATGCTGTAGCTATAGGCTGGAGTTGCTTCGGCACTTAGGCCTGATCCAGACCCCACTGCAGTTGTTGAAACAGAAAACGTAGTAGAAGTTGGTGCTGGGGTTCCAAGAACTATAAAAGTATTTCCATCCAACCCAGTGTTTCCTGTTCCTGAGATCAAATATAGAGACCCCACGGAAGGTGTAAATCCTGCTACGGCAGTAAATGTAAAAGTTGCTACCCCAGATACTATAGAGTATGCGGTTACTACCAGAGCATTAATACCATTGCCTAAAGAAGCTGTAAACGATGGGGGAGCCCCTGGGCCTATTTGTGACAACGGCAAAAATTGTACTTCATCCGATGAATTTATACTTGCTACCCTAGGTCTGTCCGTTCCAACTCTTAGATTAGAGAATACAATATACTCTTGATTGTCTGAAGTTGCGCTCTTAGCATAAGTTCCAGGGGTTATATAAATGCTCTCCAAAGAAAAAATACCAGGGAGATCCGTTACATCTTCACCCCACATATTTCCAAGAGAATCTAAAGCTAACGTAGTGATTCTCTCGTTGTTCTGTATGTAAGATTTTATGTAGTTAAAGTCTGCTAGTCCAGGCGTGATAAATACAAGCATATCAACATCATTTATAAACGCTGTGCCACCGCCAGAAGAAGTAACCTGCCATCCAAACCCTACGCTGTTTATGTCAGAGTAAGACCATGCAGTTCCCCAGAGATCATTTCCTCCTCCTAGAGAATAAATAGTAGGTGTAGTAGTAATAGTTTGCACCTTAGGCACACCTACGGCTACCCCATTCTTTATCAACTGGAAAGTTAATGTATTGGAAGAACTACTATAAGCTTGATAAGTAGTTTCTAAACCTGTCACTCCGTTAGTGGGTTGTATTGAAAAATTAAAAGCTTTGGCTTGTAAACCGTCTGTACCAGTAACACTGTAGTACAAAGTAAATTGAAGATTGTTAGCATCAATGGTGTAAGAAGTGTTAGGTTCAAACACCCCAGATTGTGCTCCAATTAAAACCCCAAAAGTTGGATCATTTACCACAGACGGAGTTAATGCTGTTCCCCAAAGATAAAAAGGAGACCCTGCCACATAGGTGGTAAGGGAGTTAGTCAAAGCAAAACTTGTTACTGACCCTATAGCTGTCCCGGCCTGGGTAAGCTGTAGGCTTACAGAAGCATTTCCAGACGCCCCACCATTGTTATAATACACAGTCAAAACTACATCACTAACAGTTATGTCCGCAGTCCCAGCTACAAAGTGTGGGGGGTCTGTAGATACAGGGGCCGAGCCTTGTAGTTCTATTCCAAAACTAGAAGAATTTATTTGAGAAACAGAAACACTTGGAATACTCCAAAGGTCTGTACTTCCTCCATATGTAGTTCTTACTGGGGAAGACGTTAGAAGCTGTACCTTTTCTCCTCCTAAAGTTAAGTGAAGAATCAAAGTCCCTATTTGGTTTGCCCCATTTATAGTAGAAGCTGTCACTGTAGCAGAAATCCCCGTTATAGTGGCTGTAGTAGGAATACTAAAACCAAAGGAAGAGCCTGTTAGTACTGAAGATTGTGTTCCAGGGTTTACAACTATAGAGGCTGAGCCTCCAGAAGCTATAGAACCAGACCACCCTGCTCCTGATGACACACTACCCTCTAAAGGGCCTTGATTTCCTGTAGTGGTGCCGGAAAATGCAAAGGCCGATTGTAAAGATATTGAAAGCCCTTCTATAACCGCATTACTAGGCAACTCTAATCCAAGTCCTGTAGAAACTATATCTACAGAGCTAAGCTGCAAAGGCGAACTGGTCAACACTACAGTTGCTAAACTAGAAGTAGAAGTCACATTACTGGGATTAGACCAAGCAGGCTTTGAAGTTGTCCCTGAACCGTCATTCACAGACACTTCTGGTATCAGTTCTGAGTTTACTAGTCCAGAAGAAGCCACAGAAGCATAACTAGTGTCCCCAAGAATACCCCCTGGGTTACTCCAAGGAACCCCATCTAAAACTGCATTGACTGCAACCGTTGGGGCATTGGGGCCGACAAACTGCCCCACAGTAGATATAGCAGTTCCTGATAAATTTATATACGCTCCAGAAGGCCCCACAACAACTGCAGTGAATATGCCTAGCATAGTGTTGGTAGCTAATACATACACTACTTGATCGTTAAGAAACTCAGCTGCACCAGTAAATCCCTGTAGTAAAAAGCCTTCGTTTATAACTGGGATTGTTGCCCCATTGTAAGAAAACATACCAACATTACCGCTACCAATGATCACTTTGGTAATGTTTAGAGTGTTAGTGTATGTGTATATAGAAACAAGGCCTGGTCGAGTAAACACACTGCCTACAATAAAATCTGTATCATAGGTTCGAGGAGAAGCTCCCTCTGGAAGATCCTGAGGATTAGCCTGTGCATAGAGACCACCCATCGTATCTAAAGAAGCTGTACCTAATTGCTCAAGGTTGTGGCCCACTGTGTTCTCCTCCTAAAATGTAGGCCGATTCTCACGGCCATCTCTACTTATCCAGAGTAGATTCTGTGTTTAACTAGACTTCTTACATTGAACAGGGCTAACTACAAAAAACACATTAGCCTGTTCTCCTACATTACCAGGGGTATCAACTAGGCAGGTAACGAAGTCTGCTGCCCCACCTGTGCCATTCTCCGACACTGTTTCTATGGCTGTGACCAAACAACGGACATATACATAGGTTCCTACAGAGAATGGTGCCCCAGATTTATCACGCTCTATCACCGCCATTAGTGCTCCTTATCCAAGAACAGTTGTACGATTCCAAGTTGCTTGGGCAATAATATCATCTGCCAACACTTCAGCTGGGATGGCCCCGGCTGCAATCTCTGTTCCATTTTTTAGGATCTGCAGACCGTCAGTTGAAGGTGAGTAGCGGTAAGTGTACTCTCCGCTAGTACCCACAACTAAAGGCAGTTCAGACTTAACTGCACAATCCAAGAATCCATTGAAATCCACTGTGTGTGTATCTGCAAAAGCTAGCAAACCAAAAGGAATGCCACCAGTTACATAGGTACCAGAATTGACTGTTACAAGCAGCCAAGCCTTAATAGTGGCTCCGGTAATGTCTGGGAAACACAAGATTGAAAGTGTTACTGATGCATTTACTGAACTCATACTTTTCTCTTTTCCCCGCCTCGGCTTGGGTATACCCAGCCTATCGGATACGTTGTCGTTGTTCTACTGATTGCTCAGTTAGAATCTCTTATTACGCATAGCATACTTCTTGCGCTTCTCTTTGAAAAGCGCCAAGTGTGGGTCTGTATATCCCTCAGCAGCTACACGCTTTCTTTCTAGCTCTTCCATGTACTCTAGAGCTGAGTCATGTTTTTCCTGAACCTGCTCCTCATTGTTTTTCTTTATAATATCTATAGTGGACATTCACTGAGCCTCTTATTTATTCTCTTCAAATATTTTTCTAAACTCTGTTAATATAACGTGAGCAGGTAAATGGTGTAAACCTGCGTCTATGTAAAGGCACCATGCAAATGTACCCACAGGATAAGGCTCTTGATATGGTCTTTCTTTGTGTCTACGTAAAGCCCTGGGGTTATCTTTACGTGGGCAGTCTACTTTACCACGGTACAAAAAGTACCTTTGGTCATTGTTCAAGAAAATGCCATTTACATAAAGTACAGTACTAACCCAAGCCTCATCGTTGTTGTGTACATAAGAATGTGTGCTTCCAGGCTCTCCAGGCAAAGGAGCATCCACTACTAACTTCATGGCCTTTCTAGACAGCCAATAACAAAAACCCCAAGGAGTTCTTATTTCTCCAGATACAACCTTAGGATCTTGACTTCCTGTAAAATCATGCCTATCAAAACCAGAGACCAACATTTCCACAGGCTTCAATACTACGTCATCGTCGCACTTTAAAACGTAGTCATAACCATGGTTATACGCCCAACGAACAATAGAGCGTACTTTATCAGGTAACCCCAGATAGGTGTCATCACAATCCAAGAACACTTCATCTTCTTTAGGCTCTCGTTGTGCTCCTCTGCCTCTAAAAAACTTAACATCCGTTGTGTTTGGAACTTTAGGAACCCATGTAGATCTCACTGTGTCTGCGAACTCTTCTCTGCAGTGCGCGTTTACTATGGCTATTAGTGCCTTCATATTTTGCGCCTTAAAGGTCTTCCTGCTGCAGCTGCCGACCTTATTTCCTCATAAATCTTTGGGTCTCTCAAGCGTCTAAACTCTGGCCTAGCATTTGCCATTAACTCCGCTTTTTCTCTTTTAAAAGCTTCCCAATCAAAATCTCTGTGAAACCTATATTTAAACTCAAACATTTCTCTAGTATTATAATCCCTATCATACCCATGGACTATAGAAAAAGGTTTATTGTTTGGTGTATCTATAAGCTCTATTCCTTGTAAACACCCTGAAGAGGCTTTTATAATCTGCATCCCTTTGTTGTGTATCCATGCACGTTCAAAATTATCTCTGTTATTAAACGACAGCATTCTGTGATCTGGATTCAAAGCAAGTCCTGGGTACAATACGCAGCTGTCCAAGTGCAGTACTGGGTGTGGATCTCTCATATAGGGCCAGCAAGGAGTGCGCCAAGGAGACCAACAAGGGTGCAAACAGGCCGCAAATCCCTCAGCCCACCGGGGAATGTGCAAAACCTGTTTAAAAGGGCTTTGTCTCATTACGTAGTTTATCCATATTTGGCATGGAGGAAATCCTCCACTATAAGTCTGACACCCTAAGTGAACTTGATGGAAAACCTCTGTCATTGTCTCTGAATCCCCGGCCCAAGTTCCTCCGTTAATCACTTCCTCATTTTTTATTTCTTGGTATTTGTCTTCTCCAAGAATGCTCTTGGCCCACAGCTGGTTAGTTTCTTCTTGTTTAATCGTAACACATTCTGTTGAGCCTATGAGTTTGTAGTTTTTAATGTGGTTCTCCAGCCAAATGCTGGGATCTGTCTGTAGTACTAAGTCCTTAATATCCAACCACAAAACATATCTAAACTCTTTATGGTGATCTCTAAGGTATTCCCAGGCGACTCTCATCCTTGCGTGGAAAAAACTCTCTGGTGGCCATGGCAACAAGTCTATTACCTCAAAGCCATACTTTACAAAAGTTTCTCTTGTTGCTGGGTTCAAGTTCCAAGACAACATAACTTTGCGTCCTGTAAACCCAGACCGTCTTATGCTCTCCACGTAGGCTTCTATACCGGGGTACTTAAATAAATACTGCTGACCAGTAAGAACTCCTAATATTACATCCTGAGTTCGATCCATTTCTAACCTTTAATAAGGGAGTCATATAACTTATTTCCTAAGTACTCTGGTACATACCCTAAATTTTTAAGCTTAGTGTTGTCCATGTAAAAACTCTGAACAGGCACTTTCTTCTGAAACTCCGTTGGCTCTTTAAGCAGTATATCTCCTGTGGAATCCAATTGTCCCTTGATGTATCGCAAAAGATCTATATAGTAATTAGCAGGCTTCCCATTACCAATGTTATATACCTCATTGACATTGCCTTTGCACATTACAAGCTCTATGGCCCTAACAACATCCTCTATATGAATAAAGTCCCTGTAAAACCTACCCGTACCATATAGCTCAACATTCTTGTTGTTCTTAAGAAGGTTTATATTGTGCTGTAGAACATTCTTCTTTTCTGATACTTTCTTATCCCCCAGCCCAACTACATTTCCTAACCTTAAGATTCTATACTGTAAACCAAAGGTATCGCAATACTCTACAAGTAACTGTTCAGCACATCTCTTGGTAATAATATACCAACCGTGGGGATCACATTGTGAAGTTTCCTTTACATCAAGCCCCTGGTTCCCGTACACTGACCACGAGCTAATAAAATTGAACACCCCTTTTTTCCCTTGTTTTTCTTGATACTCTTTCCAATTCTCTAAGATTGTTACAAGAGTATTAAGGTTTGTGTTTATGTCTAAGTGTGGATCATTGAATATGTGATAGTTATGCACAGTAGATAGCAAATACAAAACATCTTCACTGTATATCTTGTGATCATCTCTTCTATTCACGCTTACTATGTTGCCGATGGCAGCGTCATAAAACTGCTTAGTATAAGCAGTACCAACAAATCCATGCCCCCCAAAAATAGTTAACGCATCCATCATGGTCTCCTGAGCCTTTTCCACGTTCTAGTCATAGGTACAACAGCGGTTTGTGGTACATATAAACCGTTCTTAGCTTCTGTATAAACCTTTACTAATTCCTCTGGTGTAGATTTTTGATCCCACCCTTTAACGCTAGATAAATGATAAGTTATAGTGTTGGGTTCCAATCTATCCCCAGGCACAAACTTATATCTACTATCAGAATGTAATTTTATGCCTTTTTCTAAAAGTGCATGAGCTGTATTAACATCTTCAGCAGGCCCCGGCTCTATCAAGTGGGCTACAACTGCCTTCATTGCTTTTTTGCTTAAACAATATCCAGCTCCTCCACTTGCAAAAAAACTGTTCTGCCCACCTACCCAATCATAGTCTTCGTAACCACTTTTGGAGAACAAAACAGGGTTAACTAGTGTGTCTAGATCTATTTTTAGACAAAAATCATAATCGTACTCCAATGCCCATCCAAAGGTAGCTACAGTTTTATGAGAAAGATCTTGCAGAGTATCCCCCACGTTTAAAAACACTTCACCCTTCTCTGCAAAACCCTTCTGATTACCTAAGAAAAACCTACAATCCACTTCGTGGGGTATATCTTTATGCCATGTGCTTTTTATGGCTTCGTGCCAGTGTCGTAAAGAAAAGCAACTAATGACAGAAATAAGGGTTTTCATTATGCTTGCTCTGTTGATCCTGCTTTCTTACATTGTGTAGGGCTGACTACAAGGGTAACTCCTTGCTGTTCTCCAATATTACCTGGAGTTTGCACTGTAAGATTTACCAAATCAGCCGCCCCACCTGTACCGTTAGAAGGTACCGCAGTAATGCTAGACACTAAACAACGTACAGCCACGTAATCTCCAACCCCAAACGTAGCCCCAAACTTATCTCGTTCAACCACCGTATTAGGGGCAACTTCTTCCCTTATCTGGTCAAATAGATTAATATACGTAGAACTATACAATGCATAATTGGCATTGGTAGGATCATAGGCTACTTGCCAGTCTGTATAGTACAGTTCAAAATAAGTAGTACCTAACTTAACTGCAAAAGGAAGCAGAGGAACCAACGATCCCATGGTATTTCGAGGGGGTATGCTGTTTGTAGGGTATGTTGGATCACTGGCTTTATATGTTTGACAAAGGAATGCAGGAGCACCTGTAGGAGCCCCTCCTGCTGTCCAATTGTATATAAAATCATTGGAAGAAAATCCTGTAAGAGCACTGCCGCCAGAATTAGTTCCATTGTTTTGGTAGGTAAGTATGTCATTGTTTTGCAATCCAGACTCACTTATTCCCATGTTATTACCAAGGGTAATAGAGGCTTGGTCATCTGCAAAATAATATGGAACACTTATAGGAGCAGTTGCCCCTCCGCTAAGGGACATGAAAACATTTATAGGCCCCTTATTGGCTAATATGATGTTTTCCAGTGATGAACGATAAGTTGCCCATGCATGTCTAGCTCCAACTACAGTAGCTGGAGTACACAAAGTCTCCATAGCTGCAAGGGCATAGATCCATGCTTCACCGCCCGTACTTGTCCCTACTCTAACATAGGCAATTTGACCTGCGTAGCTAGAGTTTTTAATGTGCTTAAGAACATCAGTTACGGCATTGAACCATGCTGTGTAAAAAGGAGCTTGGAAACACATTGGAAAAGCAGTATTATCCACGCCCTGGGCCGCTGTGTTATTTGGAATAGTTCCGGCACCTGGGTAATTAGTACTAGACCCAGTGTATAGCTGTCCAGTAGGTGATCCTATTGCTGTAGACCAATTTGTAGTAAACACATAATTTGGTGTAAACTGGTTGGGAGAAGTGCCTGTAACAGGCTGCAAGATAAGACCTATAGATTTTGCTCCGTATCCCAAATGGCGGTTAATGATTGCGTCCATCTGAGTATAATTATACCCTGCACTAGCTGTGCCTCCTCCGTTGGAAGTTTCCCAGCCTCCTAAAGTAGCACTTACATTGTCTGCTGACCATGGAATGCTAAGGGTTGCTCCATCTGCGTTGGCATATATTGTGTCTAAACTAGAACTACCATTGCCGGGAGGAAATACTACAAAAAGTTTTGCCATAGGTATCCTTTACTTGGTTGATATAGCCATTCCATAGTCTGTTCCAGAAACGGCAGTGTTTGTTGCCTCGTTATCCCCACACCAAAACATATATACACGGAAAGTCGCTGCGGTTGGGACATTAGTATTTATAGTAGCAACCAAAGACCCGTCAATGTAAAATCCTACTGCACCTCCATTGTATGCATACTCAAACAAATGAGAATTAGCATCCACAGAAACACCTGTATCAACAATAGTTTGTGCTCCACCTGTAACTTGTGTTACTGCAACCCAGTGTGCATCTGTTCCATTAGAATATCTAAAACCAATCATTGATCTGTTAGGGTTATTAGAAGCAAAACTAGTAGTTCCTCCAGATATGGAAGTTTCTCCACCACTTCCTCCTGTATTATATACAGTGGTGCCCATCCAGTACCGAGTGTTGGTTACACTGGCAGCAGCAGCAAACTTTATTGACCAACGGTATATACTACCAAAAGACCACTGCCCATAATTAGCCCCTGTTCCTAAAGAAGCACCTATCACTGTGCTTGCAGAAGAAGTTGCCGCTGAAGTGTAAGTAAGTCCAGCAATGTCTGTGGCGTTTGGAAATACAATAGCTGTAGATCCTGTAGCTGTTAAAAGTATAGTAGTCTCTGTAGCCCCGAACACATAATGTCCACCACCCAATGGGTCATAAAAATAGCTAACAGAACCCCTGAATGCTTGTTGTGTAGCATTCCACACACTGTTACCATACACATTGTAGCGTATAGTGTCTCCAATTTGAGGAGATGAAGGGAGGCCAGAAGAAGCAGAAGAGTTTATAGTAACATCACCAGAGCCATCGGAAGACAAAGTAACATTTGTTCCAGCTACTAAATTAAGTTTTGCTTGAGAAGTGTTGTTGGTGCCGTTAGTCTGCAAAGTCAAAGGAGACAAACTATTGGTAATGGTAACATCACCAGATCCGTCAGAAGCTAGAGAAATATTAGTCCCCGCTACGAGATTTAGCTTTGTTTGAGAAACATTAGAAGTCCCATTGGTTTGTAGCAGTATAGAGGTACCTAGTGCTGAAGATATAGTTACATCCCCGCTGTTATCTGAAGCTAAAGTAACATTGCTTCCTGCTACTAAATTCAGTACATTCTGTACAGGATTAGTAGTCCCGTTGGTTTCCAAAAGAATAGCGGTGCTTACAGAAGCCCCCATGGGGTATTGATCAGCATAACTATTCTGTAGTACTCCATTAAAATAAGAGCCAACTGTAAATGGCCCACCGGAGATGTAGAAATCTACATGACCAAAACCATCCGTTACCAAGGGTTGCGACAAGGGCAACAAACCGTTCACATCTGCAAAAACTGAGAGCAAAGGAGATGGGGAACTATTCAAATTAGCAGGCTGTCCCAGCACATACACTTGTGCTCCGGCAACAGCTGGGCCGTTTGCAGCCTTAACCCATGCATCGTATCTAAATAACATTGTTTAACCCCAGACCCATCCACAGAAACATTTCAAAGTTTCTGCTAGGCTTTCTTTTCTAAGTTCTCTTCCACAGACCGGACAAACACGCACCCACATAAGGTTTACCAAAAACCAAAATTGGTAGTAGCATTGTTTATATCACCATCGGAATTACCAAAAGGTATTCTGTGGTAATCAATGGACTGCATTCTACGTGTAACTTGATTCTTTAGTTGAAACATCTGCTCCTTGGCTTCTCCTACAAGGTCTTGTAACCCAGGAGACCCAAGCATACGAGCATACTTTACAGCCACTTTATATGCCACCGCTTCCGTGCAGTCAAAAATTGGAACATAGGTTGTTTCAAAATTCAAAGTAGTACCATAGGGAACTGGAAGAGTACCATAGTATCTCATCCGAATGTCCCTGTTCTGTGTAGCACCACAAAAATTAAGGTTGTTGTTACGCCACTCCCAGTGCACTAAGTCAGGCTGCTGTGCTCTAGAAGGCAGACCACTTTGCACTTGGGTCATCTCATGAAAATTATTGTTAGTACCAGAGGCTCGTTCCCACAGCTTCTCTGGGTAAAGCATGTTTGCCGGAAGTAAAAAATTAGGCCACTGTTGCACACCATCGAAGTACCCATTGGTTGATAAAATTGTCTGCACTGCCGGGTCACTGGAGCCGGGGCCATTTACAGGAGAATTTACAATGGGTAAGTTCTCTATAATTACGTTATCAAAAATAAGTTCTGGATCTCCAACATTCCTTAGCTCTCTATATACTTCCCTGATAGAAGCCATAAGAAACGGTAGGGTAAAAGCTGAAATTTGTGGGTTATCCACCAGGATCTGGCCCTCACCAACAATTCCTTGGGAGCCAGGCTGTGTGTCGTTCACTAAACTTCGCGCAAGGTTCATAATGGTTTCAAGGGAAGTTGAGCCAAATGCCTGCGTACTATTAATTGTTGGGGATGACATTAACTCTCCTTAAAACACAAAAATGGGGTATCCGTAAGAAGTCTATGCGGATTTAATCGCTCTCCTTTGGATACCCCATTGATATTTACTGAAATTACATGTCACCCTAAGACCTGCTTATAGTTCGGACTCAGGACGAACTGGGCTGCACGTCTTTTGGATGACAAGCTTTGTTACTAAAGTTTTTCCTGAGGGACTGCTGAGCCTCTTCCTAGGTCTCCAGCAGTTCCTGTTCCCACTACTGGGCCAGCGACCTTAGGCGCATACTTTGGGTTTTCCGTAGCTTCATAAGCCTGCGCTCGGGTACGGACACCAGCTTTAATAGTTCTATCCCAATCAAGCACACAGTACCCACCGTCCTCTGTTTTATGGAAGGCCGCTCCTGCGCGTACCTTTTCACCACACTGAGGGCAGTAGTCTGCTCGTACCTGCTTATTGTGCCAGCTGTAGGTTTCTCCGAAGTACTCAGCAGCCGCATGGTGCTCAGGACTAAGTATTTCCCTAAGATTTGCTGGGTTTGATACTTCTGTTGCCTTGGCTTGATCCAAAAGATGACGGTAACGCTTCTCTAGGCGTTTACGAGCTGCTAAAACTTCTTCAGCAGTTGGAGCCTCCCCATAAGGATTCTTGTAAGCTTTGTTACTAGGCCCATTGAGACTCCAAAACAATCCCTTGGCACCTAAATCATTGGTTCCACCTGAAGTGCTTTTTTCAATGAACGCATCCTGGTTAATCCCAAGGTTATCAGGGTTAATCATGTCTGTCACAAAGCGGCGCGTGTCTTGTACGAAGAAATCTACTTCGTTTGAATCTACGTTTCCCTTCGGCAGGTTTAAGGGCTGCGGAAACACGGCAACCAATCTATACTCCTCACTAGGCAAACGTCCTTTGAGTTTCATCTCAGAAAACAAAGGAGGACGAGAAACTACATGCTCTTGCTCCGAAATGTTGTACACATAAACTAAATAGTCGGGTGGGCGGCTAAACGCATAGTTCTGACTACCAAATACTGAAAAACCATCGTTATGTGCTGTGGTCTGGCTTCTACTGAGTCCTTCACTATATTTTACTGATGCTTGTACTTCTGGCATTATATCTCCTTGAGTCTAAGTTGCTCGTCTTCTGAGTTCTGCTTGTACTGTTGGGGAATTCTGGTCTGGATTAGCCAAACCTTTCCCCAAGGATTTAGCATTGAACATAATGGTGTTCATATTCCGAGTCATTGCTTCTATTTTTTTGTCTATAAGTGAGGTTCTGCACCCTTGTTTGGTATACGACACAGGGTTTCCCCCAAAGGGCACCTTATTGTCGTGCATTACGTCCTCAATCATACTAATATCTGCTTGATCTTCTTTGTTCTTTTGGTCTTGTAAAGCTGCCTTAGTTTTTTCCCAAGAAATTTCCCTAGCCTGAGTAATAATGGGTATGACAGTCTCCAAAAGGAAAGAATTTAATGGCATAGCTTCAAAGTAAAGCTTATTGCCTCGACGTTCACTCCAACGAAGATTATACAGAAGCTGGTATCGTCCTGAATAAGGAAACTCTCCTAAGTCTTGCAGCCCAGTATCACCATCGTGATTCATCACATAATAGCTCTCAGGGGTTCCATATTCTATAGCAGGATGCCATTGAAGAAGTGCCCAACTTGGTGTTCCTCCACCAACAAGAAGATCCCTATAACCACGAAAGGAGGGTAATCCTTCTATGTCCCAAGCTCCTCCAGCACGATACAGAGCATGCTCATCTCCTCCCTGAGACCACACGAGGCGAAAATTTGGCTCATCATAAGAGTTAATACCTCCTACATCCGTTAATCGTTGTTGAAATTCCTCTGGACATATATAACATTGATATTTTTCAACATCACTATACAAGGGGTTCTCCTCTCGCTAACATAATCATCTTCTTTTGTTGATGATTGTGGCACAGAGTTTGAAAACCCTTTGGAAAATTCCTGTTCTTTACATCTAAATACAAGGCTTGTCCCTGAACTTTTAAACCGTTCTTAAGATGAAGATGGCCATCATTGTTCATATGGTCTAAAGATAGCATATCAATGTCAATAACTTTACAACCCTTCCAACAACACCCAAGTTTTCCTTTAGGGCCATAATGTGTAAGCACATCCAACTTTCTACGTGCTCTCATAGCTTTGTGTATCTCTTTATGGCGTTTAGGGTTTTCTTTGTTCCACTTTGATGCTCTTATAGAAGCCTTCTTTTTTTCAACTCTACTGAGCATTTATCTTTGCTTCCTCTTCAGCTTTTTTCCTTTGCTCTTCTAACTCTGCAGCTTTCTTGGCAACATAAGCATCAAGTTGACCCTTAGTAACTCCTAGGGTTTCACAAAGGAAGTTTCCAACAAGGGCCTGAGTATCAACAGCACCAAACAAGTAGTCTTGGTTCTGACCAATCTTGTTGAAGGCCTTCTGTAGTTCTCTGCGAGATGGGGGGTTGTCCCAGAATTTATCGAAGGCAGGTTGAACCAATTCACTAGGTTCTCCCATCGTAAACCCCCTGAGTAAGGTATAGAGTACGAAATGAAACTAACAGAGTTTTAAACCATGACATTTGCTTAGGACGCTCTACAGTACGTATATCCTGTACACGAACCACTCGTAGTCCTTCTTCATCTGCCTCATAGTTCATCTGTACTGCATCACACATTTTCTTAGTCTTTTCTGTTGGTTGTTTATAAACCTCTGAATTGTAATCACCGAACGTCACGCGATCACCTGGGCGTACAATTGCACCCATGGGCACCCTGAGTCCTCCAAGGACTACAAATTGCCCCACTGCTAATACAATACCAATGTTGTTGTGTTGGCGGTAAGCGTAAGGAATAACAAATCCTGTTTCCTTGTTTCTTAGACTTCCATCCTCAAGAATTTCAAACCTCTCCTCATCCTCTGGAATGCGCTTAACTAAGATACGGTCAAGAATTGTAGAAGGATCTGAATACTCCTTATCCTGAAACTTTTTCTCTGCTTTCTTTATAGGCTTAGAGTCATAGGTATGTCTTTTATCTACTACAGATATACCCCCAGCAATGTCCTGAGATTCATCCGTATCTACAGCCTTAAGGTCTGGCAGGGCTTCCCCACGCTCTCTTTGCACCATGTATTGAGCTACTTCTACTTGACTTAGCCCATACTTCTCAGACACAATTTCTGGTCGTACAGCTAGGTCATGCTGAAAATCACTGAGTCCAGACCCAGTAGTAAACTGAGCACTGGCATCACCTCTTGCTAAACGATCCCCTACTGGCATTTCTGAGTTCTCCTGAGTCTAGGTTCTAATGCTGGGTGCCACTCGGTCTTCAACTTATAATGCTCTGCGGCTGCATGGTGCTCCGGTGTAATTCCCAATTGAAACTTTATACGGTCTTCAGCCATTTGCTTAAGCTGCTTAGGTTTATACTGAGCATAGTACTTAGTCTTCTTAAACTCACTAACCAATGCTTTTACTTTCTGGTTAAAAGACATACCTGTTACAAAAATTTTAGTACCAACTTGCTCCAGAAGCATTTTGTAACGCTTAACCATGCGTTTCCTAGCCGCATCTATTGCTTCTTTAGGAGGAGGATTTTGTAATGACCAGAAAACTCCCTTTGCTCCTAGGTCTCTTCCTGGGGAAGTGATGTATATTAACTTAGCATCTTGATCTAGGCCTAAATTGTCTGGGTTTATAAGATCCATTGCAAAACGTCTGCCATCCATAAACACAAACTGAACTTCTCCATTATCCACATTTTCTTTGGGCATCTTCATTGCCATTGGAAAACTAGTGTATACAGAGTATTTCTCTTCTAAAGTTCTTCCTGGTATCTTAGCTACTTTAAGTACTGGGTTATCAACTTCAAAATCCATAGTACTTACGTTGTATACCCACACCCTATTGAGATAATTATACTCTGGCACATTTGCAAATACTGGAGGAAAAGCATGTCCCCTATTTAGCCCTGAGGTTAATTCTCTACTATACCTAATAGAACATACAGGTTCTAGTGGCTCTTCTTTTTCTTCTACAGGCTCCAAAGGTACAACCTTAGGTTCCACCTTGGGCTTTTTCTTAAACCACATCTGAGTCATCTCCTGAGTCTTACAATTATGCCCACGGCGGGGTTCACACTTTGCATACAGGGAACCCCGCAGGGCTAGTCTGTCCCTGTATAGATATGCATCCAAAGGAACAGAAACTTATGGTTTCGGTGTAGGCGGAACCGTTGGCGTACTATTAGTGATGGGAGTGCTGTCGCTTCCTTTATTATTGTTTTGTATAAACATATGCCCACCTAAGAATGTCAAAATACTCCCTGAGAACGTCACAAAAGATGCATCGAGTCCATGCCGTAAATACACCACCGCACCTACAAGGAACATTACCAAGCCAATCGGTAGGTGACCATTGCTTCCAATGTCATCCATAATTTCTGAAAATCTACTCATACTTATTCTCCTGAATCTTTGTACGCTCTCTCCGCGCAATCTTAGGTCTTAATCTCTTAAAATTCCACTGCCCTATACCAAACATAAATGCCACGAACATCACTGCATATATTAAGAATTCACGCATGGGAGTTCCTGGTTGCACTCTTTACACCGTGGGTTTAACTTGCTTCTTAGTCCAATCTTTTGGAACTTTTCAACCTCAGACTTCTGCCATTCATCATAATTAGCAAGATCTGCCCATCCATAAGGAATAGCTGCGTTTTCTATACGGCTAATTTCCCGGCCCTCATACATTAGGCGTATAAGAGACATGGGATAGTTTTGCTTAAGTACTACAGGTATACCCATGAGTGTGTGTGGGGTAGGCTTAAATAATTCCTTAGTATCTTCAATGTCAAAAGGTTTTGTCTCATCATATTCTATGTAAACTTGGGTACCCATCTCTATAGCCCTAAGTTCCAAGGCAAATACCTGCGCCGGGTGCATTTCCCACTGCAATCCTGAGCGCATAAGTAACAAATCTATGTTACCGGGAGCAATCATAGCTCCTGACATATTTAAATAAAAGTCATTCACTGAGTCATCTCCTCATGGCATTCTGGACAAGGGTTAGCCTTAGGAACGCCATGCTCTAAATCAACTAGCTTATCAAATGCCCATAAAATACAAGACCAACAAGGGTCATCACCGCAGCACTGCCCATTGCAATCACCACCACACCACAAAGGGTTGTGCCCAGCATCACTGTGAGGTAAGTCATGCTCATTAGGTTTCACTATGGATATCCTGAGTCGAATCTTTAATTGCTTCCCTGAGTTCTTCACACTGCTCACATTCACAGGCATAACCTTCGGTTTCTTCTAGGCCTGCTAGGAAGTTCTTAGTCTCTACTTTTTGTTGTTCAGTGAGTACCATTATGAACCTCTTGCCAATGCTTAAGATACCCCAAGGCTTTCTCTAGCCACGTACCGGGGGCGGGAACAATGGTTTCTACTTGTGTTAGCAGTTCTTCTAATCTTCCCAATTGATGGTTGCATTCCCAACAAAGAAGACCCCGTAAGCACTTGCCACAGGAAGATTTTTTGTTACAGCACTTGTGGTCATGGTCAATGTGTAGCCTAATATGAAGACCTGTTCCTTCAGTTGCTGAGCATAATGCACAGTGTCCGTCTTGCTTTAACAAAGTATCTTCATAGTGGTTTTTAGGAGCATGGTGTTTTCTTGCATTCCCAAACTTACCATAAAGTTCCCTGTCTCTTTCTTTGGCACCTTCTCTACACAACTTACACCCTTTATTAAACAACAAAGGCTCTTCAAACCTCTTGTGCCATCCACACCACTTTAGCCCTTTTTCTCTAGACTCCCTGTACATCTCTGCTGTAATTCCATACTTCTCAAGTTTTGTACTACTTAAATGCAATGTTCCTTTGCTGGTTGGCATCCTAATAAAATCTCCTGACACGATTTATGGAATCGGGAGCAGTGTCAGGCTGCTCCCTTTCCCAATTTGTTACTATACTTAGTATAACAAAGTTCATGAGGCTAAGTCAACTTAAGTATTGTTCCAATTATACTGTTGGAACCGCAGCATTTTGCACATAAAGACCCGCTCTGGGAGCGGCGTTTGCTAGGTTACGTTATTGTTGCATGCTTAAGCATGGTGTAGTCATTTCTGCTACACTCTTACGATTTTGTTCTCGTAAAGCTCGGACTATTGCATCACATTACTGTGTTCAATCGCTTAGTCTCTCACGGTGTCAAGTTTTGTTACAAAAAAACTTGCCTTCCGCCTCGTTGCCATCTCAGGGTTCGAGTCAATCAGATTGAATTTAAAGTGCTCTAACCTTTTGGGACAAGCACGTATTATACGCAAACATGTGCGAGGTCAAATAACTAGAAGTTCCAGCTTGACCATTAATGTCTGGAACAGGAGCAACTACGTTCATTCATGTTACGAGCAAATCGTTTCCATTTGCTCTCTCACAATTCCTTGTAAGATCAGACTATATCATTACCCTAACGGGTATCGAGTACTTCGGGAACACTGTTCCCTACTTCCTTTCGGAATAGTCGTTGCACCTTCCCCTTGCGAGGCTCGGCTCAGGATTGTCCATTAAGGAGTTTCCCTGAATTCTCTCGATTCACAATATTCATTTCTGAATAGAGCAGCGTTATTTCTCACCGCCACCGAAGTCGTACAGCTCAAGTGGGCTCAACTCTCCAATGTACCAGTTGTCTAGTACAAGCAAATCCATGCGGTTGTTAATCGCAGTCCAGCTCTTGTGATACTTGCGTCCGCAGAACGTATCACTGAAGTACTTCTTACCCATGTCAAGGGTTTTGTCTCCCTTAATATCCTGGGCATTTGCAATTTGCACATTGTACATCAAATTGCTCTGTGCGAATGCTTGCTCAGGTGGGCCATACCAAATGCCCGACTTAATGCTGTCCGCATCTGGTCCTAGGGCGCGGCCTAGGAGTACTTCTGCGCGTTGCCCGATGCCTGGGGTCAAAGCTGCTCCAGCCAAATTAATGGTTGGGGTGCTCAAACGGCCAGGATAAGCATTGCGATTCAATCCGCCGATAGTTCCAGTATTGCTATTCACATCCCAAGCCTTAATACCCAGAATGGAGTTACCAGCTCCATAAGTTGCGCCAGCCACAACGATGTAATCGGTAACAACTACGTCGGTAGGGAGAGCGGTACTGAAGTACAAAGTGTTGCTTGGGCCATCAGAATAGGAGATGGTCGCAGTTGTACGTCCACCTGTACGCTGAACCCCGCCAGTACTGAAGAACTGAACTACTTGCTGATCCGTAAAGGCCACAGCAACGTTCACTCCTGCGATACTAGCAGTTTGTGAAGCAGGGGAACCACCAGAAAGCACAATGGTCGCAGTGCTAGGAATCTGGTCAATCATACCAGAACCATCGGAGTTGATTAGGCCCTCGATGCCTTGCATAGCCGCATCCAGAGAATTCTTCATCTCCTGGGCTTTGACAGCGAACAAACCCTTCTGCTTACTGTCCGTTGAAGCCTGGGCCAGCCAAGAAATTTCACAGACATTAAACAGATATACGGGAGCCAGAGCAAAGGAAGCCCATTGGCTACCAGTTCCCCGGTTCATTGAATCTGCGTTGCCAGTGCCTTGGCTAATTGCAGCACCAGCCTGTACCCGGAAAGGTACTCTGAAGCTTGGTCTCTGCACGCCACCAGCGTTACTCTGGTTAGACACAGGGATCTTCGTAGCTTCGTTTTTGAACATACTGTAGGCCGTTGTGCCATGGAAAACCAAATCAGGAATTTCCTTAGCAAAGGCGTCCAGTTCGACTGCTTCTACAGCCATTTTGTTAATGCATTGTAAAATGCATGGTTAGTCATTTCTGCCAACCTCTTACGATTCTGTTCTCGTAAAGCTCGGACTATCGCATCGTCCTTGGACGTTTCTCCGCTTAGTCTCTCACGGTGATTTAGAAATTGTGTGCTACTTTTTCTAAATCTTCCGCCTTGTTACCGTCACAGGTTCCAAGACAATCAGGAGAAATTTAACGAGGCCTGCTGTTGTTAAGCCTCTAATAGTGCCATATACTTATTACCTACTACTTCGGTTAACCCACACGTATGTATGGTAAATATTTCTGAACATTTACCGGGGCTTTTCCGCCTGAGTTTGTTTCTTAATCGCTTCTCTGCGCTCTGCCTTATCAAGTTTTAAATCTTTAGGGATTGGTTCGGGCTAAACGTTTTGAAGGCCAGAAATCTGAGCGTATAGCTCCTTAGCACCTGTCTAGCATTCACCTAGATTCCGGCTTGAACATCCCGTTTCTGGATGCAAGTGCTGAGGAGATACACTATCTCCGTTTATTTTGTGCTTCTCTTCGTGCTGCTGACCACGGCTTTCCTCTTCTTGATGTGTTGCCTGCTATTTGTTTAGCAGTAAGAGGTCGCTTGTGGCTTTGGTTCTCTATTGCAGTTCGTGCTGCCTTTTCATAAGATTCTTTCCTACGTATTCTTCTTTTTAAAGCTGCACTAACCTTAACTCTAAACTCAGCAGAATACTTTTTGCCTAAAGCATTGGTATTTCCTTTTCCTGCTTCACTGAGCTTCCTGCGCGTTTCCTCGGTAGGTACCCAACCTTTTCCATTGGCCCACCCAGATACTCCTCCACCACCATCAGCTAAGTTATACCCATTGGGCACTTTAGTATTAAGCAGAGATACATAGAATACTTCTGAGAAATCCAACTCTTCTCTACTTTCACACTCTTGCAGGATTGCTATTTCAAAGTTTTCTGCTCCGTACTTAAGTATTGCCTTAGCAATATAGGAATCGGTGGTTTTGTTCTTAGCATGAGAAACGTGCTCCACCCACCGCTCTCTTAAGGTTTGCACAGTTTGTCCCACATAGGACATGTCTGTAATTTTATTTGTAATCCTGTAAATAATACCAAACATTTCTCTATTTCCTCTCGTAAGGTCGAGCCTAGGGGTGTACGAGCACCCCCAAGCTCTAACCCAAGGAGCAACCCTTGGGTATTCTTTGTAACTTAAACTATCTCCAATGCTGTGCCACACCCATTGCAAAACCTTGAGTCACTTCCACTGGTTTTACCACAGGTTTCACATACTAACTTTGTAGCAACAAACACTGGTTTACTAACTGGTTTACCTTTTACTTCCCCCCTGAGCCTAATCACTAATACTTGGCTTTGTTCATACGTGTCGAAGCCGGAAACTGAGGTGAACTTTTGTTCGCTCTTGCTGCCAGGGACTGTAATCCCTGAGTCATTAAAAGAAGAATCCAGCGTAGCCCCAGAATCTCCTGAAGAATTCATGGCCATGCATTGCACACCAGAGCTTGTTTGTATAGTACCTGTAAGGCCTGAAGACTTGCTAAGGGTGCTCATCCAAAGCCCTGGTCTATTATATGGGGTGCATGGTTTAGTATAAGGCCAATAATGATAAGGCCAGTAGTAATCCCAGTAATGATAGTTATCTACATAGTGCTCTCGCACAATTGTCTTGTCAACAACCTTAGGTTTACGCTCTGTTTTATACTCAATACGTACAATGCCATCGTCTTCCTTGATTCCGCGATGGTCTTCAATTACTTTTGTACGTTCAATGAACTTCAACTTATTTCCTGAGTCTAAGTTTCCATTCTTAATGAATCTCTCTAACTCTAAACTTGAGTTAGGCTCAATAATAAGCCAAGTTCCCTCTGTAGCATCCTTGCCGTCCACAGAAACCTTAGCCTGCACGCGAACTGAGTTCAAATTCTTAAGTAGCACTGAGTACTCTGAACCAAAGGGAATTGTTACTGTGTCCCCTTGTTCACGCAAAACCTTACCATTGACTTTTATAGCAGCAACTAATTTATCTTGGTACATCATCATTGTTTTCCTTATACCGCCCACAGACTAAGGGCGTATATTTAAGTCTGTTGATTTAACAAAGAGCTATGTAGCTCCTTAGTAGCTATTCTTGGGATTTACCTTGCACTCTTTTGTGCAAGCACCTAATTCTAGTTACTAAGGAGATACATAGGGTATCTTCCTTGTTACTTTCTCATCATTTCAACATACCATTGAGGTGGCCAAGTCTCTGGGTACTTATTGTACCTTCTCTCATCCCAAGGATACCTAGGGTGAAGCTCAGGGTCAATAGCTTTTAAATACCTAAACCAATCCCTAGCATCTAACCCTTCGTAATTTTGGTGCCCATCCCTGCCCCAACTATATACTTGATTCCAACTGCACTCCAAACGATGTGGCAAAAGTACATCATAGTCTTGCTCAATAACTGCCTTATGCAGAGCGGAGCGATGTGCCTTGCGTACACCACGGTTTGCTAACTGTTTATCGTGTTTTGCACTTCCACTGCCACATATCGCTTGAAACGGTTGGTGTCTAAAGCTTCGACTCATTTGCAATCCTCCCTAACGGTGAATTGACATAGAGCCTCCTTTGGTTTTTTAATTGGTGGAGCGGTGGTGAACTGTCCATGGCAGCACCCACCGTCCCGTCCCCTAGGCACACATGGATAATCCTAGGGCAATCTTGTTAAAGCGTTTGTGTGGTAGCGCCAATGTCTTGCGCTTGTACATTCACTGATACCCCTGAACCTGCTAGGGTAATTGCAATAGTAGCTGTAGGGCCACTGCCAGTAATTGCGGTTACTGAACCTACAATTGTAGCTCCATCTCCCGTATTTATCGGTTTTCCTGCACGGTCAACTGCTTGTGCCATAGAATCTCCTTGTTACTTCTTTTTATCTCGTTCTTCTTGCGCCCCTAACGCTTTAGACGCGGTTATTAATTGTGACAATCTGCTGTTCATGTCTATGTGTATATCCTGCAATTTGCCTCTGTTTATAAGAGACAAAATAGTAGGAGGAACAGCTACGATCAGGGCTACGATAATAACATTGTAATCAAGTTGCACATTGGGTATTCTCCCGGCCCCTGAGCGTATTTATTTACTAAGGCTTTCTCCAGGTGATGTAGCGCACCTTGTTATCAGAGGTCTTCACGAATCCCTTACCACCGATTTCCAGCATTGTCAAATCCGATGGACTGTACTCTTTCCCGGCCACGCGGATTGTATCCCTAACCAATTCCTTGGGTTTTACCGCAACATAAACTGGCTTCCCTGTGGATACACTGGTATCAGTAATTTTTGTTTCCTTATCCTTCTTGACAGCGGCGGCAGCTACACGTCCAGCTGCACTACCACCCTTAGCATATCCTGGGTAACGGCTTTCAATAACCTGTTTAACAATATCAGCCCCATTATTTGCTAAGAATGTTTTGTGAATTTCTTGGATCTTAGCTTTATCAGGTACCTTAGCACCCCACTGGGCCTTCATTGCAATTTGGTATGACTTGTCTGCTTCCAACGCACTGTACAATGCCTGCTTAATTCCGTTGCCTAAATCAATCTTCCATGGGGCATGCCCACCATCGGCACCCTTTTGGGGCATTCCTTTGAAAAATGGCATGGAAAGATATGATGTAAGCTCTTTCCCTAGGGACACATTGCTGTGGCTATCTAATTCCTTAGCAACCCCTTGTTTAAACTCAGTAGCCTTGGTTTGTTCTGCCTTGGTTTGCTGCTCAGTAAATGCCTTGCGATCTGCCTCTAACTTCAAACGCTCTGGATCAACTTTGGTGGCAGCTTCCTTACGGTTCTTTTCTTCCGATTGTAAGCCCTTGATCCACTCGTCCATATCCTTAGTGATTTGTTCAAGAGCCTGAATACCCTTGGTGTCACCTTTGTACTCGGCCTTTGCCAGTTCTTCTTTAGCAATTCCTAGATATTTTCCTAGGGAAGCCACGGCATTAGGAAGACGTACAGTTTCCAAGCCTGCAAGGAAATGTGGGGCAATTACTTCATAGTACTGATCTGCATTGTTTTTCTTAAGCGTGTCCAACCCACCGGATGCGAGTTTTGGCAACGCATCTAAATGGTTTTCAGTCTTTAAGTCATCTACAATGTTGTCCCAAATCTTGGGGTCTCCAGCGTGCAACAGTTCATCAGACTGCTTAATACTCTGAATAATCCCTTGGGTACTTTCCCAGCCTTCTGCGCCCCCAACAGCATCAATAAACGCCTTGGCTTCTCTCGCAGATTGCACCGTAGGAAAAGTCTTTTTGTACGCTTGTTCTCCAAAATATGAGTCACGCAGGGTCTTTACAGCCCCGGCATTGTTTGGGTCAGCATCTTTAATTGCTTTTAGAACTTTGCTAATACTATCTGGAGTACCTTTGCCATCAACTGTGGTCTGAGTCTTGCCCTTACCTGCGGCAACGACTCGTGCTTCTTCGTCCTTTTGTTCCTGAGTTTTATCGGTACCGTCTGCGTTTTTACCTGAGTCTACAGTGCTTGTGTCCTCTGTAGTTGCAGTGGTTTCGTCCGTGGTTACTGCTGAGTCATCTGTTGTTGAGTCTACCGTTGCATCCACAACGGCTGTTGCTGCTGCTTCCTCCGCAATTGCGAAGTCCACGATTGCACTATCACTTGCTGCCATTAATTGGCTCCTTGAGTCTTATTCTGAGTCTCTAAAAAATGATGCATGTTCCCATAGCTTCGGATACTTAAGATCCAAAGACTGCGGCTTCTTCTTTACCAAAGAGTACTTCAGTTGAGTATTTTCCATCTTCGTCAACATAGATACCAATGATACCCCCGGTGTCCACCGAGGTTTCTGAGCTTTCTGGTCTTCCATCTTTGTTTCCTCTTATTAGGTTCTCTATCGTCACGAGGTTGCTGTTATGAGTGAAGTATACAGTTCCTTCTGTACGTAGCTCCTTTTCAAAGAATTCTTGAATACGTGTTTCTAAATCATCTAATGCTTCTCCCTCAGGAATTACTTTCTTTGGGTGATCCACATAGTAATTTAGTATATCATTGTATTCATCTTTGTTTTTCCCACTCAAAAATCCAAGATTCCAGCTTATCAAGCCTCTTTCTTGTACAACTTCTAAACCTAACTTTTCTGCTAAAAAGTCCGCAGTTTGTAATGCTCTAAGCATTGGGGATGAAACGATCTTCTTAACAAATCCTTTGTGCTCTTTAGCAACATCCTCTGCTGCTTTCTTTGCTTGCTCTATACCAGCCTCATCCAAAGGGGGGTCGAGCCTGCTACGGAAGCAATTGTCTTTGTTTACAGTAGTAGAACCATGGCGAACGCAAATGCCTACTAGTGTCTTTGTGTTCGCCATAGCCTGTTATCTCCGTAATTGCCTTGGTTGCTGCTGTTGTTCTTGTCCCGGTTGTGGCGTAGGTTTATTTCCACCATCATTAGTTAACACGTCGGGGATAGTTTTAGCATATATCTTCTCTTGTAGCATATCCTGCGTATGTTGAGCAAACGCTTGTGGAGGTGCCTTTATTCCAGACTTAGCTAAAATTTGAGAACTCACCTCTGGAGGAAGCTTATCAATTGCTCCGCTAAAGGATGCAGGCTTCACTGGAGGTGGGGGAGCATTTTGTGCTGCTAATTTTTTAGCAACTGCCAAATGCTCAGTACGGTGCAATCCAACATTTGCAAATGCAGCTTTTTGTTGTGGCGTCCCAAAACGAAACTTCTGACCTTCTGGCCCGTTGAGCCAGTCAAAGAGGTAGGAGGCCTCAACCACATGGTTTTCGCTATCATCCTGAGCAACTGGAACGCTACTAACCATTGGTGGTAAGCTTTGCAGCATTTGTGTAACTTGGGCAACCATTGCCCCAGCTTGTGGAGGAACAGGTTGTCCTGCCAATTGACTTTGTTGCATGCCTTGCGTTGCTTGCTCCAGTGCCTGTTTGCCTTGTAGAACCTTAGGGTTATCCTGAGGCCCAGAACGTAGCAACAGCTCCAGTTCACACTTCTGTTTAGTGACAGAGACTGCTCCGGGAACCTTGAATTGTTTCATACGTATGCCATCGGCTAGCGCAGAAATATTATCAGGACTCATAAGCCAAGCTTGAAGCATTGGGTTTTGGGAACTGGCATCAATCATGTTAAGCAGTTTCATTTCCCGTTGTTCCCAAGACTCAGGAATACTAGGATTAGACTCTGGATAACACAACACATTGCCACGCAAAAGATTAGCACTATTTACATTTACAATTCCTCTACCGGGAAGGTTCTGAGAAATCCTCTTACCATCTCGGCATTCTGCCGCGCATTTAACTGCTTGCTTAGCAGCAACTGCAAATAAATCCTGAATAGAATTCCAAGGACACCCAATGCGTTGCAGGGCTGAAGAATTTTGTAACAAACCGTTGGTAGCTGTTTGCTCCCCAGTAGCTGCTCCGAATAACGATGGGAGAGCCCCACAAATTTCTTCAGACAACCCGGTTATAAACCACTTAATAAAGTCTGCTAGTGCAGCTTGTGGTTGTGGTGTGGGTTCCACCATTATATACTGCTCTGTAGAAGCCATTCCAGGTTGTGGTTGGAACGGGCCACTACTGCCGGGTACATTTGGTTCCTTCTTCATAGCTTCCATATCAAAAGCTTCAGCATTGTACCATTTCTTAGGTACAGTGCGTTTGAAAAAGTCATCCAATAGGTCTACCCAGTCATTGATTCTTTTTTGAATAGAAATCAAAGCCGATCCAAGGGATCGTCTATTTTGTCCCATGCCAGAAAATGCGTGGCCTATTGCTAGGTGATCATCCATGCTTTCATTTCTAGCAAACGCCAATTCAGACCCAGCCTTAACCATAAGACAGCCGTTGGGAAAATTCTCTAACAACTCTGCTCTGGCCGCATCGTTTACTTGCTTGTCCAAAAACATCGAAGGCCTTAACCAAGTAAACTTTATAGTAGTCTGTCTAGATAATGAGTCCCCAGTTACATAAGCACCCAGCACCGCTTGGCGTACATTTTGACGCGCAATACGATCCAACTGAGTGTCTGACTGCCCATCGGTGCCGGGGTTAATCTTCTCAGCAATCCATGGGAACATAGCTTTGGCAATAGTAACGTCTACATCTAAAGAAATTTGTGCCCAAGGCATGTCACTAACTAGATCAGTGGAAATAGGAACTTTATGGTCTAGCACACCAAAAACCTTGGTTACTTCCATACCTAGTGGCTTTTGGTTCTCATCCACTACTCCACCAAGAATATCATCTATATCTTCTCCGTTTTCTTCATCAGGAGATTCTTCAGAATTTTCCTCAGTAACCGCAGATTCTTCTGCGTCTAGTACGTTGTCTTCTTCATTCTGTCCTGTAGGCTCTGCACTGGGTGGCTCAAGCACATTCTCAGGAACAGTTGGTGCTTCTTCAGGTTTTTCAAAACCATATTTCTGGGCATTTAATTCATAGTATGTCCACAGGAGTACCCGTTCATCATTCCAAAATATTCTAGCGCATTTCACCAGTAAATCGTGAAGATTATTGTTACGTGCCCAAATGTCTTTAAAGTTATTAGCTTCTTCAGCGGCCACAATGTCAGGCCCGTACTCAGGGTTGTCAGGAAAGAATTCTACCTTGGGTATTTCTCTGGACAAGGCAGCTACTATAATGTCGCCTTTGGCCCCATAAATATTTGTATCATACGTAGTGCTATTTGAGTTTTTATCTGTACCAAAACCTGTGCCTTGACCAGGGATAACCCAACCACCCCGCTTACCTTTTAGCAAATGTTGGTAACCTCGATCAAAGTGCCAAGACTCCCAGGATTGCTCAATCTCCATTCTACGCGCAGCTTCATCTGTCTGAGTAGAAATTTGATCTAAGGTAATTAATGCTGCTCGTGCTTCTTGCCCCAATTTAACAAAAGGTTCTGGGCTGAAAGGGAACCAAGAGTACAAACCCAGGGCACTATCATCTGGGGTTTCAGGAGCCATGTTTTCTGTACCAGCACTGGTTTGCTGAGGTAATCCCAAGCTTTCACTGTCAGCCATTTAAATTGCTCCTGTCGTTCTTTACTTCATATGTGTAAGGCCCTTTGCGCTAGCGGCCATTCTGCGTACTTCTGGTTTATTTGAGTGTAATGCCTTGGAAATTCTTTCTTGTCCAATGGTTTCGTCCTCAGGAATCCCAAGGGCACGGTGCAGCTTTCCAGGGTGCGTAGTGAAACTTCCTTTTTCTCCAAGGTCTACACTTTGTGTCTTCTTCTTTTTCTTACTACCAATCCCTAGCATTATGCACCTCTTAATTCACCACGAAACAATTGTCCACCGGAATCCAAGTGCACACGTTTCTTTTTTGCAGGAGTAACCTCTGGTTGTTGCACAGGAGGAAGCCCCATAGCACTGAGGTAGTCCTGCTTAACACTTGGAGTAGTATTAGTAGCCGGAGGAGGAAGCTTTGGTCTTTTCTTAGTAGATGCAATACCAATCATCAGTCTGCCTCCCAGAATTTACACAGTCCCACAGGATGAACCTTAACATGCCCATTTTCTAGCTTAGGCCGTTCACTTAGCTTCATCATCTTCGGCCCATCACATCCGTTTTCTTCTCGTAAAAAGTGTTCACAATTAAAACAATGCTTAGGCCCACCGGGTTTATAATCCACGTAACTAGTTTTAGGTTCAGGTTTCAATTGTATATGTACGAATTTACCCATGGGTTCTCTTCCTGCCTACCCCAGAAGCCTTTTTAGGAAGTTTAGAGTAATCCGTAGCATCTGCCCACTCTTGCACATCTACACCTTTTTTCTCAAGAGCCTTTTTATTGGCAAACATGAACTTTTGCTGGGCTTGACTTTTGAAAGGCATAGGGTTCTCCTAAACTAAATCGCTTTGGCACGCGCCGCTAGGTACAGTAATAAGTCCTGCTACATTAGGTTTAACAGTAAGGGTGGCCGTGTTTCCACTACCACTTATTGACTTAACAATGCCAAAAGTAGTGCAATCATTTCCAACCGTGGGAAGATTTCCAGCAGACCCACCACAAGCTGTGCCCTCTACAGTATAAATATCTTGTGCCGTGACTACAAACGTAGAAGCAGACAGAGGAGGCTGCACTGTTACATTAGGGTTTGAACCTGTGCCTACTGCGGTAATCACTCCTAAAATAGAAACTCTATCACCAACATTAACAGGGTTTCCATTAATATTAAATGCAGTGCTCATACTGCTCCTTTATACAGGTTGATTACCTAGACCAAAACTTTCCATACCAGAGCTATTGTCTTCCTGACCCATTTCGTCTGGGTTTTCCTCAGGATTCTCTGCTCCTGCGAGTTTCTTTCCGTGTTCGTGTGCGTCGGCAGAAGAAGCATGATCAGATTCATGAACGTGGCCGTCTTCGTGCGTACTAGTGACGTGGTGCTTGTTGGCTACGTGATCGTGCTTAACATGAACCGTGGTAGCTTTTCCGTGCTCAGCAACCACAGACTCTGGATTCATCCCTTCGTCTTCTTTATTCTCTGCAGCAGGTTGGGATTTCTTTGACATGCCCATTGCATTTGTACGGGATTCTTCTTTGCGTTCTGCGGGAGCATGGTGCTCATCATACTTCTTAGCACGAAACCCACTACCAAAACTGCGTTCTCCATCAGCGGTCTTAAAAGCCATGGTATTCTCCTATTATTTCTCGCTGCAGTCTTTGCAGTCTTTAAGAACATCGTTTAGTTGTTTGATTAAATCTGCCTTACTTTTTGCTACGTATTTTTCTGGTTCACAATAAGGTGAAGGCACCCACCCAGCCTTCTGAGATAAAGTGGCTTTCTTCTCGTAGCTACACTCTAGCTCAAAACCGTTCTTAGCAACATTAATGTAGATACGAGTTAATGTTCCTTTGTCTTTCTTATCTGCCACATTTATCTCCTTACACAGTTGATACTTGGTTTTTCTGTGCTTCTTCCTCAGCCAACTCTTGTCGCATTTGCTCATCATGCTTTTCCTGAAGCAGTTGCCAACTTGTTTTAACTGGAGGGAATGTACTAAAATCAAAATGGGGTACTATCTTTTTTTGATCCAATGGAATCAATCCGATTTTGCTCTCGTGCATAGTAAGCCTTGCGATAAGCTGTGCTTTATCCTGCCGCAAATCGGCTATGATTCCCTGATATTCGCTACGCATACGCTCAGCATCTGCTCTGGTATTCATTAAGTCCATTGTCAATTGCGCGACTAGGCGTGTACTAAAGAGTTGTCTGAACACTTCCCTAATTGTCTGAGCTACTTCTACAATGGTCACACTGAGTCTCCTGTTATACCCATTTTTCCCACCCACACTGGTTGTTTTCTTGGAACAAACGTAACTGTACGGTTTGCTTCCTCTGCCGCCTTCTTTAAAAGGTAGAAGTGAGCAGCAACCTTATCTGTACGCGCCAGCTCCTGAGCCCTGTCCCTTATGGTCTCTTCAGTGGGCCTCTTCTTAGAGGCGTGCTGCCCATACAAACCAAGGGTAAACCCATCGTAGCAATCATCACTACGTGTACTTACTTTAAGTACATCATCGGGATGATCAGGATCTCGCATCAATGAAGGTATAGCAAGAATAATATCCTTGCAGGTGTCCATCACTGCCACATCCCCGTTTTTTAACATATTATACAAAAGAGATGCTCGTCCTATACGGTCTCTTGTACCAGGAGTAACTGAAGGTAGTCCATAGGTTCTCAATTCCCTTGAATAGTCATCTGCAGGAGAATGCCTATCCATCTGCCGTGCAAATTTCTCATGACTGAAATGAATAGATTTAAGTTGAATAGATTTTCCATTTGGTAATCGGCACTTGCTGTGTATAATAGCGGCAAGCTCTTTATATGTCTTACCACCAACCGTAACTATTTCTTGGAAACAAACTGTTTTTTGTTTGTAATCAGAGTCTGGGGTCTGCCGCACAAGTGCTTTTGTAAACAAATATGTTGCGTTTGCGCTACCTGAAGTCTGGCTTCCCATTCCCCAATCTTCTCCAGCCCAGCATGGTTGGTAGTCCTGCCAAATAACTGCTTCTGGATCTTCTCTCAAATTTATTGTGTGTGCATCGTCAGACCACACATCGAAAAATTGTCCTTCATATGCACCATCAAGCCCAAGAAGTTCTTTGTCTCGTTTTGCTTTAGGTAGACTATTTAAACGAGCAAGAATCCCAGGATCACGTAACAATAGTTCTTGGTTATCTAAAACCGTGGAACGTTGACACGCATATTCCTTTGGATTATATATACATCTCCACTCACCACTCTCAGGCACCCACCAAGTTCCATTGGTTTCGTCCTTACGTGCATCCTCAGGCTTATTCCAAGGTTCCTTTAAAGTAAAAAGTGCGCGATAGTACTCATAGAATGGGCCTATAGGGTTTGTACAACCAATTAAAACTGGAATTGGCAAATTACCAAACTCATCTTCTTCACACCCAGCATTAACAGTATTTCTTGTGTACAACCTAAGCCAAGCATCAGGAGAAAATTGTCCACACTCATCTAGAAGAATTATTGGATAAGCCGAACCCAGATAAGCGGCTAAATCTCTTTCAGAATTATGTTCACAATGGCCCATTACAATTCGTGACCCATTCATAAAGGTCATGACATGTTTTGTTTGATCATACGTGAACAGTTCCTTAGGAATAAATTTTCCTGAAGTTACATCTACAATTACAGACTTTTCAATTTCTTTGAATGTCCTACGCAACACCAGCATATTACAACCGGGATACCTAAGAATATAGTGAAGTACGCCAAACATGAACCAGCCTAAGGTTTTTCCACCGCGAATTCCTCCGACTGAAAGACACTTAGGGGCCTTTGCCATGGTATACATATGACCCCCACGCATAACATTGCAAAGTAACTCTGTTTGTTTGGGTTGAAACTTAAATAAACTATCAAAGTTAAGAACGCCATTTTCATCTATATACTTTGGACGTTCTTCAACTTCCTGAGCTTGTTTCCGTGGCATTATTCTTTACCCCTAGTTGGTACTAATCACCTCAGCCTCAATGAATGACGGTTTAAGCATTTCCTTTGGTTTTTCTTGAACAACTTCTTTGTTTTGAAGCTCAGGTGCTTGCACGATTACCACTTTCACACCGTGCACACGAAGCGCGTCTAGCTCGTCGTCTGACACTGCTGGTTTCCCATAGAACCTTAGGTACAGCAATTCTGCCGCCTTTATAATTGACATGAGTGCTTTGGGGTCGTCGGTTTCCAATGTAGCTATTCGCACAAGGTTGTCAAATATCTTTCTATGCCGAGTCTTACTGCCTTTGATAAGCTTGCCATCCGGCCCAGCCTCTGCGCTTGTAAGAAGTTGCCTTCCTGCTCTGACCAATTCCTTGGCACTAGGAAGTGGGCGATCCTTCTTCATGAAGTGCCCAGTCTTTGGGTCTTTCAGTCGCGTGCTAAAAGTTCCGTTTGTATTACGTACGACTAACTCCAAAGGCCCCTTAGGTTTCTCCTCAGTAGATTCCTTTGGAACTTCCTGAGGCACTTCCTGTGGTTTTTGTTCCTGGGATATATTCACTGGCACTGAGTCTTGCATCTTTATACCCAAATTCTCTAAGATAAGCTGCTGCTTTTTCTAGTAGCCATCTGGCTTCTCCTCTATTACCGTTTTCAACTCTTTTTAAAATAGTAAGGCTACCAACAACTTGCCCAACAAAATTAACTACTTTTCTTCCCATTGTGTTTTCCTCTCGTTAAGGTCGAGAAGGGCAGTGTAACGAGCACTGCCCAACTCTAATCGGGATTATAAGTTCCGATATGTGTGTCTAAATTTTACTTCTTTATAGATTTAAAAGAATTCTCTAAGTTATCCCATAAAAATTCTGCAGGAGTCACACTATACTTCTTAAACAATGCCTCCACTTTTTCACTATAGGTCTTGCTATGGGCTTCCGCTTCTTTTACAAGGTTTTCTAGGCCCTTCTGTGCATCTCTAATGCGTACTTGTGCGCGTAAGAACGCGGCCTCGGTTGTGCGTAGAAATAGGTTCTCTTCCGTTGTCACTTCCACTTTTGCAGCCACTGCTGCCTTCTCCACAGGCGCTACCGTTGAACCCTCCACTGCTGTTCCTAGTTGTTCTGCCGCTGCTTCTACTGTTTCTGCCATTGTATTCTCCTGAGTCTTTTTAATTTAACCTACCAAATTCCTTTGAAGGCTCCTGCCTTTGCAAGTCTTAGCATTTCTTTTTGGAACTTCGGGCCGTGATCGTTGCTCTCTGCCACTTTTAAGTGGACAAGTTCGTGTAGTAACGTACCTTTCCAAATGGAATCCCTACGATACGCTTTGCTTTTGTTCAACACAATTTCTTCACCCAATTGATACCCAAGATCTCCCTGGGTATGACCAAAACGAAGGTCAATATCTTTGGGTAAAGAATTTCCAAAGTATTTCTTGTTGTATTTTTTATACGTAGCTTCGAGCAAGGCTTGTGATACGTATTTCATAGTGATTTTCCTAAGTCCGCACCGCTTGCGCGGATCATCTGGACAAAGTATGTTCACCTGAGTCTTCAACGCATAAAAATAGCCCTACCATTTCTGGCAGAGCTTTGGTTTTACAAATAAAAGTGTCCTGTTGTCTGCACGTCCATGCACGGACGCGGCTTACTAACTTTGGTTCTCATTTTATGCGCTACTGAGAATGCGCGACAGGAGGCTGCGCTATGTGCACAAAGCGGTTTCCCTTCTTACCCCGCGCCGGAGCCTGTGGTACAAGTACAGGACGGACTGCCACTGGTTCTTTGCACAAAGGCGTAGGGTTCCCAATGGGTTAGTTTCAGATTGGCCATGGAGGAAACTTTACTCCTTCTTTAGGAACCTCTCCCTGGCTCTAAAGAGTCAAAGGACTATGCGGTTCCTAATCTTTTTAAACTTAGGCCTTGGCCGCTGCTGGAGCTGCAGGAGGTGCCAGCGCAGCAACTACAGTTGTGTTCAGAGCAACCACTTGGGCATCGGCTGCATCCACTTCGGATTGAGGCACTGAGTTCGCGCTCTGCGTAATCAAGGCCTGTACGTTGGTTGTCAATGTTTGAATGTCCGCATCAAGTTGCGTTACGCTCATGTGTATTCTCCTTAGGGTATTCAGTAAATTTTCTAAAAGTTCTTCTTTGCATTTCTCTGAGTTCATATTTGCCTTTCACAAGGAATGGCTGGCCCGGTAGGACTCGAACCTACACCCGTTTCATTAACAGTGAAAAGCACTGCCGTTATGCTACAGGCCAATAAATTTGCCAGTGGAACCAGAAAGTAGAAATTTCCCTTTACACTCACTGGCTAGGCTAAGGGGTAATCTTGCTCTCTATCTCGGTTCTTTTTGGGCAAGACCACTAAGCGCCGCCGCGCATAGGCCTCGCCCCAACGGGCGGTCATTTGCATCTCAATCCAAATCAGACTTACAACTTTTAATTTCGCTGCTGAAGATCTCTTGATACAAAACTTTTTAAACTTTATCTGCAGTCCGTCCATTCTCGTTCGCACCTACACCTTGTCATTGGACAGTTACGTAGCACCCTTGCGGGGATAAGTGTCATAGCAATCGCTGATCACACTGCAGATTCTGTACAGGTATACGCTTAGGTTTCGCCCCACCGGGTAAAGGAGTTAACCGGAGGCGCGAAGCGCGTATAGAAAGTGCACATTGCATGCACGAGGGGAGGAGAGGTTAAGAATTTTCTATTGAGAAATTCAATGGTCTACTGTTACCATACCACAGTTTTGAAGCTCTATCATAGGCCTCTGCTGCTCTCTTAGCAGTACTAAAGCTCCCTACGTGCCTAACCTCTCCTTGAACACGTATTTTAGCTACATAACTACCTTGTTTAGAATGAGTAACCCCTATGTATCTTCTGTTGGGGTTGTCAGTGACTTCTTTCAGTGCTTCTTCAAACACTTCCACCGTCACAGAATGAAACCATTCTTGCTTTATTCTTAAGTAGTGCAACAATTTATGTACTTCTGACTCAACTCTTACTGCGTCTGATAAATTGTTTGCTATAACGTGTGTGGCACTTAGTTCCAACTTGAAAGGTACAGTAATGTCTTTCTCTCTACCCTGTGGTCTAGTAGATATTCCAATCTTTTGCCAGTTATACTGGCCACAGCTCATCAAATAAATATAGTAATCTTTTGCGTTAGACTTAGTTCTCATTTGTATTTTCTTTCTATCCAAAGTCGAAGAAGGGGTAGGGATAGCTACCCCTTCTTCTAACCTAAGCTGATCAAGGCTTAGGTATTATTCAATCTCTAAACTAATTATACTCTTTTATCTTTAGTACATGCTTCCTTTATTTTCATACACTTACGGAGTATAATAATGACACATAATACTGAAAACAAAGGAGTTAAGTATAATTTTAACCCTGTCAAGTGTTATTTTCATACCATATGGAAAACCATAGAAAATACTTGGTACGCCAACCACAAAAGTCCTATAAACCTATGAAAACACCGATGTTCCTACTTCCTATATGGAACTATGTATAAACTAAGTATAACAAAACAAAGGAAAAACACAGCTTTGATGCCCGCTAAATCTTGGCAGTACTGTGATAAAATAAATTTATGAACCCCTCCCGGCATATACATAGTATACATAGAGGTACTTAAGCTTATGAAAAGAAAGAAGTTAAGCAAAGAACGCCAAGAAGTTCATAGGCAACTGGCTCTATGGCTCCAAAAAGTCAAAGAAATTGAGTACAAGATTGTTGCTGACCCTGGGGCCAATGATCAGGAAACCCTTAGGTACTGCAAAGCCGAGGTGCTTAAGCTCCAAAAGGTGGCCCGATCCTTAGACCGCTCTGTGTATAAGCAGAGATCATGGGCCTCCGGCAAAATTGGCTGACCAGAATTCAAACGTACAAATATACCCAAAGGTAAGGCGGGGCAAATTCAGCCCCGGTTGCCTTAGCTTGGGAAAACGTTTCCCAAGCTCTGGTACATAGGTGTGATACACTTAATCCAAAGGAGAAACAGTGAAGTATACAGTTAAAGAGTGGGAGACAGAGTGGAGACCTTTTTATGTCAGCTTAACAGAACATGGAAGATCTGTAGGTGCAACATCTGATATAAATTATCGTATCAATGAGCTGGTGGAGGAGATAGATTCACTAGAGAAAACCTTAATTAGTAAGCAAAAAGAAAAACAAGCACTGGTAAATTTACGCTCAGAGTTTAATTTAGGCCTTATTTAAATAAAATCAATAGGAAAGGAGTCTAGGTGGCAGAAATTGAAAAGCAGTTGAAACCCTTGGTTCTGGCTGATTTGAATCCTAAGATGAATGTCACGCTTGTCACCGATGACTCCGGCCTGCAGTCTTTGGCGGAATGGTTGGCGTACAAAGGTACAACAGATAAGATGCTATGCATTGACACCGAAACTAACGTGGTGTCCGACTTTTTTTATCGCTACGTGAGAACCATTCAGGTAGGGGACAGAGACAGACAGTTCGTGATTGACCTGCTACCCTTTGCAGGTTCTGAAGAAAATCTTATTGCTACCCAAGGGCACTATGGTAAAAACTGTGGAGATACTTATAAGAAAATCTTTGAGATTCTTGAGCCCATACTTTGCACAAACAACTTTTTAAAAGTTGGGCAGAGCCTTGAGTTTGAATACTCGGTTTTCCATTGGAACTTTGGATATCGCATCTGGCACCTGTATAGCACAGATATGGCAGAACGAGTTATACGTGCCGGAACCATCCCACTGAAAAAGATGGCAGAGTTTAGCATGTCAGCTATTGCTGCTAGATATTTTGGTATAATCATTGATAAAACCAAGCAGACCAGCTTTGATCTCAAATCTTCTTTAACTGAAGAACAAGTTTTATACGCAGCATTTGACGTGCGTATGCCTTTAGCTATACGCCAAGCACAAATCAATTTGATGACAGTAGACCAGTTGTTAACCACAGCACAAATTGAGAATGATGCTATTGGAACATTCAAGGACATGCATTTGATTGGGCAAAACCTTGATGATGCACGGTGGCTTAAGCGTATTGAAAACGTTTTGGCTAGGCGTAAAGATGAACTGAAGATTTTAGACGAAGCATTTATTCCTATTGTTGGTCTAAAGACTGAGCAGATTGATGAAAAGAAACTTGCCGAGTTAGAAAACTTATGGCGCAATGGGTTTGAAACTGCATCTTCAAAGGAGCTAGAGCTTGCCGCGTTAAAACGCCAAGAAAAAGACAAGCTTAAAAAAACGGAAATTTCTGCGCTCCTGAAGGAAGAAGAGAAGAAACGAAAAGAAGCTAAGGCGCAGGCCCGTAAAAATTTTTCTGAATTAAGCAAAGAAAAAACTAAGTACCTGAACAACCTTGAGAAATGTGAAGGGGATGCTTATTTAAACTATGACTCTCAGCCGCAAATGTTAGCGGCCCTTCGCAAGCTGCCGGGTATGCGTGGGATTCAAGATGTAACAGATGACACACTTCTGCGCTTCAATGATCGTCCGCTGATCCAAACATTACGTAAGTTCCGAAAAGGCAAGAAAGATACAGGAACCTATGGCGTACAATGGACACAACGATGGGTAACCAAAGCATCCAAGGCAGAAGGCTGGAGACACCCAGGGGACGGTAGGCTGCACTGCATCTTCAACCAGTTGATGGCAGAAACTGGGCGTACATCTTCGGAGAAACCCAATGGGCAAAACCTTCCACAAGATGATGAGGTTCGTTCTTGTTTTATTGCAGATCCACCAGACCCTGTAACTGGAGAAGAGAACTGCATTGTAACTATTGATATGTCTGGGGCTGAATTGCGAATCATTGCAGTGCTTGCTAATGCTCAGACATGGATCAACGCATTTAACAAAGGATGGGACGTACACTCTGTCTCTACAGAAATTTTGTACCCAGAGAAGTGGCCACAACTTAGAGAAGAAGGCTGCGAGTATTATGCTCTGAATGAAAAAGGAGAGCAAAAGTACGCAAAGTGCAAATGCAAAGGCCACAAGAAGTTAAGGGATAATACCAAAGCTGTAAATTTCTTGTTGTGCTATGGAGGAGGGCCGGATGCCTTGGCTGATCAAATTGGAGTAACCATTGATGCTGCCAAGGAGTTAATGAAGTTGCACGAAGAAAAGTTCCCAGATGTATGGAACTACTTAAGAGAATCCGGTGAACGGGCTAAGAGAGAAAAAGAAGCACGAGATATGTTTGGTCGCCGTCGCTCTTTCCCCATACCTACTTGGCAGATGGCTAGGGAATGGTTTGAAGAAGAAAACACTGAAAGGCTTGAGGTTGAAGAGGAAGTACAAAAGAAAAACATCTTTGATTTCAAAGTTAAAAATTTAAGAGAACCAAATGCTGAAGAGGAGTACAAGCTTACCCATAGGAATCCTACGGAATCCGAGATTAAGCAAGGCTACAGGGCTTTGATGGGAAGCATTGGAAGACGAGGGAAGAACCATTGCATCCAAGGCAGTAATGCTTCGATAATTAAGAGGGCTATGGGGGCGGGGCACGACACGCAAGGTAGGCCTTATCTTTGGCACACTTTGCCCCAATACGGTGCTAGAATTCAAGCAATGATTCATGATGAAATCTTAGCCCATTGTCCCTTACGTTATGCTAAACAAGTAGCAGAATTAATAGCAGATGCTTTTAAAAGGGCTGCTGCTGAAGTTATGGGTGATATAGTAGTTATGGAGTCGGACTATCATATTTCTAATAGGTGGTTAAAGGGGTAACTATGCCGCAAGCACCAACATATTTGCAAGAGGAATTTGAAGATGATTCAGTTGCTTTAAAAACAATTGAGAATAACTATGAAGTTGGTAAAGGTTTTGTTATTCGTCCTAGAATCGTTGGGTATAAAGGCACAGATTTGGAAAACCGTGCCCTTGATTACCTTTGGTTAGAGTGGGACTTTGCATTCGAGGGATGCTAATGAGTTATCTAAACTGCCCGTTCTGCCCTGCCCAGGCATTTCCTGTGCCGCTAGAAAAAGGAGTTTTGCAAATTAGACCAGACTTAGTTTTGTACCGTTGTGTTTCAAAGCATACGTTTTACGTAGAGAAAGAAAGAGAGAAAGAGATTGAATCAGAGTCAATTGTTCACATTCACCCGGACATACTCTAGGTGGTTAGAAGAAGAAAAACGTAGGGAAACCTATGAGGAAACCGGGGATAGATGGCTCGGATTTTTTTGTGATGAACTAGGTGAAGCCATTGTTCCTGTTCATAAAAACTTTGCAAAGAAGGCGTGGCTTGCTCAGGAAGTTATGCCTTCTATGCGAGTTGCCTGGGCTGCTGGCCCTGCTGCTAAGCAGAACAACATTACAATGTATAACTGTTCGTTTGTGGCAGTGAATAACCTCAAGGTGTTCAGTGAAATTCTGTACATTTTAATGTGTGGAACTGGAGTGGGCTTCAGTGTGGAACACAGCTATACGGAGCAATTACCTACGGTGTTCCTGAATAAGAATACTGTAGAAAATGTTGTAGTTGAAGACTCAAAAGAAGGGTGGGCCAAAGCTCTAAACACTGTTTTAACAGTACTATACTCTGGTGGCAACGTAAACGTAGACTATACTAAAGTTAGACCCAGAGGTAACCGATTGTTAACCATGGGAGGTCGTGCTTCAGGCCCAGAGCCTCTGCAAAACCTCATCGAGTTTGCTACGAAACTTTTTAAGTCTCGCCAAGGCCAAAAACTTAGACCCATTGATTGTCACGATTTGATCTGCAAGATAGCAGAAATTGTTGTGGTAGGGGGGGTACGAAGATCTAGCCTAATTAGTCTGAGTGATTTAGACGATCAAAAAATTGCCACATCCAAAAGTGGTAAGTTCTGGGACAGTGCACCTCATAGAAGTATGAGTAACAACAGTGCTATATACCTAGGAAAGCCTGATGAAATAACCTTTATGAAGGAATGGTTAAACCTGATGGAGTCAGGTTCAGGTGAACGGGGTATTTTTAACAAAGAAGGCGCTGCTAAGCAAATGCTGGCCTCTAGCCGTAGGAAACCATGGGATTGCATTGGTACCAATCCTTGTGGAGAGATTATTCTGCGTGATCAAGAGTTCTGTAATCTTAGTGAAGTAGTTGTACGTCCCGATGACACACTTGAAACTTTGCGTAGAAAAGTACGCACAGCAGTTATGCTTGGGTCTTGGCAGGCTACATTCACAAAATTTCCTTATCTACGTCCAGAGTGGAAAAAGAACTGTGAAGAAGAACGCCTTTTAGGTGTTAGTTTAACAGGAATGATGGATCACAAGGTTTTAAACAATGTAAATGACACAATGAAGAAGTGGCTTGGGGATTTAAAAGGAGTAGCCCTTAGAGAAGCTGAGAAGTGGTCGGATAGACTTAAGATAAACATGTCTGCCGCCATTACATGCATTAAGCCTTCAGGTACGGTTAGCCAACTTGTGAATTCAGCCAGCGGTATTCATGCGAGATATGCTAAGTATTACATTAGACGCTACAGAATCAGTGCTACAGACCCTTTGTTCCAGCTACTGAAAGACCAAGGGGTTCCCTATTCTCCTGAGGTTGGACAAGAACCAAACACAGCCAACACGTTTGTTTTAGATTTTCCTATTTCTGCGCCGGAGGGTGGGAAAACTAGGCACGATATAAATGCAATACAGCAGTTAGAACATTGGTTAGTAGTAAAGGAGTTTTGGACTGAACATAATCCATCCATAACTATATATGTAGATCAAGATGAGTGGTTAACCACTGGAGCATGGTGCTATAAGCACTTTGATAGTTTATGTGGTGTCTCGTTTCTTCCCAAAGATGCTGGGATATACCAATTAGCTCCTTATCAAGAAATTGATGAACCCACGTTTAAGAAATTGGATGCAGAGTTCCCCAAAATTGATTATGCACAGCTGAGCAAGTATGAACAGGAAGACCACACAACCGGAGCAAAAACCTACGCATGTGTAGGAGATAAATGTGAATTATAAAAACAAAGGAAACTACATGGGAGAATACGAAGTGGAAGCATCGCCAACGTTTGAGTATATGCAAGGCACCAATGGAGTAGGCACTTCTGAACAGTTGGCTAAGTCCATGATCAATACGCTTGCCAACATTTGCCGAAAGGACAATGACAAGTGGTGGCATGATCCACACACTAAGGAACCCATTAAGAGAAACAAGGGAGAACTATTGATGCTCATGGTTTCTGAAATTGCAGAAGCCATGGAGGGTGAACGGAAGGATCTTATGGATACCCATCTGCCCCACCGTAAAATGGTAGAGGTAGAATTGGCAGACCTACTGATACGCACGTTTGATTATGCGGCAGAGCACGGGTTAGACCTAGGAGGAGCCTTTATAGAGAAGCGCAGATACAATGCACAACGCAAGGATCATACCTTTGAAGAACGTAGCAAAGCCAATGGAAAGAGGTTTTAGATGGGTGTAGAGTATTTGCAGAATTTACAGAGACTTGTAAACACCGCAACAGATATGCTAAACAAAGAAGACAATGGTTATACAGAGAGTCTTATTGATGACGCTTATGATGAGTGGTTTAAAAACAATGAAGAAAACATAAGCCAAACCGAAGACTTTGAAACCCTTTTGAGAAAAGCTTTTACGGCAGGTTTTAAACTTGTGGATGAAGCTTGGGGACAACAGGAAGGTGTAGGGTATTCCCATTACAACTAACGTTTATCCTAAGTACTGGAGAGACTCAGTGCAAAACAACCTAGAAAGAATCAATAAAGAACTTGGGGAAACCTATGTTATTCCTGAGTCTGAGTACGAGGCAAAGAAGTTGTATACCCAATGGTTAGACAGCTTAGCAGCAAGAGGAGCTGACTTATGATACAAGCGTACTGTGACGGTGCGTGCCGGGTAGGAAACCCTGGCATATGCTCGGCAAGTTGGCTTGTGGAACTGCCGGGAGGTGCAGTGTCCCAAGGGTATTTCTTAGGGAAAGAAGTGCATACCAATAATTTTGCTGAATATTGGGCTCTGATCTATCTGCTCGAATACCTAGAGAAGCACAACTGGAGGAATGTGCTTATTCATTGCGATTCAAAGTTAGTGGTTGAGCAAGTCAACCAAAGGTGGAACGTAATAAACACAGAAATACGTCCGCTCATGAGCAAGGCGTATGGGTTATTGGTAAGAGGTTGCCATGTGCTTAAACATGTGAAGGGCCACTCTGGGAATGCTGGTAATGAATTCGTGGATAGGTTGTGTAACAAAGTGCTAGATGACAATGAAGTACCAAGGGGGTCAAACTGGAATGAAACAAAAGCTCAGGGTACTGTATCTGTGGCTTAGGCGTGAGCTTAAGATAGCAACAACTAAGTGTGCATGGTGTGGTGCCAGAGGAGCTACCCCTTGTAGTGTGGCTAAGCTTACTCCCTTGTGTGAACCCTGTTGTACGTTAGTATGTTGCTCTGGAGGAACCTATGTTTCTCCCAATGTTGTGAGAATTAAATAAACGGGAATTATATAGTTAACTCCCTTGAAAACTGGAAAGGAGAGCGATGACGGAGATCGCAAAGAACACTCTAGAAGTCGGCACAAACGGGGCAGGGGAAGTGGTGGTCAATCATCCCGATTTGCAGCCGGATGAGAACGGTGTCGGGCACATCATATTTTCGCCTGAGCAGGCCCGCGCTCTAGCCTTTCTCCTCCAGCAGAAAGCACATAGCGCGGAGGAAGAGATCATCGAAAAGCGACGACAGGAAGCCGCGAAAATCCCGGTAGATCGCAGCGTTCAAATCCTTACGGATGGCTCACCTGTCCCAGAAGATCGCAGCCACACGACGCTGCGGGCCGATGGGCAGCAGGAAGGCTACGTGGTGTTGAGTCCTGAAGAAAGAAGCAAGGGTTTCGTTCGGCCATACCGTGATGCTTATAGGCACCTGAAGTGCGGGAAGATCACAACCATGAGTCGGTCTATCTCGGAAACGTATGCCCGCGATCCGGCATTTTACTCCGGCACATTCTGCACTACATGCGGGGGCCACTTTCCGATTGGCGAAGATGGGGAATTTGTCTGGTACGAGATGGACGGCACAACTGGGCCGAAAGTAGGTACTTAGGGAGTTATGTATATAGTTCCCAAATAAACAAAAGAAAAGCCCTAGGATTCCTATTAAAGGTTTCCTAGGGCTTTTTTATTTTTCACTCATACGCTTTGCTTCACATTCCATTAAGTAATGCTCGTATTTTACTAAGGTATCTACAAGGTTTTCTTCTAGGTTTTTCCCTTCGTATTCCTGCTGGTTTATCCATTCCTTTGCGCGTTTTAGTCGTACTTCATCATGCTGATTCATAGTCCCAGAGCTTTCTTAAGTACTTCTACCCGTTCAGTAGCCCTGAGTAAATCCCCAGAAGCCGCCTGTGGGCCATGGTTGTCCTGAAACAAATTCAGCCACCAGCACATTACTTTTCCCCAAGTTTTGCCTTCTTGTGCAGCACGCCAGCTGTGGGTAGAAATGGTTTCGTCCTGCTGTCCCTTACATAGCACTACGTTTACAAAAATATCAAATGCTACTAGAGCCCTGTGGGGCCAACCTTCGTGCGCTGCCTGGTTCATAGCGTAGGGTATATCCACAGCAGGATTCCAGGTTACGATCTGATGTACGTTTGATTTCAGCGCACTCACGATGAACCCCAAACCGATAAGCCCGGCTATAGACCCAAAGAAGATCTCTAAGATTAACAATAAGGTATGCATCGGCTTACTTACCCACCTCCTGCAATAAATCCTTCCATTGGTTTCCCCCTTGAATGTGATCAATGCCTTGAGCCGCAGGTATAGATAGCATGCTGTAGTAAAGCACTGGCTTTCTATAAAAATACCCCAACAATGAGGGTATAGTGAGTAACCCCAGGGTTATCGTGTCTCGGGTATACAGTGCATGTGCCGAGGGGTGACTACCGACTAAAAATGTATACCCTTCCTGCGCCACTCCAGCCTTGAGCCCTTTCTCTGTCTCTCGTATGTCATATACTTCAGTCGCTAAGGAAAAAGCCACAACTCCGGCCAGAGCTAATAGCTTCTTCTTACCCCTAGGTTTAACCGTAGGTTTTTCATAAGACAATGCTGGGCGTGTGCTAGGGGTGTTCTGAGCCCATGCAGCTTCCATTACAGCTGAAGGTGCATCGGGTAGTTCAGCGTTCTGCCCTTGTGAAATTCCTAGGGATACCAAGAGCATTAGTGTTGCAAGCACAATGGTTTTCAATTCTTATTCCTTTCATTTAAAAACTTAGCAATTTCTTGGCAATCTACTGTGCCATCCACGGCTACTGCCTTAAAGTTTCCTTCCAGTCCTATGTATCCCCAAGGAGAATGTAGTTGCTCTTTGAGAACTTCGTAAATATCCTCAGGTTTAATCAATGGTGGTCTCCTGTTACTGCACACGTATCCTCTGCATAGCAATACAAGCAGTCTCCACAAGCATCACAAAAATCTTCTCCACATACCGGAGGTCTAAACCTATCGCAGCTCTTGTGCTTACTGCTACCACAGTCTGGGCACGGTTCCGTTGCCAGCACCATGCTTTCAGTTTTCTCTTCCATTATTCATCCCAGAACTCTTCCACTGAAGATTCTTGGGCTCCCTTCTCTTCCTCAAGCCATGTTGGGAAAGTTATGAATTTGCCTTGGGTTCTCCATGTTGTTTTGCACAAATCTTTATATTCCTTGTGAAGTTCCTTTAGATTTGCATCGTCTGACAATGCAAAATGGTGTACCCCTGCATCTGCCCAATCTCCACCCTCTAGGATGGCTACTTGTTTCATTGTTTCTCCTTTGTGTACGTTTAAAATTCCGTCCCATCTAAGAACAGTATACCACCTTACCCACAAAGAAGTCAAGGCCTCCTGCCTAAAGTGCTTGCATAGGTTATAGCCTATGAAAACAAGAGAGATGCATAGGGTGGGGGCTATGGGTGTCCTTATGATTTACCCCATTTTCTAAGATAAGATGCCGCTAGTTCCAAGAGCTTGGGATCATCCCTAAACATTCCTAGGCCAGTGTTGCACAGTTTACAAAGTAGTTGCCTTGGCTTAGGTGGAACACTGTGTTCGTGGTCGGGAACAAGCTCAGCTATTTCGTTACATACTGCACATCTTTCATTTTGAGTGTTCCTAGCAAGTTCTAAAGCTTCAGGTGTCCAACCCCACTTCTTGTGCTTCATTCTTTTTCTCTTCGCGTGTACACGATTAAGATACTTGGTGTTGTACTCAGGGTCCTCTGCTCGTTTCTTCTTGATTCTCTGCTTTTCATATTCCTTAGGATGCTCCCTACGGAACTTCCGAAGCTCTAGTTCCTCAGGTGTTAGCTTAGCATCTCTCAGGCGTTTACCTTCAGCTTTTTTCATAGCTTTATATTCTTTTTCAAACACAGGGTCTTCGGCCATGTGTTTCTTAACAAGTGCATAGCGTTCTTTTCTAGGCATATTTTCCCCTATGAAAAACATTATACCATAAGAGGCCTAAGAATACAAGGGAAATCATAGGGGCCCACACGCATAGGGAAAAAACCAAACGTGACCACCCCCGCGACGTGTGGTGGAGTGCCTTGCAAGGGGTACCTCTGGGGTCAACACTGGTAACCCAAAGCAGTACCCATTGGTTACTACCTAAGCTCTAACCCATTGGGTGTTCCCAATGTTACTACTCTGTTACTACCTAGGATGTGCATAGGCACAGCCCAAAGGGTAACCACTGAGTACCTGTGGATAACTGGGCCTGGGTTCGCCTTGTCTTCGCTAAATATGGATTCTTGTATTTCCCCTAGGATCGTCAGATATTAGGTGGGTGGGGTCAAGGGCGTACAAGTGTACGTTCGGGGCTGTACGGGGCTAGGAACGCAATCCAGCTAGGGAACAAAAGGCGAAGCGGGGCGAAGAAACAGCGAAGGGAAAGCCTGAGCAAGTTTAGGGCCAAACCTGAGGAAGGGCACCAGGTTGGGGTTAACGCATAAATATGTACGCCTAGGAACCGAGCCACCTGTGTACTGAGCTAGAGGAGAGGGACAGGGGAGAATGCCGGGGGTTTGCCTGAGGGTTTCCCATGGGGTTTATGCCGTGGATACGCAAGGGTTTGCAATAGGAGACAGGGCAACTGTATATACACAGTGAACCCTTGGGTAAAGCTAAGTGATTGAATCCAAAGGACAATGCTTAGGGAAACCCATGGGTCAATAGCCTAGCATTGTCAAGCATACTTTACATGCGTTTGTAAGTGTATGATTCTTTAGGTGTGTTATGGTGTTATACTTGACTACAACACCCATGGTTCCAAGCTAGGTGCACTACACTGGAAAAGAAGCATAGATACTGGTATTAGGTCTTACGCCTAGGATAGTGTTTGCTGGCACAGGGAAGGCCTAGGAACGATGATCGTGTACTCCTCTGTCCTTATAGAGTATTCAGACCTTTGTAAGCCGGGAGACAAGCGTATAAATGTACACTTGACTTGTTCCTTGCGGTATGCTAAGGTGCTTGAGTCTTTTCAACCTTTTTGAGGAACTGGACACAGCCAGAGGAGGGCTAGGTTATGCAGGGTTAGTAGCCTGTACATATCGAGCGAATCACAAGGGCCTAGCCTTCGGGTTAGGCCTTTACTATTGGTGGTACAAATATACACTACTAATTGTGGTTACCTGAGTCTGGCACCGCTACATTATGTTGTTGCAATTGCCTAGGCGTTTGCTAAAATGAGACTGGAGGGTTTTGTCTATGATGACTCCACGTGAGATTAACCGAGACATTAGGGAAAATGAAAATGGCCATGGGCCTCAAGTCCTAGGCATTGACCCTGATGGGGAGTGGTATCGCATTATCAAAGCCAAGTCGGTCAAAGGGAAAACCTTAGGGTTATGCTTGGCTACCGGAAAATGGTTTGTTCTTTGTGACATAGGATGGGCAGCCTAATGACAACCTACCCAAAGTATGAAGTTAACCGCAGAGTGTTCCCTACCTATGAGGATGCCTTGGTTTATTGGGAAGTGCATGGCGGCATCCTCATGCAAAAATTAGACAGTATGACACCTTGGCATGTACTGTGCCAGAAACAAGGAGCGTAGAACAATGGCAGCAAAGTTTCAGAAACGGCATTACGAATTCTTGGCGCGGTTCCTTGGGCGTGAACTTGCTGTATCCGAAGGTTGGCAAGTTGAGCGTACCGAAACAATCAAAGGCCTTGCTAGGTTGCTGGCAAGGGAACTGGAACGGGATAACCCGAGGTTCAAACCAGAAACATTTTTCAAAGCCATAGGAGGTGGCCTGTGAGTCTAGCTTCGATCAAACGCAAAGTGGTTAAGGGCACACTGTTGAAACTGGTGCGCCATGACTGGCTGAAACCCTTGATTGTCAATGGCAACCTTGGGCAGTCAGTAATCAAGCCGGGAATTGCTGTGGGTGATATTCGGCCTGTTGTTATCGTGCGTAGCAATGCCATTGCCATGAAGAATGCACGCACTGGCAACGACTCATGGTTGTACTGGCCGGAAGCCAAGAACGTCAGAGAAACACCCAATGGGTTCGAGGTTGACTTGGTTGGGTTTGGGGAGTTCAAGTTCATCATGGGCTATGAGTTTGTGAATGAGCACGTGTACAGCATACCTTGGGAGTGTGCTGTGCGAGTTAACTAGACTACAGGCCTTAGGTGGCCGGAAAACGGAGCGTATACCAATGTCAGAGGACGGTATTTACAGGAACCCTCAAGGTGAGAGAATCACTGAGGCAGAATGGAGCGAAGCTGTAGGACACATTGTAGATGATGATGCGTATGCAGCCACAGTCTATGCGTTAATAGATGAGAATGAACCCCTGCCACTGCAAGGCGTATGCAAGGACTGTGGCAACGGCACACTCAACAATGACCTGAACCCTGCTTTTGAACTAGTGGCTTTTGACGAGGCTGATGGCGAAGCCGGATGGCTTTGCAATCGGTGCGGCAGTGACCACTTGGACTTACTCTAATGACAACCATCACCCGCATAGGCCTTGACACCTATGACGTTCACTCCCAGGGTGTACGCATAGCGCGAACCACGGCACACGTCTTGGAAGTCATAGACCAGGACATTGCCGAAACCGTAGCCAAAGCTAGGGAACTGCCGGGGACACCTGTGGAAGTGCCTAGCACAGCCAAGACACCAGCACCGCGTTACTCAAGGGTATACGCGGTATTACAATAGGCGCATAACGCCGGGAGGAAACCATGCTAGAGATCGTACACACAACAGAAGGTAAGGAACCATACACAGCGAAACTCAAGCGTACACACACACACATTCCAGTGGAGCGTGGAGAAGTGACACCGGGTTGCGTGAAATACATTGTCCCATACTCTGAAGGTGACCGTAGGGTATGGGAATTGCTCAGGGACTAGGGACTGCACTTTGGATCAGCCCCGGCATCCGTGCCGGGGTTTTTCATTGGTTTCAACAAAGACACAACCCATTGTATATGCCCAAAGATTAGACCACTACATTTTGTGGTTGACAATGGTTTGCTATTCCACTAGTCTAGCTTCACGTTCGGCGGGTAAGCCGATAGTGGACAGAGCGCCCTTAGCGGACGGTTCCACGGATAGCCGAACTGATAGCGTACAGAGCGCCATTACCGGACGGTACGCATTCCAACAATTAAACCGTTGAGGCCAGAACGCAAAGGCTACATCGTGGTGACAGGGCGTGATTGTCACTCTGGTATCAAGATACGGCAGAGGATGAACCGGGCACAAACCGGGCATGGAGCATGGGACAAGGCTGTGTAATCGCCTGAGTACCAGCTAGGCCGCAAACACGGCACACTCCAAGCGACTGTATTGTGCAACGTACATCACAGGTATACGATTGATATACCTTCCCACTGCGCGAGAGAGTGACAGGGGATAAAGCAGGACACCACAAGCATTGGCTCAGTCCAAAGTCTTGTACAAGCTGACAAAGAGAACGACAGAGTGAACCGTCCATTGTGTGCCCAGGATGAACCGAAAAATGCCTAGGAGTATAGACGCGAGTGACCCATCTGAGAAACCTACCAGCATGTACAATAAGATGCCAATGCAAGGTGACTACCACCAGCACTTTAATTCTTAGCAGACCTTCGATGTATCACTACCACGGCACCGGAAGGTGCTTAAAAATGTACGGTGTAGCCTTCCAAGTATCTGCTAAGTACTAAGGTGCTGGTGACTACCCTTAGCACTATGCTGAGTCTTAAACTTTGGCTAGATCATAGGGGACTAGCAGCACTCTAGAAGTACCCATAGCAGGGCGAGTGCGTGATACAGGTTCGACTCCTGTAAGACTCAGCATAGTGCTAAGGAATACCAGTGCCATTACTGAGTAGTAGGAACGGGATAACGTCCCGTTTGTACGCAGCCAAATAAGCCTAGCATGTATACACACTACCACGCTAGGAGCTAAACCAGAGTAGTGTCTGGGAGCACAACTGCAAACCTTAATCCTATTACTCCGCAATGGCACTGGTAACGCAAGGGTGATACCTTGCGTACACTCTGTAGATAAACGCACAATTCCTAGACGTGGCCGCGTGACATTCGTGGATTGGCTACAGAGTGTACGGAGGGTATCACAATGATGGGAGCTAGCTATCCGACTAAGAAAGCCTTGAAGGAATCTGTTGGTAAAGCACTGCGCTATGTTGAGACAAGATTTTTTGGCCCTGAGTACAAAGACAATGGCACCTTTGCTGTTGTTGGGCCTTCCCCTTATCAGCGCAAGTGGTTTGCCAGTGTAACAATGAAGGATGGCCTGATTGCCAAGGTGAATTAGCCTGAGGAACGGGTACAACTGCTACAGAGAACAAATAACCAATGCCTGTAGTATGAGGGAACAACGCCTCAGGACGTGTACTGCATTTAAGTGGAGGATACAACAACGCATCAGCCCCGGCGTAGATGGTTGGCTTAAGTGCAGTGCGAGTACCCTGAGAAAATTTGGGAGGTTACAAAGTGATTACTTTTCTAAAACCAAAGGAACAACATCAGCATAAGAATGGTGGCGGGTGGGTAGCTAATACCGCCACTGTGGAGGAAACAGCTTTTATTGGGGAAAATGCTCGGGTGTATGGCAATGCTCAGGTGTATGGCAATGCTCAGGTGTTTGGCGATGCTTGGGTGTATGGCAATGCTCAGGTGTATGGCTATGCTCAGGTGTATGGCTATGCTCAGGTGTATGGCTATGCTCGGGTGTATGGCAATGCTTGGGTGTATGGCAATGCTTGGGTGTATGGCAATGCTCAGGTGTTTGGCGATGCTTGGGCAACATCACCTCTGTATATTCAGGGCACTAAGCACAGCATTACAAACTGTGCTTATGGTCAACTGGCAATTGGTTGCCAAGTGCGTACGTTTGCAGAGTGGAAAAAGAAGTACAAAGCCATTGGCAAAGCTGCTGGATACACTGAGGATCAAATCAAGGAGTATGGTTTGCATATTGCCCATGCAGTCAAAGTAGGAAAGTAGAGTAGACAAATGAGTACCGCTAGCAAAGTGGCCGAGGACAAGCTGAATCATCCATGGAAGCTCTGCCCTGTAAACCGTTGTCTATGGAAAACAGGTGACGGTAGTTATTGCCCAAGACACAAACAACACAAAGCGATGGAAATTAAAGGAGAATCCAATGAAGAAACCACTGAGCAACAAGCAGCGCCGGGAAACACTCAAGACTGTGCCCAAGCGTAAACGTGGGGAAGTTATGTTCACCGAGGAAATGTACAAAGCATTACCCAAAGGCGGTGCTAAGTGAGAGCCGGAGTTGATTTTTCTGAGTGCGGCTCTGGGGTGTACGATGCCGAATCACTTATCACTGAACTAGAGGTATCCGAGGGTTTGTCCTATGACAATTCCCACCGGGAATGGATGAACGAAGCAACGTACCTCAAGGCGTGCTCTGGGGAACTTACGCCTGAGCAGATCATGTACTTAGCCCCAAGGGTAGAAAACGTGGATACACTCTCGGATGCAACAGGGCATTATGCCTAAGACAATTCTTGAGCACTTGCAAGACCTGATAGGCACTGTGTATACCTACGATGGCAAGTTTCTACTGTGGGCATCCCCAGACAATGCCGTGATGCAACAGACGCCTTACGATCTTCGTGACCTATTGCCTAGGCTCAAGATCAAAGACCTAACCCTTGGGGACTTAATCGAGTGTCTGCCCCCAAGCAAACGCGGTAAGGTAACCGTGAATACACCAGAGGAGTAAGCCATGGAATACTGCAATGTCACTTACTTGGTATTTGGAACAGACTATGAAACTCAAATTCCCAAGGGTATTCTTAGCAAAGAAGTAGAGAAGGTTTTTACCAGAGGACAGTGCCACAGTTTCGCCTTGGCAATGAACGAGAAAACCAAGTGGCCGATATATGGTTTGTTCACTGAGGATGAGTTGGATGAACAAGAAACACCGGGGCATGTAATTGTTAAATCCCCTTGGGGTTTTGTAGATATACAAGGCTTAGGTGCAGAGTGTCGTTGGTCTGAGCGTAAACCTGTGCGTGTTACCAAGAAAGCTGTGCTCACGTACAATGACTCGAAAACCTACCGAGATACCTACCTTGACCCTCAGATAGACGTAGCACGCGACTATGTAGAACCAGTGCTTAAGCTGGTGGAGCAACAGAACAACAGGCAACGGCCTGTACCATGCAAGTATTAAAGGAGGAGTCTATGTTTGATACCAAGTTCACAGAGAAACAATATGCCTTCCAACTGTTTGACTTCGCCGCTGAAAAAGGAAGACTCAAGTATGGGGATATGTATTTCCTTGAGAGTCGAAAAGAATTGATTAAACTTGTGGATGATCAAGTTAACTCTGCAAACTTCTGGCACGATAAGTTTGTAGACCTTGCTAAAGAAATTATGCGTGCAGCGGGGTTACCTGATGATTTTGCTAAACATGGCATAGCAGAAGCTTTTGATATTTTAAGAAACAAATAACTATTAGCGCAGAGCGAATGCTCTGCGTCATCTAGGTATCAAGTTGCCGCTGCACTAGGCGTAACTAGGTTTTCTCCCTGACTCAGTGCGTGCAGACGATGGCAATACAAGGCACAGCCCTTATGATGCCTAGGTGACGGAGGGCATTTAACTATGTTTACTTGGTTGACTAAATTTACAAGCAACGTACCTTCGGCACATGCAGGGCATAAGCATGTTGTATTTGAATCTGTTGATGAATTGGCACAAGCCATGCGTAAGGCCGCTGATGCTCACCACGTATACGAACAGGCTCATGGCAAAGACGAAAACTGGCCAGAGTGGTATGCAAACTACATGAGTAACCCACAGGACAGTTTTGAAGCTTTAACGCACAAGCCCGAGGTTACAATGGCTGTACCTGTAGATTTCAGTGCGTGCCACATGGAAGTAGGGCCAGCATTGTCAAAATGTATGAACAGCATTAAACGTCATGCTGCCCAAGCTTTGACCACGGCATTTACCGATACCAGAGTGAGGTATTAGGCCCATGTATAACCAATTCAAAACTTTCCTTGCAGCCCTTGTGGTTGCCCTGTGGTTCACAGTGTTCGCAGTGGGTTTGATTTACATTCACTAAAGGAGAAACCAGTGCTTTATTACCATGGAACTACAAAGCGTAGAGCCGAGGCAATTCAACGTGAAGGCCTAGTGCCTCACCGTGAATACGTCTATGATATGAGTGCCCATGATATGCTTAGCATGTTCTTTGGAATTGAGAATGAACGGCGGCGATGGAAAGATTACCCATCTGAACAAGAGCCTTTTGTATATGTTACCAAGGATAAACTGGCAGCTACGGGGTATGCTGTGTTTAGGGCAGAATATGAAATGGCCAGCAAGGGAGATAAACTAGTTCACCCTACTTATGGCAGTGAGTTTATTAAGTTTGGTGACTCCTGTAAGTGCAAAGAAGAACCTGTAGTAATAGCTTTTGATATACCACTTGCATTAGCCAGCGCCTTTGAAGGGGATAACAGTGACTACAATGGCTATGTGTGCCGCTGTACCGTGGAGCCTAAGTACATCAAAGCAATTGAACCAGCTACCCTATGACACCTATGCAATTTGCTGATCTGGTAATTGTTGGCGCAGGCCCAGCAGGGCTTTCCGCAGCAATGAACTCTGCAAGCGAGGGTATATCTACTGTAGTAATCGAAGCAGAAGACAAAGTAGGAGGACAAGCAAAGCATTCATCGCGCATCGAAAACTACCTTGGGTTTCCCAATGGACTTACGGGGCCGCAATTAATGTCCAGAGCATATACCCAAGCCAAACGTTTTGGTGCCAAGTTTATTACCGGGGTTAATGCCACAGGATTGACTATAGACGGTCACTACCGCACTGTGTCATTGAGCAACGACTCAAAGATCATTGGCAAAGCTGTGTTGTTGGCTCAGGGATTGCAGTGGCGTAAACTGGAAGCCCCAGGTGTTGAAGAATACATTCACAAGGGTGTGTTCTATGGGTTAAATATGGACTCTGCTTATGAATTCAAGGACAAGAAAGTAACTGTAGTGGGTGGGGCTAATAGCGCAGGGCAAGCTGCTTTGTGGTTAGCTAAGTTTGCTGAGCGAGTAAGCTTAGTTGTACGCTCGACTTCCTTGGGAACTAACCTGAGTGCTTATCTACTGGCACGCATTGAGCAGACCAAGAACATCACCGTGTTGCTTGACTCAGAGGTTACCTCTGCTACAGGTAACGGTGAAGTTTTGCAGTCAATCACAATCAACAGCCATGCTTTGCCTTCGGAAGACAAGGCAACTACAGTGAAAACAGATGGACTCTTTGTATTTATTGGGGCTATTCCTAGGACTGCTTGGTTACAGGGGGCATGTGAACTGGATTCCCTAGGGTTTATAAACACCAGTGATTACCAGACTTCATGCCTAGGGGTATTTGCCGCAGGAGACATACGCTCAGGGTCGGTCAAGCGTATCGCTGCAAGTGCCGGGGAAGGTTCAATGGTTGTGTCAAGAATTCATGCGTACATTGCTACGCTGGGGGTGTGATGAAAACCTTGGGTTCTATGTTGTCTTGGGGCTACAAAGCGTGGAATTTATCACCATTAGGAAAGGGGAAGCAAATGACAAGACGTAACGACAAACTTGAGCGTGATGCTACTAAGGAAACCTTGGCAAACCTTGGGCCATTCTTTGTAGTTGTAGATGGTGGCACAGTGCAATACGTTGGCAATGCTCAGGTAGACCTATTGAACACAGGGCAAGCTGATATAATTGACTTTGACAATATCGAAGCAGACCCAGATACTACGTGGAGTCAATTGTCCCTTCCTGCACAGCAATTTTTTGCTGCTACTTACCCAGATGATATGAAAAAGTATGGGTTCAAAATTGAAGCCTACTAAACCCATTAAACTAAACCTTGCATTTATCCATAGGGTAATTGCATCGGGTAAAGCCTTTGTTGCCCAGAGAGAAAAGGAGAACCATGGCAGAACCTCAGCAGGAAATTGTATACCTTGCATACGAAAAAACAGAACTACAGGTGCTCATTGAAAAGGTAGATCAATTATCCTTGAGTACTCCTGTGCATGAGCTTGTGAGCACGCTGTTAAACTTCTTGAAATATACTGGAGGATAAAATGGTCGAGCACTACATCTTCCCACATACCGAAGCCGGGCTAGCGACTATCCTTGGGTTAACCGTGTCTCTCCGAAGGGTAGGGTTCAGGACACGCATGGGAGAAACCAAGGTGGGCCATTCTAATACCCATGTATACGCCATGGTTGCCGTGTCTAAGAAACGACCCAATCGAAAGGAGCGTAGATGCGATACCAAACGTACTTCACTGTAGTCGGGGATAAACCTTTGGAGCTATTCTTTGAACGAGAGCACTTTACACGCATGGGAATACCATTCATGAGCATAGGAATGCCAGAGTATGAAAGTTTACAGCTTATAAACAGAATGAACAAAGAAAGCAGAGGACAGTACACATATTGGCTAGAACAAGGAAAGTAAAACTATGTGAATGTGGCTGTGGAAAACCAGCCCCCATAGCTGTTAGAACACGCTCAAGGATGGGCTGGGTAAAAGGACAACCTATTAGGTTTATTTCTGGGCATAACAGCCGCCTAAAAAGAAAACCATTAAACGAGCGTTTTTGGGCTAAAGTGAACAAACGCGGCCCTTTGCCAAGCAAAAGGTCTACAAAAATGCACCCGGATATTGCCGATACAAGGTGTTGGTTTTGGACAGGAGCAAAAACTGGAAGCGGATATGGAAGTGTTGGCATTGAACCTCGTCGTGTAACTAAGCTGGCCCACAGAGTTGCTTGGTTTTTAGCCACAGGAAAATGGCCTAACCCACAAGCTTTGCATAAATGTGATAACAGGCTTTGTGTGCGTTTTTCTCATCTATTTGAAGGCACAAACAGCGACAACGTAGCAGATACGTGGGCCAAATGGAGGCTTAAAATGGAAAAAGAACAGAGAACTTATTATGTAGACATTCCCACATCAGAAGCTATTGGTGATCCAGAGGGTGCATTCCAAAATGTTGCTGTGTTTCATACCCACAAAGAAGCCATTGAATTTGCCCAACGTGAATTCGGCGCAGACAACCAAGGCCGTGTACAGTTGGTGACAGGATGAAAGTGCTGAGCATGACCGAAGTACACGAGGTTATTGCCAAGCCAAACACTGTGACGATCTATGACCCTCCTAGTGGGTGGCGCTATGGGTTCCCCAAGCAATTCCTACCGGAGGGCCTGAGCGTGGCTGCTACGCTTGTGCGCGATGGGTATCCCAAGAAAGATGCAGAGTGGGCAGCACAGCATACAAGGTATTGGGAGGAGAAAATTTAATGGCTAGACCAGAAGGAATCCTTAAGAAAACCAAAAATAATTCACGGAAAAACTACCGGGCCGCTGCCGAGTGGAAACAAAGGAAATGCCAGGGTAGACCACAGCAACAGTACAATGAGTCTACAGGGCAATGGGGAAAGATTATGCTTCCCAGAAAGGTAGAACAATGAACTTCATAGATGACGATTGGGACTATGCTTCCCCATGGTATGAAGAAGACCATGACTATCCTTGGGACGATCCATTTGATGATTACGAAGAAGAAACCGAGGATAACCCTATGGAGGGCAATTTTGACTAAGAGGGTGGACAAGAAGTTCAAGGCACGCCTAGCATTGAAACGGGACAGGCTTTTGTGTACCGAGGCTTGTCTACACGCTACCTTATTGTTCAAAGGAATGCCGGAGCAGGACATAAACGATGGCCAGTGTTTTGAATGGGCGACCATTGTGTTTGACTTTGTAGAAGGCTCAAAAATTGCAGGGCATAACATCAAAGGTGTAGGGCATTGTTGGGTGGAGTACAAAAACCTTTGCTTTGATGCTGAGGTTCCCCAAGGAGTGCGCGGCTGGTTAAATCTTCCGTTCTGGCAACGGCTTAAGGCCGAGGCCGGGGCCAAGGAATTCACAAAGGAATTACAAAGGATGGGACTATGTTTGAAAAAGTGATTGCTCAGTACGTGCGAAGTGTTTCCAAGCAACTTAAACGACGTAATAGGGAAGGCCGCGAAAACTTCACTGTTAATGAAAACAAAGCTATTGTGTACTATGGCAAAGTCGTACAGCAACTTAAGGCTCTGCAAGAGAAATGAATCAACAAGAGCGCGGTTACGAAACTGCTCTGGCTGCTACGGAACTATCGGATGCCCCTAGGAAAGCCCTACGGTTAGGCTCTGCGCTCTACAGCGGCCCTAGGCTTCTTTCCATAGGTGCCAATATATATGCACGGTCACACCCGGCATCTGACAACGGAAAAGACTTCGTGCGTAGCACCCATGCTGAGGCCCAGGCCCTTGTCAGAAGGCGCTACTATGAGGGTGATAGAAACTTGACCCTATACGTGGCTCGTAGGCGTGCTGATGGTACACTTGGGTGTTCCAAGCCCTGTGCCAATTGCTTAGAACTATGCAGGGTAGCTGGGGTACGAAGGGTACGCTTCTACAATGCTGGAGGTAAGCCTGAGGAAATGGCCTTGCAATAACCAGTGGTTTTGTGGTATACTATTTAAGATGCTGGAGGAAACTCGCAGCAGGGAAGCCATAGGGGTTTTAGGCAAATGAGAGATAGCTTAGACACCTCCAGACCCTATGGCTTTGTTCTCTCACAAAGGAGGAATCCATGGCAGCACTGTTAACCAAACCTCTTAAGCGTTTGGTCAAAGTGTACGGGGTAGAATTGCCCACCATAATGACAATTTATCCTGATGGTGGAGTGGAGTACAAAATACCTGCTACTAAAGTAGGGGTAAAACTTGGGGGTGTACAAGTAGTAGAGGCCTGTCAGACACCCAGCAATCTTCCCAGCAAATTTGGAGACAAGCCTTATGCATTCCTACAGTATCAGGCGCAGGAACAACAGAAGCGTAATACCAAGAAGCTCCAAGGGAAAATTGCCAAGGAAATAGAAGGGAGACAATGATCTTAAAGCTGAAAGAAATCCTAAATAATCCATTTAGAGATTTGAAGGCCAATCCCTTAATTGAAGAACGCATAGCGGAATTAATGGCTTCCATAAACTTAACAGGTTTTTGGAGCAACGTTATGGTGAGAAAAAATGCTCAGGGAAAATATGAGCTTGCCTATGGCCATCACAGGCTTGAAAGTGCAAAACGCTCAGGTATAACCGAAGCAGACTTCATAATAAAAACCCTTACTGATGCTCAGATGATTCAGGTAATGGACTCGGAGAACCGGGAAACCTATGGGTCTACTCCTCAGTCTTTAATTGAGTCTGTCAAGGCAGTTGTGCAATGTGTTGCCAAGGGCATTATAAAGTTTGAGATTGAGCAGTTTACTCCGGCAGCACACATCAGGTACGCCCCTAGTTATGTCCCCGGCAAGGAGCCTGGGAAAACGTTTCCCAAGCTACCTTACACGGCTAAAAACATAGCCACATTCCTAGGAAGAACAAAGGATCGTGGGGACGGCACTGTGAAGCCTGATGACAGCGTTGTAGCTGCTCTTAATGCTTTGCATCTGCAAGAGACAGGGCATTTCAATGAGAACCTATTGGTAACCAAGGATCGTACCGGGGAAAAGGTACCTATCACTACCAGTGAATTGCTCAAGATCACCAGTGAAATAAAGCGCAACGTTGACCGCGTAGACAAAACTAAGGAGGAAATTCGCAAGGCCGAACAAGAAGCTATAAAAGAATCTCTGAGGTTGGAAAAAGAGCGTAAGGAACGAGAGAAGAAAGCCAAGGATGAGTACGAAGCTTCTATCAAGAAAGAAGCTGAAGCACGCCGAGAAAAAGACAAAGCAGAAGTCAAACGTTTACAAAAGGAACGTGAAGAAAATGCCGCTGCCCTAGAGGAAAAGAAGGTTGTAGACAGCATACGCATAAGCGTACTGAATGAAAAGGTAGAAGCCGCCAAGAAAAAGGAGAAAGAACTAAGGACACAGAATGAGTACGCCCCCATCCGTAGAGAAGTGGAAACCCTGTTGTTTAAGCTTGGAAATGACCCGGCATGGACTGAGGAAGCCAAGGCGCTATCAAGGAAGAAGCTTACACCTGAAGATAGGGAACGCCTCAGGTCTGCAACACTTAAGAGAGGCTCATGGTATAATGATTTCCTGAGCAGCCTATTCCTTCCTACCATGACTGTTACAAAGCAACTTGCAGAGTTTAAGTCTAGGGAAGAAACCAAGCGTAGGGCCGAAGCAATCACAAAGGAGAAAAAGAAGAAATGAACCCAGAGAAACTGCGACTTGTAATTAAGAATGTCAGTGACCGCACATTGTCTACCGAGCAGGCCAAGAACTTCCTAGAGATATTTGGGGGAGACTTGGATATTGCCATTGCAAAGACAGTGCGTGAATTTGTAGAACTTCACTTTGGAGCCAAGGCATAAACAATGAGTACACTTAAGCTAGACAACTTGTATACCCATAGTAAAAACGTTGGCCCAACTTACTCTCACGATGGTTTATTTGCAGAGGATGTTCTAGGCACGTTCTGTGGAACACCCATTGTTGCGCTAGATGAACGTGCTGTAGACGTTGATCTGTTAGTGGAGATAGGCAGAACCATTGAGGCAAACAAGGTATCAGCACAAGGTAATACAGCCGAGGTGTTGCCTGGGGAACTGGTATGCACCGATGGCATCGTGCGCCGGGAAACCTCAGCAGAAGCCGTAGGGTATGATAGGTTTTATGCCTATGAATCACCTAAGGGTACTACCAAGGTTTCCATTCCAGTTGCTAGGAAATACCAAGGGGAAGATGTAATTGAGTGGAGGCCAGATCACGTTGTAGGAACCGAAGAATTTGCATTGCTTTACACACAGGAGGCCCAATGAAAGTTACAGTAGCAACAGAGAAACCAGAGACTTTAGTTCGTCTTAATCTTAAGAAAAACACTTTGAATGATTGTATTACTGTCTCTGATGCAGACCAAGATTGGGATATAGTAAGCTTCAAGGTTGTAGAGAATAAGCTATACCTAGTAAAACACTCTGGAGTTGAAGATGAAAACTATGCCACTGATAAGAAAGGTAAAATTGAAGAAACACCTGAATGACCTTTAGCACATTAATGGCAAAGTTTGGCAATCCTTTGGGTACGCCTCAGGATTCTGCCGAGCTAATAGAACAGTCTTCCCCAAAGGCAAAGGGACTGGACACGTTCATTAACCGATTCACTGGAATGACCAACGATGACGTATGGTTATACAATGGGACTGTCCACCTCAAGCTAAACAAAGACCACGTTTATTTTTTAGTTGACTCTGTGTTGGGGAACCTTAAAGAAGTAGATGGGGTAACCAACACTACAAAGATTATCAACGCCTCTGAGCAACTAGTCCCATGGGCTGCTAAGGTAGCCATAGCAAAACTCCTACGGTTAATACCTACGGAATTAGTCGAGGGTATACTCAGGATTAAACCTATTACCTTCGATGAGTTTACAGTCATTGCCTTAGAAAGTAAATCTGCACACAAGGACAAGCTGGATGAGGCCGGGGACATTGGGCACCTAGCGCACAAGTGCTTAGAAGATTCCATTACCTACGCCATCCAGACTGATCCTGATAAGATAGTAAGAGTACTCATTAACTTGCCTCAGGATGAACGTGCGGCAACTGCTGCGGGTTCTGCTAAGGTATGGATGGATGCTCACAATGTACGCTGGATTGAAACGGAAACCAAAGTATATAGTATTGAGCACAATTACGCCGGGACAATGGACGGACTAGCCATCTGTGACTCGTGCCAAGATAAAGCCTGTTGCCAAAGAGAATTCAAAGATCATCTCAGCTTAATTGACTGGAAAAGTTCTAATCATCTTCAGATCAACTATCTGTATCAAACGGCAAGTTACCAAAGGGCTAAGCAGGAGGAGCTTGGTATAACCATTGTAGACCGCTGGATTTTACGCCTTGGAAAAAATGAAGATGAGGCAGGTAAATTTGAACCATGGTTTTTAAGCCCAGATGATTTTGCAGATGACTTTGCAGGATTCTTAGCGTGCCTGAGCTTGTCTCGCTTAGTAAATTCCGTAGAAGAACGTATGAAGAAGCAGAGGAACGGGATCAGGGTTATTAGGAAGGAACAAAAAGAAACAGCTAAGGCACTTGCTCGTGAGCAAGAGAAGCTTGCCAAGGCCATTGCCAAGGCCGAAGCTAAGCGACTCAAGGAAATTGAAAAGAAGAAAACTCAGGAAGAAGCCAAGGCAGCTAGGGAAAAAGCCAAGGCAGAGAAAAAAGCATTACCAGTGGTTGCAGCAGTAGACATTACAAAGGAGAATCAATGAAATTAAGTATTGCCGATAGAACACCTAAGGTAAAGGAGAAGACCTACGAATTTTCTCTAGTAGAAAATAGTAGCACTGTTGATGTTAAAGTTTCGGTAAATGGAAGCACCCCTGTTACACTAATGTCCTTCAAAATAAATCCATATGAAAATGAAAAAGTACACATGGAACGTAGTCTTGTAAGCAAGGAGGACTTCTCTACTGATGGACATGGACAAATCGCATACAACACTACTTCAGAACTAAACAAATACTAAGGAGAAAAAATTGAGTGAAACCCAAGCATTAGAAACTGTACCCGTTACGCTACCTCCGGTATTGCAGGGGGCAAAAAATGAAGAAGCAAGGATTAAAGCTCAGCAGAATGCTTTGCAACGGCTGTTCAAGCTCAAACCTTCAGTGCTGGAACTTGTTTCCAAAAGCACGCAACAGGAAGGCGCTATCCCCGGACAATTTCGAGTAACTTCAACCAATGAACACCTAGGCAAAGAACTTAAAGCCGTGATACTTATTGAGCCAATTGAACAGCGTGCTTTGTACACTAAGGGGGAGTTTAGTCAAGATGCAAAGCTATGCTTTTCCTTGGATAATTTTCAACCACATGCTGCCGCTAAAGACCCTAAGGCCATGTACTGCGAAGTATGTCCCTTTGGAGATTCTGGGTGGGCCAAGTGGAGAGAAGCCAAGAAGAATGGTGCCACAGGGGATACTCTGCAAGCCTTGGTGCCGCCTTGTAAGAAGTACTGGCACCTATTCATTGCCAATCGTTTAACCAAGGTTCCCTACTACTTTAATGTACGGGGCACCAGCGTATCAGCCTTTGAATCTGCTATGCAGAATGTGGCCAGGCTGTTTCAGAATATCATTGAAAAAACCAAGGCAGACAATCGGGCTAACCCTGAGAATCAACAGCCATTGCCTGAGTCAGTCAGTGACATTATCTGGAAGATTTCCTTTACCATGTATAGCCACCAACCAGAGAAGGGTGGGCAATACCAAGTGGGGTTCAAGGATTTCGGGGTTATGCCCTTGGAAGCCCAGAATGAATTCGGGGATATGGTCAAGGATTTTAGGGAACACAAGGCTGCAGGTCGAGTGCAGACCCAAGTTGAGGCCGAGCAAGAAATCATGGAAGGAGAATTAGTAGAAACCCCAGCAACAAACGAAGTAGAGACAAAGAATTCACAAATTCAAATCTAAAGGAGAAGCCCATGGGACTTTCAGTGAATGCACAGGAAAGACTTAAGGAAATTGAGGAGGAGTTTGAGGAGCGTAAACAAGAGCTACAAACTGATGACGATGAATTGTACCCTCCATTGTTAAAAAAAGCCATTAAGAAACTTGAGGAAGTAATTAAGGTTATAAAAAAAGACCCTCGCAAGTTGGATATGAAAGACTGGGGTAGAGTATATAGCAAGGAAGCTAAGGACTCCGAAGGCAATATTCTATATACTCCAAAGGCTGCTAAGAAGGATTTCAATTCTTGTGGCACTGTGGGATGTATCGCAGGCTGGGTTTGTTTGCTGGGCGACCCTAAGCTTAAGCAATCCTTAGTTAATAATGCTAAGGAAATGTCGGTAAACAGTGGAAGCCTTGAGTTTTGTTCACTGGACTATGACGTGGACCCCAGTGAATTGGCTGAGGAAATGCTTGGGATAAGTGGGGCACAAGCTGATTTACTGTTCCTGCCTTTCACTACTAGCTACAAAGAAGACCACTGGCCTGTTGAATTTGTCAAAGCCTATAACAAAGCTAAGACACCAGAAGAACGTGTAGTTGTTACAGTGAAGCGCATACGGCACTTCATTAAGACAAACGGCAAAGAGTAGACTTAGAACGTCCACAGGCGTACACTTGTGGTGGTGGAGGAGCCTAAAGCTCCCCGGTAACACTCAGGGTTACCGTAGTGCCGCACACTGGATAAAGGGATTGCACGGTATATGTTTTCACAAACTAGGAACAACACGCCGTTAGTCCTAGTGATCTTGTACTGGAAACCTGCTGGTTACTACGGCACTTCGGAAGCCCTGAGGCTTCAACATTTCAAACACAAAGGAGAAACAAAGATTATGGTATCGCGTACACCAGAGGGTAAGCACACTAAGAGATTCATCGTGGAACGCAAGATGAGCGATGGCAGTAACAAGTGGACACGCTCAGGAAACTCAAGCATTTCCGGTTTCTTTGAAACCAAGGAAGCTGCACAGGAAGCATTGAAAACCGGAGCAAGCGAAGGGATTCAGTACAGAGTTAGGCAAAAGTAAGGTGCCCACGAATACGCTAGTATGAAGGTATGTTTTCCGTTGCAAGACGCGGTTGCGAAACCGCCACGTCCACCAAAAGAAGCATAAACCCAACTGCATCCCCTCGATAACCCAGTCACTAGGTGTGTGCACAAGCTATGTTATGCTTCTTTATTGGGCGTGAAATAGTTTCGATTGCAATGTTGAAAGGGTACTGGACTAGCCGCGAATGACGTGGCCACGCGAATACAACGGACACGTAAACCAATAAAAGCCAACTACAGCAAAGGCCTAATCAGCCGAGTAGCTAACTTCCTGTTTCCCATTGGGGATCAGGGCTATGACTTGGCAACTGCCTAGACAAAGCGAAGGAGTGGGGCTGGCAACAGCCCCATGACCGATACAAAGGAAAATTCAATGGAACAAGATACTATAGAATTCCTTGGAAAAAGACTTCTAAAAGATGTTAGGCGATACATATTTTCTAAATGGACAACAGAGCGTATTGGCCGGGATTACCACGATGCTTTGTGCATTGTGAACACAGTGCTATTAGACCAGTTTAAGCCAAAGGAGAAATAATGGAAACACTTTTGAAAGCTGTGGGAGCAATTGTTGTATTCATTGGGTTAGTAGCTTTGCTTTCTGTGCTTACTGCTTACCCTACTAAATGGGTGGTCAATTATTTGTTTACACCTGGGATTTTAACTGTGCTGTTTGGCACAGCAAAGATTGGGTTTTGGCAAGCGTTGGCCCTTAACTTTATCACAGGGTTAGCCCGAGGCACTGCTTCTGCCACTACAAAGGAGAAATAATGCACTACAATAAGCTAGACGCCCTGCGTATCCTAGGGAAAGCCTATCACTATCTCATGGATCAATCTGGGCCAAGTGAAGCTACGCATACCATTGCAGACTATTTTGGTCGTATTCGTAGGTCACTACGCATTGAAGAATTGGTTATACCTAAGGTTGATGCGGAGGGTTACAATGGGCGTGGCCCAAGGTTTTTCTAAGGAGAAATTATATGAATAACCAACCTGACAGCCAAGATAAGCGCATTTCACAGATGAACACAATTCTCTCTAAGTCTAAACCTGACCAACCTGACAGCCGGGGCCAAGCGCCCATAGAGGAATTACGCTCTGCGATTGATAAGGCGCGGCGGCTTACGGCGTCCGACCCGAACAATCAATGGTGTCGCCAAGCAACGATTATTCTCGATGCGGCATTCACAGGTAACGATCAAGGAGAACTTCCACCGCCGCCAGCGGAAAAGAAAGGCTGACAATGGGATTGCGGCTTTTGCATTAAGGGGTCAGCGGCTTTTTGCCGCGAAGGAAGGAAGGAATGAACCAAGCACAACGAGACGCAGGGAAGGAAAGCAAGAAGGGAGAATAAACTTGGTAGAAGAAATGGACAAACCTTTGGAGCGCCCAGCGGTTGTTAGGAAAACCTTGCTTAGATTGTCTACAGGAATATCTGGGTCACTTCTTGATGCTGCCGAGCTTTTATTCGAGGCTCAAGAAAATGGGTACCCAGCACAATGGGGCTACAAAAACTTAGAAGAATATGCTGGCAAAGAGCTTAAACTAAAGCTCAGGAAGGCACAGATTCTTGCTAAGATTGTGCGAGTGTATCGCACTGTTGGCCTTGTACGTTCCCAGGTAGAACAGCACTGGAACTATAGTAAGTTTAGGGAAATTTCAACACTAAACCCTGAGGGTTCCTATTATAACCGTGACACTAAGAAGAACGAACCCTTAGCAGAACACATTGTTCGCCTAATTACGGAGGCCGATGAATTAACTGTAGAAAAGGTTAAGCTAGAAGTGGCACGGCTTAAGGGCATGGTAGGCCCTGACAAACGCATTGTGCGCTCCTACTACACCAACGAATCTGCATGGAAGAATGTTATAGTGCCTGCTATGGAAATCATGCGGAGAAAGCTTGGGAGCAACGGTAGAGATGCTGAAGGTATGGCGGTTGACTTCCATGACGGAGCCTGCATAGAAGCAATGTGTATGGAGGCGCTAAGCGACCCAACTAATTTTCCGCCAGTGGAAGTTGCTGAGGAGGAACCAGTGGAAATCAAAATTCAGGCACCAAAGGAGAATGCAAATGTCAGCAGATAACGGTGTGTATATCTCAACTTTTCCTAAGGAAGATGGAACCAAGGAGTACAGAGTAACCGATGCTCAAGCCATTGAAAATGTGAAATGGGAAGAATACGTTCGTGAGTATTTTGAAAACGCTTTTGTATTTAGCACAGAAGAAGAAGCTGTTGCAAAAGCTGTGGATATTTACAAGGAACTTCCTATTTGTGAGTATGGTATTTCCATGCTTCCAAATTTTCCTAAACCAATTAACCAGTACCCTGCTCCAAAGGAGGATTATAATTGACACCAGAGTACAAAACCCGTAGGGCATTTAAGCACAAGGCCCAGAGCGATGCAAAAGAAAAGAAATTCCTAAATGTAAACCCTGAGATTTTTGAGCAGGGTACGCCAGTGCTTAAACCTGTGGTACAAGCTAGACAATGGCAGGCACTAAAGCAGAAACCCACGCAAACAGGGGATTGGAAGGGCACACCGGGGAAAGCCAGTTACACTGTTGTAGAACGTTCCGCAGATTATTTCAAAGGATTAAACAGTGAGCCTTCGCCTACCTCCTGAGGAATATGATAGGCTATGCCAAGAAGTCCTAAGGCGCGATGGGTATATGTGTCGTAACTGTGGGTTTAGAAGTGTTTTACACGTTCATCATGTTTGGTTTAGAAGCCAAGGTGGGCCTGATTTGGCCTGGAATTTGCTCACACTTTGCAGTGCTTGTCACTCAGGCGTTCACACAGCAATACGCAACGGAGAACATGGGTTAACCATAGAAGTAAATGCAGTAACCGGAGAAGTAACCATAAGGAGGGCAAGTTGGTGGAAACCGCAGTAGATAAGCTTGTGGAAAAGTTAATAGAAACCTATGAGACCATTAATACACGAGCACAGGTTGAGTCTTTGTATGGACAAACTTCACACTCAGCGTTTTTGAATAGCGAACGTTGGGGAGCCCTTAGGATGCTAAACATTGCTAGAGACTTTCAAGCTAAACAATCTGTACCTAAGCGAGGTGAACCCATTGTAGGACGCACGGCAGATGAACCGCATAGGCCATTGGTATGTTATGTGTGTGGCAGAGACTTTCCTATTACCTTTAACTTTTGCCATGCACACAAAGAGGAATACGAGAGGTTAAAGAAGGAGAACAAAGATCAATTTACCAAGGGGTGGAACTCGGCTTTAAATATTTACCCACCAAAGGATGCTAATGAAAAACCTAAGGATAATCCTATTCTTGATTTTATGCACTTCCTTTGCACAGGCGAAGCCACACCACAGATACAAGAACTGTTCGCCCCTCTTGTGTCCAACAAGACAAGCCCTGTACCTACAGAACGAAACCATAGACCAGCAACACTTGGCACGAGTACGAGACGAGAAGGAACTTAAAAATTTAGTACAAGCTGGTAACCTAGTGGCTCCAGTCACGAGTGGCGCGATGGTTATAGCGCATAGTTTACCAGTGAATCGGCGCTATGTGCTGCCTCAGGTTAACTCCTTCCTGGGGCAGCTCTCTGGGGAATTCTATGAACAATTTGGGAAACCCTTGGTATTGACCAGCGCAATTAGGCCAGTGGTTGTACAAAAGAAGCTAAGGAGATACAATAGGAATGCAGCACCAGCCGAGGGGGAATTAGCTAGCTCCCATGAAGCAGGTTGTACAATAGACCTAGGGCGTGCAGGGTTAACCAGAGCGCAGACTAAGTATCTAGAAATGAGATTAATTTATTACCAAGCCATGGGGCGGGTGATAGTAGAACAGGAGTCAAAGTGCTTTCACATAATGACACTAAACACACAGTAGTGGTGGCTATTTTTACATTGACAATTTTGTTAATTCTATTGTTTATAGTTATAAACGCCACCTCATATGCTCAGGAGCCACAATGCACAACCATATACTTCCCAGACACCCACTGCAATGAAGATGAGAGTAAAGTGTCTGATCCTAGAGGGGGGTTTAAGTGTGTGAAAAAAATAATCTCTATGGAGTGGCCAGCTAAGCAGTGTATAAAAGACTTTAAGCCCAGTGATAATACCAAGATTATTGTGCCTCTAGATTCTGAAGGTAATCCTGTGTATTCCTTAGCACGTCTTGAGAACTTTGACTTCAAAATGGTTTGTCCAGTGGTTAAACAAAGGAGCGAGTAATGAATCGAGCAATTATGGAAGCCGTGGGATATACCAAGAAATTAGAAAGAATTGACCAAGGGTTGTGCCCTAGTTGTAGTAAGCCTGTGGGTACATTTAGAGATGAACTATCGAAGAAAGAATTTGGTATCAGTGGGCTATGCCAAGTATGTCAGGATGAAGTGTTTGGTATAAATCCCCAGAGAACAAGCAACAACCCAAGGGGTAGTGATGTAACAAACGTATTAAACAATGACCATGCTCAGGCTGCACAAAAGTACCTAGACGACAAAGGTTTCTCTAATAAATGGCAAGTAGTTTTGGCTGATGATAAAACTTTAATGCTAGATTACGATAACTGGGTTTTTGATGGTGCACTCCCAGGGCAGTTTTATGATACGCTGGGAATCCTTGAGCAAACACTTGGGTACATACCTCAGCAGTTTGAAGTGTCAGAGTCCAAAGGGGGAAACACACACGCTCTAATTCACCTAAGCATCCCTATGTCAATCACACAGCGTATTGCCTGGCAAGCAGCTTTTGGCTCTGACCCTAAGAGAGAAGCTTTGCATTTGCTCAGCGTGTCATTGAATGAACTAAACCCTATTTTGTTGTTTATGAAAAAGCCAGAGCCTCAGAAGCTCTTAGGGACAGGCGAATGATTCCTAAGGATAAAATAGGCCAAGACATTAACGTAGGGGACTACATTGCTTATGGACACGCCCTGGGCCGATGCGCTGGCATACGCATAGGAAAAGTACTAGCTATAAAAGGCGAAGTACATACAAACTTAAGGGGTAAAGAAGAAACCCGATGGAGAATCCATGTATGGGGAATTGACGATGACTATTTTCCTAACATGGAATTACAAATACTTACCCACAAGGGGGTGCTTGAGTTTCCCAATAGAATTGTAAGGCTAGACATTGATCAGGTGCCTTCGGCTTACATTGAATTGCTCAGGGATGTTACAATGGAGACCAAGCATCACAAAAGGGTATACAGACAATGGAAGGATTAACATGAGAATAGACAAAGCAATTTCCAATCGTATCGGCAAATTGGCAAAGCAATTACGTACCTTGCTAGAAGCTGTGGATAAGAAATATTATGACCCTGAGGATTATGGCCCAGACCTATATGCCAAGGATTACGACCAGCTTATGAAGCTGGAGGATGAAATTGTAGTATACTTAGGATAACCCAAAGGAGAACCATGGAGCTACGCTACTACCAGAAAGAAACTTTAGCAGCGATAGCTGAAGCCTACAAAGAAGGAATACGACAGCAACTGGTATTCTGGTGTACAGGCGCAGGTAAAACCTTGTTAGCAGCTAATCTGCCTACATATCTAAAAGGCACGGTGCCCAATGGAAAAATGCTTTTCATTGCTCATACAGAAGAACTGCTTAACCAAGCGATGGACAAGATAAAAACATGGAACCCGCAGCTTAAAGTGGGATTAGAAAAAGCTGAGCACCATGCTGATCCTGATTGTGATGTAATTGTAGCCTGCAACGCTTCTGTAGGCCGTTCTGGGTCTAAACGTTTGGATAACTTTTGGAATGACATTTCAATCATTGTTCTAGATGAATGCCATCGCCAAGGAGACACTTACTTACGTATTCTCAATGATTCAGGCGTGTTTCTGCCAGAAAGTAAAAAGCTTCTGGTAGGCCTTAGCGCCACCCCTAAGAGCAGAAGTAAAGCTAGGGGCCAAGCCAAGGACATGGTACTGCTGGACGATGAAGACACGGTTTCTCTTAAGAGCATTTTCAAGAAGATTGTGTACAGTTATCCGTTGCGGAAGGCCATAGCTGATGGTTTCCTTGTCCCTCTTAAAGGCATTAGGGTAGATACTAAGACTAGCCTTGATGAAGTCAAAGTAGTAGCTGGGGAATTCAAGAGTGATGAACTGTCCACTGCTGTGAATACCCCTGAGCGTAATTCTTTGGTTGTAAAAGCTTGGAAAGATAACGCGGTGGGACGGCCAACCATTGCATTTACCGCTGGGATTGACCACGCTAAAGCCTTGGCAGAAGAGTTTCTTCGCAATGGGGTGTGTGCAGCACCTATCTACGGGGTAGATGTGCAAAGAGCTTCTAAACTTATTTGGTTTGAAGAGGGAAAACTAGAAGCACTATGCAATGCGTCCCTTTTAATTGAGGGCTTTGATTCTACTAAAGTTTCCTGTATAGTATTAGCTACGCCAGACCGCAGCAGCTCTAGGTACACCCAAAAGATAGGTCGAGGTACAAGACTTCACCCAGGCAAAGAAAACTGCCTTGTCATAGATGTTTGTGATTCATACAAGCGTTGCAGTTTAATAACACTGCCTTCTTTGTTTGGCATGAACCCTGCCATGAATTTGCATGGGGGCTCCGTGTTAGCTGCTGAAAAAGAGCTTAGCGACTTACAGGAAAAATACCCAACTGTAAACTTATCAAACCTAACTGACCTTTCTAAGATCAAGGCCTACATAGAATCCATTGACTTGTTTGCTGAGCCTTATACCGAGGAAGTACAAAAGTTTAGTAAACTGGGGTGGATCTCTGGGGCCGATGGGTCATACATTTTGTCAATCCCAGAGCGCCAAGCAATCAAAGGGCAGTACTCCCAGTATTTACATGAGAAACTGCATCTGGAACAAAACGAACTGGACGAATGGGAACTGTCCATTTCTACTACCAAGGACACTCGTAAACTTGGCACTTTTGCTACGCTCAAGGAAGCTTTTGAAACTGCCGATGATGTAGTGCGTAGGTGTAGACCTGAGCGTTTGAAACTGCTCACAAGGGAGAGTGAACGGAAGAACGGGCCATCCACGGAGGCTGTACGCAAGTACCTACGGACACTAAGCAAGGGAAAACCAATTCTCAAGTGCATATGTCCAGGGAACAAACCAGTGGGTACCCAATGTGGTGTCTGTAAATTACCTGTGATAACGGCGGGGGAAGCAAGTTTAGCTATAGACCTATTGAAAAACCAAAGGAGTAAGAAATGAAAAAAATTGCTATTGCATTGGTAATCCTAGGGGCCTTTGCTTTGGGGCAAAATACACAGAGAATGGTGTTCCTAGGCTCTGAACGGGTAGCAGATAAGAACGGACATGTACTCTTTGACTATTACCATGATACCCAAACTAAGCAAGAAGTAATTTGTGTTTTTGGTGATCTCAATGCGACTGCTTGTTACCTCACAGGGAGGACGTGGTAAATGAAAAAGTTTACAGCAATGTTGGTTGGGGCTTTTGTTTGGTTGTTATTGGGGGCTTTTGTTTGGGGAAAAGAACAAACAATTCCTAGGCCAAGGTTTGAAAACATCTATAATGAAGATCATTCAGGACAATTTCCAGCAGCTTTTTATGTGTGGCATGACAAAGAATCAGGACAAGAAATAGTATGCACTGCTGGGGTGTACAAAGGAGCTATAGTAAGTGAACAATATCACCCCTCATGTTGGCCCACAGGAAGGAATTGGAAATAACTATGATTCCACAGCTAAGCCCAATACAGTACGACGCTGCAACCGCAGCCGCTGCTAGTAAGGCTCTCGTACAAATTCAACCGGACGAGGCCCTGGATAAGCCTGAGATTTACAAAGAATGGAAGTATAGGGTAGACCAAGTAGATGCCCTTGTAGCCTTAGGCTTGTTGCAAGAGGACTCAGCAATTGCTGACCCTATCTTTGAAAAGCTTGCTACCCAGTTTCCCAATAGGAAATTCAAGAAATACACTCCAACATATCTAGGGCAAAAAATGTTTGAACGACAGGAGACAAGGGGTATACAATGAAGAAAACAAAGGGTTTACAAGTTTTTGAATCCTTCTTCACCCCAAAAGCATCTAAATAAGTAGAGGCCAAAATATGCTTGAACTGACTGGTACAGGCCCTCTGGCATCGCCTGAGGAGCTACAAGAACTGCTAAACATTGAGCCTTCGGCAGATTTACGGGATAAAATCATGGCCCGACTGCTAAAGAGAGAACCAATTGAAAGAACAATGGAAAACAGTAGAAGACTTTGAGGCTTACGAAGTTAGTGACCAAGGGAGAGTAAGAAGACGATTGCCAGGGAAAGGCCCAACTAAAATAGGCCACATGTTTAGGCCGGGGTGTGATAAACTTGGCTATTATTATGTTATACTGCACAAAGAGAGTAAAAGCAAAGCTTACACTAGAAAAGTACATAGACTTGTAGCAAAAGCTTTCCTACCAAACCCACTAAACCTGCCAGAAGTTAATCACAAAGGGAAAAAGAAAGACAATAGGGCGCACAAGTTAGAATGGAGATCAAAAAAGGGACACGCACAAGATCAAATTTTTCGCAACCAAAGGGGCCTAGGGGTTTTCTTTCGTAAAGACAGAAACGTTTGGATAGCAAAGCTAGGAAACAAACAATTAGGAACGTTTTCTACAAAAGAAAAAGCGAATAAAGCTAGGAATAAAGCAGTAAAAGCTTTGCCATACATTTTGTAAAAGAAAGGGCTATAAATTTGAACACAGTTCCCATAGGTTTAGAAAAAAGTGCGGCCATGCACTATGTACTATCAAAAGGCTGGAATTTTAACCCTCCCAATGGGGGACAAATATCAGTGGAAATTTGCCCTTACTGTCATAAAGGGGATTTCAAATTTTACATGGCAGTATCTGACCCTAAGGAAGATTCTAGGGATGGAGTTTATTTTTGCCACCACGGAGCTTGCCAACAGACAGGTAATTTAAGGACTTTAAAAGAGCACTGTGGGGACAGCGTTAAAGGGGTGGAATCAAAAAAAGAATGGGCAGGAAGCGATGTAGACTTATTGCCAAACGTAGAAGAATGCCACTTGGCTTTGCTAGGGGATGCAGAAACTTTAGACTACCTTTTGAATGTGCGTGGATTTACTAAGGAAGTTATAGCACAACAAAAAATAGGCCTTAAAGAAAAACAATACTTTAGGGAGTGCGGAGAAGTAAAAGCCCTAGTGTACCCTTATCTTGTCAATGGTAATTGTGTATTTGCTAAGTTTCGTAGTCTGCCGCCATCACCCAAAGCTTTTGCTAGCCCCACAGGTTGGGACGCTCCTCTTTACAATGGGGAAATTTTAACTGACGCCTTGAAAGAGGTTGTGTTTGTAGAAGGGGAAGCAAACTCAGTGTTTCTTATGTCTAAGGGTATAAACTGTGTAGTAGGGGTTCCTGGGGCTGGTGTAAAGAAAACTACATGGATAGATACTATAGACAAACTAGGGGACAGCCTTAAAAAATACATTCTTTATGATAAGGATAAGGTTGGTAACAAAGCGGCACAAGAAATAGCATCAAAGATAGGCTACGACAAGTGTTTAAGGATAGTTATTCCCCGTTTTGAAATTGTTGTTCCTGTAGATGAGTGCAAACTGTGTGACGATGATGGTCTTATTAGAACAGCTAAAGAGACTAAACCATGTGAACACAAAAGAGAAGGAAAAGACGTTATAGAATGGTTTATGAAAGGAGGAGGCACTATAGAAGCTTTTGAAGAGCTTAAACGAACTGCTGTTCTTTTTGATGTAACGGGAGTAGCTTCCTCTCTTTCTGCTTTGGATGACTTGGAGGATGAGCTTAATGGTAAACTAGAGCTTGCGCCTTCATATATTACACAATGGAATAAATTTAATGAACTAATTGGCTTTGAGAATGGAGATGTACTAGACATTGTGGCTGGAGCTAAGGTAGGAAAAACCAGTTTAGGGTTGAACCTTATAGACCATATGGTAGCTGCCTATGGGGAAGATGGTCTTATAGTGTGTTTGGAAATGACACAAAAACGCTTAGCCAGAAAGTGGGTAAGCTTAGTAACCGGGTTTGAAGACACTCTGTGTACTCCCGGTTCACCAGAGGCTAAAACCAAACTAGAAGAATTTAAATTAGCCATCGTTAAAGCTAAGGAAATACAGCGCACTCGTACTGCTGACCTATATTTCGCATACCCACAGCAAGTAAAGGATCAAGAAGACATTTTCAAATTAATGCGAGACTGCATTCGTAGATATAGCATTAAGTGGATTATGTTCGACAACATTCAACTTTTATGCGATACTATTATTGGTGGCAGACAAGGGCATCGTACAGTTTTATTGTCACAAATTAGCAAAGGACTTAGTAGAATTGCTAAAGACTATGGTATTAAAATGATACGCATTGTACAGCCCAAGCAACTTGAGAAAGGGGCAGTGATTGAATCTAGGGATGTAGATGGGTCTTCTCAAATTGAAAAGGATTGTGATGGACAGGTGTTGCTCTGGAGAAAAGTGCTTGGCACTAAAACCTTGAGCCAATATGAGGATGAGGCCGAGGAGTCCGAAGGGTCTACCGAGGTATTCGATCCACTTATGCGTGTCACCGTGCCGCTTTCTAGGTATTCTAGCGGGGGAAAATGTTGGATGTATTTTGACGGTGCTAGGAGCCAAGTAAAGAGTTTTGTAAAAGACAAGCACATTGCATTGCAACAAAATTTTAACAATTTAATTCCTCAGGAACAACCACAGAAAACCATAGAAGTACCAATGGAGAAAATATGAGTTACATTATTCAATACAGAGATGCCTCTAACCAGTGGCAGCGTTCTACAAATTATTCAAAAATAGTCCCACAAAACTTAAGTACCTTTGAGTTTACAAACCATGCAGAGGCAGAAGAAGAAGCCCGTAAACAAAAAAAAGCTATGGGAGGAGCTTTTGAATACAGGGCATTTGAGAAATTCACAGAAGAAGAGGCTATTGCTAGGATTAAAGCTGTGCTAGATGCCCCGGCCCCAAAAACAAAACTTGAGCAAATCAAAGCTATTTTGGAGGAAATTTGATCTTCATTTTTGACGTGGATGGAACCTTAGCTGATATAACCCATAGGTTACACTTTATAGATGCCACGGCAACTAAGTATGTTCCAACCACGGATTTTACTAAGGATTGGAAAGGCTTCTTTGCCGCTGCTGTGGATGATAAACCAGTCCTAGAGGTGATTACTGTAGAACGTGCTTTGTATAATCAAGGACACACCATAGCAATATCCACTGGAAGACCTAATGATCACGCAGCAGACACTGTGAGGTGGTTACAGAAATACCGAGTAAACAACCACGGAGTATTTATGCGTACTGCCGGAGATCACCGAGAGGATTACGTTGTTAAAGAAGAACTCCTAGACCAAATCATTGCACGCTTCCCCGGCCAAGCCATAGGAGGAGCGTTTGAAGATAGAGAACAGGTTGTACAAATGTATCGTAAAAGAGGCCTAAGGGTATTCCAAGTAGCGGAGGGAAAATTTTGACAGACAATAACCACGCTGTAAACGTAATAAGAATTAATGAACTGCGTAAGCATAACAATGCCGATGCATTATCCCTTGTAGATGTTGGGGGATACCAAGTAGTGGTAAAGACTGCTGAGTTTAAGCTGGGGGCTTTGTACGCTTATCTACAGCCTGATGCAGTTGTTCCTCAAAATTTAAAAGCCTTCGACTTTCTTTGGGCAGATAAAGAATTTCCTGAAGGAATTGTACCGGAAAAGTATCGGCGTATTTCAGTGCGACGTTTTAGGGGCGAGTGGAGTGAGGGGTTACTCATGCCCATTTCTGATTTTCGCCTGCACGACTTATCAGATCCTCAGGTTCCTCTATTTCAACCCTTAGCATTTGTTAAGGAAGGTGACGATGTTTCGGAACTTCTTGGCATTACCCATTACGAGGAACCGGAACCAGTAGGGAATATCAATACAAAGTCTAAGCAGTATAAGCAGTGGCCTCCACGGTCTCTCAAGGGTTTCTTTTATTGGCTGCTGTATAAACTTGGGTTTGATCTTAATGGCCCCACAGGTGGGGATTTTGTTAAGCCTCCTAAGGACGCTCCTCCAGTATATAATGTGCAGAACCTTAAGAATTACCCAAAGGTATTTACCGAGGGTGAGCCTGTGCTTGTTACAGAGAAGATCCATGGCAGCAATGCACGGTACATGTTCGATGGGGAAAAGATATGGGTAGGCTCACACAAGCTGTGGAAGTCTGAGAAATCCACATGTATTTGGCGTAGGGCTCTTAAGGATAACCCATGGATTGAAGAGGTTTGCCGAAAGCATCCTAAGTCCACAATGTATGCCGAGGTTTGTCCCACACAAAAAGGATATTCCTATGGAACCAATGTAAACCCTACAGCTTACACTGTGCCTAAGGTCTTTGTGTTTGACTTCTTATGCCCTGATGGTAAGACCTGGGTACCCAAGGAAGTTACTTTAGCAGAAGTAGGGGCGGACAACTTTGTTCCTGTGCTTTACCAAGGCCCCTATGAAGATGCTAAGGTTAAAGCCTTGGTGGAAGGAAACACTACCGTGCCGGGTGCTTCGCACCTACGGGAAGGCATTGTGGTGAGCGCAATGCTAGAACAAAGTGTACGCGGCTTAGGACGTAAGCAGCTTAAGCTCAAGTCGAACAAGTTTTTAGCCAAGGAGACACAATGATTTACATAGGGATTGACCCTGGATTAAATGGAGCTGTGGGGGTATTAAACTGCGTAGGCACAGCTTCAACATTAGACCACATAAAAATGTTTGATACTCCCACCCTAACTGTGTCTGGTGCAAAAGAAAAGCGTGAGTATAGCACAGCAGCCATGGCATTGCTACTGGAACCTTACGTCACACAAGTAGGAGACAGTGTACTAGTAGTGCTAGAAAATGTTCATTCTATGCCAAAACAAGGGGTGGCTAGTTCTTTCTCCTTTGGAAAAGGTTTTGGTATGTGGCAAGGTATTATTGCTGCATATAAACTACCAATGGAACTAGTAAGTCCTCAGCGTTGGAAAAAGGAAATTCTAGTAGACATGGGACAAGACAAAGATGCCAGCAGGTTTAAAGCCATAGCGTTATTCCCAAGCATTGCTGAGCAACTATCACGCAAGAAAGATGACGGACGCGCCGAGGCTTTACTCTTGGCCGAATATGGACGTAGGATTAGAAAGGGACAATTATAAAGAATGCCTTGCAAGTGGAAGGCTAACCCAGAAGAAGTATTCTCTGAGGTGGAAGCACTGTACTCTACTCTGCTTAGTGGCAGAGGAGCACTAAGGGTACGCCGTGCTAAAATAAATACGAGCGGGGAAGTTCAGTGTGAACCTTTGGATTTTTTATGGGACGTTGAGATAAGAGCCAAAGAAATTTTAGACCCTTTGGATTATGCTATGTTTCTACGCCTATCATACCAAGAGCAACCTGAGCTTATTCCTGCACATGTGAAGGAAGCGTTAGGGGTTATATTCGATGCAAATGGCCTAGGGATTACCGGAGCATATCGCTCTTTGTACTTTAGGATTAAAAATCAACAAATGCGGGAGGCAATGCATGACAGAGAACAGCTTGGAACCGAACCAGAGCAGTTTAACTGATAAAGAAAAGGACAACACTGCTTGCCATGGTTTCAAGGAAGATTCAGCATTGTCTGCAAGCTGTGTTTGTGCTATGCAAAGAAATTTGCCAGTAGAAACTGTTTCTACGGAACCTCCTAAGGAACAACCCAAGCTTACACGGAAACAAATAGGCCAACTTAGACGCCAATACCTAACTCAGGTACATGGGGTGGTAAAGGCTTGTGGTCATGCGGCTAAGTTTTCTGCTACGAAACCCCCAAGTATAAACTGTGTAGATTGCTGGGTAGCCTATTTCATGACCGCTGTAAACCTTGAGGACGTGCATAAGGTTCTTACTGAGCAGGGAGTCAAGGCATTGGTTGCGCGGTATGGAAAAAAGTTTGTACGGCAATTCCATGGATTTCTTGCTATGTCATTAATGCCTAAGGAAGAACCTAAGGATATACCACAGGAGATAATTTAATGGAAAACTACACAGTACCAGCAGGAACATATTACCTTGGAGATCCTTGTTATGCTTTGCAAGGAACCCAAAAAGCTTGGATGAAAATTTTAAACTCATCAGACCATTTTAAAAAACCTTACAAAGTAGGCAGAAAGATAGCAATAGCATTTAGTACAGCCTTTGGGGATGGTGAGTATTATGATCAGTTTAATAATAAATACCCAGTGGATGCTGGAATGATAGGGGTAGTACCTATTAGTTTATCTACAAAAGAAACACCAAAAGGCATGTTAAGAGTAAGATTTGAAAAACCTACTAAGTGCTCTAGTGTTGATGGTGTGTTAACTTTTGGAAAATACAAAATTGATACAGATCCACACTGGGAAACTGAGGAATAAATGCCGACAGAAGAATTAACTGAAAAACAAAAGATGGCCTCTGTAAAAGCTTTGTCAGAAAAATTGGACAAGGAACATAAAACAGAAAACTCCTTGGTATTTCTGAACAGTAAAAAACTTATGCTTATCCCTTGTATACCCACAGGACTTCCATCATTTGATTACGAGGCTTTACAATTCGGAGGAATCCCTAGGGGGCGCATTGTGGAGCTGTTTGGTGGAGAGTCTGCCGGGAAAACCACCACGGCTCTGCACATTGTAGCTGAGGAGCAAAGGCTAGGGGGCCTAGCAGCCTATGTAGATGCCGAGCACGCCCTAGACCCTAACTATGCAAAAGCCCTAGGGGTAAACCTAGACAGGTTGGTTTTTACACAACCAATGTCTGGGGAACAAGCTTTACAAGCCGTGGATGGGCTGGTGGAGACAGGGGCGGTTAGCCTTATCGTGGTAGACTCAGTAGCTGCCCTAGTACCAGAAGCAGAGTTGGCAGGGGACATTGGAGATAGCGTGGTTTACGAAACCCCTGTCTACATCAGAAGAAAAGGAAGCACAGCCGTAAATATAGTACAAATAGGTGACCTATTCCACAAAGGAAATGCTACAGGATGGTATACAAAAACATCAATGTTAGAAGTCTTATCCCACAAGGGATGGGTTCCTTTACTAGGTGTGCAAAAAAAGAAAAATGTAAAAAATAAACCCATAGTATACACTCGTACTTCTACAGGATACATAGGGACAACAAAAGATCATTCATTATTTATAAATGGAAAGGAAGTATCTCCAGCAGAACTGTCTGTTTTTGATAGGCTAGATATACAAACGCCTCCTACATCTGGAACATGCTCGGTAGTTAACGAAGATATTGCCTGGCTTCTAGGTATGTATGTAGCAGAGGGGTCTACCCCAAGAACTAGTGGTTGCAATAGGTTTTCAGTTTGTGGTACTGATAAATACAGAATGGAAAAATGCAAAACACTTGTACTTAATAATTTTTCCATAAAAGGGACAGTACGCATGGTTAATAAGGCTAAAGGCAATAGAAAAGCCCTGTACGCTATGGACTGCCCCACTGACACTAGTTTAGGTTTTCTAATGCAGTCTTGTATTTCTGAACTATCTTTAAAAAAATGCGTGCCACTGTTTATTCTTAACGGCACAGAAACTGTTAAGAAGTCTTTTCTTACAGGGTTTTGGGAAGGGGACGGTAATCATTCTAGCGATGGTCCTAGAAAATACTTTAACACTTCGTGGCCAGCCATTGCTGGAATACAATACCTAAATAGTTCCTTAGGAATACAAACTAATGTAGTAGTAACTAAAGAGAGGGAGTGGCAACTAACCCTTAGTGAAGCCCCCAAACGCTTGCAAAACCACCCAGCAGAAATAAGAGCATTTTATGAAGTAAAGGGGCCAGAGTATTTATATGACATAAGCACTAAAGCTGGAACCTTTGTATGTGCTTTGGGTAACATTGTTTGTCACAATTCACATATGGGCCTACAGGCCCGTATGATGGCACAAGCCATGCGTATACTTGTAGGTAAGTGCTCTAAGAACATGGTCAGTTTAGTTTTTTTGAACCAGGTGAGGGAAAAGATTGGGGTAATGTATGGCAATCCTGAAACCACCACCGGGGGACGTGCCCTGAAATTTGCAGCGTCAAGTCGTATTAAAGTACGCCGAGGAGAAGCCATTTGGGAAGGCACTAAAGAAAACATTGTTGGGCACAAGCTTATCATGCGTATTGAAAAGAATAAGGGTGGTATACCCTTTAGAACTGCTGAGCTTGACCTTTTGTACCCCGGAGCTGGCCGTCAACCAGGCTTTGATAAGGTAGCAGATACCATTGCATATGCAGCGAAACATGGCCTGTTTGAATCCAAGGGTTCTTGGTACTGGATGGATGGAGAACGCATTGCAAATGGTTTGGACAACCTTAAGGAAACACTTAGGAACAGTCCAGAGGTTATCACTAAGCTGCAAAAGAAAATAAAGGAATATGTAAAGACACTTGCAGAGGAACCCGTAGGTTCTACTCCTGCATTACCAATGGAGAAACTATGAATGCCTTAGAAGCCCGAGGACATGCTAAAAATTGGCTAGAAAAAACTACCAAGGAAAATAACCAGTGGAATGATGCAAGGAAAAAGAAAGAAGACAAAGCTGAAGCCACTTTATGGAAAAAACGTGGGCCTGAGCTAACTAGAAGAATTGATGGTTACATTAAAAAAGCAGCTCTAGGGGGCTACCATAGTATTTATGAACCGTCTGACATTAACCCTGGCGGTGACCCTATTATATGGTTAGGAGAGTCAGATTATATAATCCACCAGACCCTAATAAAGCACTACAGAGACAAAGGTTTTAAAGTTGAAGAATACACACCTTACGCTCTGAAAATTACTTGGTAAAAAGGTAAAACTATGAATGACCGAGAACATCTACCGTACATTACTACTTCCTTGGGAACCCGTTGGTACCACTCTGATCCTAGGCCTGAGGATGTGCATATTGAATTCATTGCACATTCTCTGGCACGGCTCTGTAGATTTACTGGGCATGTCCTTGCTAATATGTACTCTGTCGCAGAGCATTCAGTTAGGGTTTCCTATGTGTGTTCTCCTGAGAATCAACTTTGGGGTCTACTCCATGATGCTAGCGAAAGTCTTTGTGCAGATGTTTCCCGGCCTTTGAAACACATTGCTAATATGGCTGAGTATAGGAAGCATGAGAAAATAAGCCAAGCAGCAATTATGAAACACTTTGGTTTACCCTTGGAAGAGCCTAAGGAAGTGAAATTAATAGACACAAGGCTTCTGGCAACGGAATACAGGGATTTAATGCCTAAGGGGGATAGCATCGTAGGTGTAGAGCCATATCCTGATAAAATAGAACCATGGAGCACCAAAGAAGCTGAGCGTATATTCCTATTCAGGTTCTATGAATTAACTGGGCAGAACACTTTTTACCTACAGCAGTTTACAGAGGAAATGAATAAGTTGTCCCCAGCAATGTTTGGCCAATAAATTAACAAAGGAGAACTAAGGTGTTCTATGACAGTTCAACAGAACCAAAGCTCTACGAACTTGGTATTGACTTCAGGAACAACATCGGAGAAGAAGACGAATACTATGCAAGTTTCACAGCAGAAACCAAAGCAAAATACCAAGAATACCTCCGGTCAAAAGAAGGAGACACGCAACGAAAAACGCCGAAGATGGGCAAAGCAAAACAAACCAGCCCCAAGGCCAATAGTTCAGCAAAAGCCAAGTAGGGAATACACTAGTGTTTGCTGTGGTGCTCCAGCTACTAAACCCAAGGCAGGGGAAAAGCAAGTTGCTAAAGATCCTGAGTCTGGTAAAATGAAAAGTGAACCCAAGGGTTTAGGGCATTGGCGCTGTAACTTGTGCAAGAAACCCTGCAAAGTAACCGTGGGTAAACCAAAGGAGGCCAATGTTTAGTCCTAAGCAAGTACTTAAAAGGTATGCTTTGGCAACCTTATTGTTTGCGCTAACCGTGGCTTTGATCAACGCTGATAGCCCACTGTTGGCAATGATCCCTGGAGTACTTTGTGTAGTTATTGCAGTACTAACCCTAAGGGGTGCCATAGGATGACCCTTAGCCACAACAAAAAGGAAACCATATTTACCATAGCTGCTGTGGTATCAGACATTGTACAAGTGGTGTCTGCTCTGCTTCAAGCCTATGGATTGTACTACATAATTCATCACATGAAATAGGAGAAAAATGAAACAATACATAGGCATTAGCCGAGATCACAGTGGTTCTATGTCGAGTTTGGCGAGACATGCAATGAACGACTATAACCAGAACATCTCCGCTATTAAAGATGCGGCTGAAAAGCAAGACATTGACACAGTAGTAAGTGTGGTAGAGTGTGGACGAGGCTGTAAAGGAACAGTGGAACGCACTGTGGTTAACTCAGGGGTGTCAAGGCTTAAGCCTTTAGAAACTTATGTTACAGACGGAATTTCTACTCCACTGTTTGATAGTGTAGCTGAGTTAATTTCTATATTGGAAACTGCACCGGACTCAAAAGACCCTAATGTAAGTTTCCTAGTAATGGCCATTACAGATGGTGCAGAAAACTCTTCTAAAACCAAAGGAAATGTTTTAGGAGAAAAAATTAGCAAGCTCCAAGCAACTGATCGTTGGACTTTTGTATTCCGTGTTCCAGTAAACTATGGGCATACTTTGCGTAACCTAGGAATTCCCTTAGGCAATATTCAGGAATGGGAACAAACAGAGAAAGGAATTAAACAAGCTACTGTACAAACTTTATCTGCTATGAATGCTTACTATGGTGGTCGTACACGCGGCATGACTGCCACTGACAGTTTCTACGCTGATTTAAAAGGTGTAACCACCAAACAAGTAAAAGACAAGCTTAAGAATATTTCTTCGGAAGTTTTATTCTTTCCTGTGCGTACAGGTGGGGAAGTTATCAAGCCTTTTATTGAACGAAAACTTAGACACACTATGCGTCTAGGCAGTGCTTTCTACCAATTATCTAAAGTAGAGAAAGCAGTACAAAGCAATAAGCTTATTGCCATTCGGGACAAATTCTCTGGTGATGTATATGCCGGGGCAAATGCTAGGGATCTCCTTGGTCTGCCTAAACAAGGCATCATCCATTTGGCACCGGGTGACCACGGCAATTTTGATGTGTTCATTCAAAGCACTAGTACCAATAGAAACCTAGTAGCAGGTACAGAGGTTATGTACTGGGAAACTGTGGGGACTTAATGGCAAACTTTGAACCAGCAGTTGAGATTACACTGAAAAATGAAGGGGGTCTGGTGGACGATCCAGCAGACCCCGGTGGAGAAACTAAGTATGGCATAAGCAAACGTACTTATCCCGACGTTGATGTTAAGAACCTAACCATTGAAGATGCCAAGGCAATTTACTTGAGAGATTTTTGGAAATTCGGAGGAATAACAGACCAAGCCATTGCTAATAAGATTTTCGATTCCTATGTGAATATGATGCATGCCGCTATAAAAATTGCCCAAAAGACAGTGGGCTTTTCTAAGCAGGATGGCGTGTATGGTCCTGTAACTGAAACAGCAATCAACAGCTTTACAGCGGAGAATTTCCTACCGTTATACAGGACTAATCTTGTGCAGCATTACAAAGACATTGTAGCTGCTAATCCTGAGGAATCCAAATTTCTTGAAGGATGGGAAAACAGGGCAAACCAATGACGCCCCTATGGTTCACAATAACGGCCTACGCTATGTACATATTCCCAGCAACTTTGGTTATCTATTGCATCTATGAATTGTACAAAGCATGGAAACACAGAGGAGACAAAAATGAAGGAGGAGATAGGTGGAGGGACAGAGAACCTAAACCATGGCCTTGGTCACCCAAAGGAGGAGGTGGGTGGAAACCAGAGTATGATCTTGAGCTTCAAAACATGCTAGATGCTGTGGGTAAAACCGTTGTATTGCCTAAGGATGTTCCTAAGGAGTCTAACCCTGTATGCTAGTTACTGGTGTAGACATGGATCATGTAGGCAAACGCATAGAACACTTAATGGAGCTGCACGAACTGTGGAGCGAAGGTTTACGCATAGCATCTACTGGGCATATTACCGAGGATGATAAAGTACGCATCGTAGAACTTGGCTCAGCCATTAGGTTACTTGAGTTTTATATGCAGGCCAACTACGATGATTACCCTGAGTACGGCAGAACCATAAATTTGCTCCCTAAGAATCCAGAGGATATACCCAATGAATAGAGAAGACAGGCTAAACCTAATAATTGCAATACTTATGTCAAACGGAGTATGCAATGACGATGAAGCTGTAGAACAAGCTCAGCTTATTGAAAGTCGTGTAAAGAGAATTATACGAAGGGAAAACCAAACAGAACACCTAGGAGAAAACAATGCTACATAATGAAATAGACGAAGAACTAGAAGGAGAAGAATCCTCAGGCACTGCTGAGGAAGACAATGATGAAACCTTTGCAGAAGCCGTGGTGGATAGCAATGTAACTTTCGATGGAGAAGAAATTGTTTTCCATGGCCCACACCAATGCTTAGTTCTGGCAAGCTCAGAACTTTATTCCAAGAAGGAACTCAGGCAGTACTATGAAGATCTCAGAGAGAACCTTGAATCCCTCGTGGAAGAAGTAGAAGAAATCATTACAGAAGAGTAGGTGCTTACTGCCTGATCAGTAAGAGAAAAGGTTTATAAATGAAGAAGTTTATTATTAGTCTTGTATTAGCCCTAGCTTGTTGCCTAGGAGTATCCCAAGCACAAGCCCCCTATAAAAATGTTTGTGCTGGTTGTGTAGGAATTTTTTGCTACGACTCAGGTGGCAATTATTGTACCTGCCAAATTGTAGTGATTGGCCGTACTGCCACTTGTATGAACATAGGAGGATGCATCCCTGGTTATGGCTGCATAGATGCCAAACAACACCCAGAGACAGCCACCGCAGAACAAAAGACAATGTGTGCAGATCCTAAGCCTGTAAACAACGCCGTACTAGTACAGCACCCTTGGATTAAAGCACCACAAACCTTGCTAACAATGTTGTCTAACCACAGTTACATTCCTGAGTCTTCTGATTTAGTTGCAGGACTAGGAAAAGTCATTGTAGAAAAGGGGCTAACTTCTCGTTATGCTCTACAACAAGCAAGTCAAGTCAATGGAAAAGTTGATAAACCATCAAAAGTAGAGGATCTTCATCTATCTCGTTTAGTAGCTCTTTATGCTGTACTAAATGGAGACACTTGGACTTTAGAGTTCTACACAGACAATGGGTTAGAAGGAGAGACCAAGTATAAAAGCATATATGAAATGCAAAATGCTGGAGTTACTCCTACTGAAACCCTACGATTAAAAGGGAACCAATACGTCTTTTTGGATTCTAATAAAATTGAATATTCCGGCACTTTTTAAAAAAACACAAAAACAAAAGCCCAGGTAATCCCTTTTGGGAAAACCTGGGCTATTTTTATTTATTAATGGAGGGTATGTGAAGGATCGAACTTCTTTCCACAAGGTTCACAGCCTTGGGCTGAAACCACTCAGTACACACCCTTATGTTTCTTCCACGCTTTTTACTGAGAATAAAGCATACTTCTTTCTAAACTGTTCCAATGCATCCTTCTCATCTGTACCGTACTCCGTGTATTCCTCGGTCATGTCTGAGGTTTGAAAAGGGCAGGCTACAATTTTGTATTCTTTTAAGTTCATAGTTTCCTACCAAGCTCAAACGCAACAATTGCAATACCTATACGCTCTGCATTTCTTCCAATTCCACCCAGGATTTTACGGAATTTAGACCTGTGGGACAGCTTGTCATATGCGGCTAAGGACTTTTTAGCTTCAGCCAGGGCCACTTTAGCCTGTGTATTATCTGACACACATTGGGATAAGTCGTTGGAAAGACTGGAGTTCTTAGCTGTTTCAAGGGTATACAAAGAAATTTCGTCCTGTAAATCAGCCTTAGCTTGGTCTCCAGACACCTTAGAAGCTATCACTGCTTGCGTTTCTAGGCGATTTAAGCCTAGGTTCCCATCCGGCTCGTCCTTTGGGGTACCAAAGTCTGGTGTGGTCGTAAAAACGGCTCTAATGCCTAAATTAAGATCGGAAACGCCCGCATTTGGTGCCAAAGCCTGGGTAACCACCGGGGCCGGAGCCTGAGCATTCCTTTGGGCTATCTGTAATACCAAAGCAGCTTGTTGAGAACTTTGCTGAGCACGCTCTGCAGCATCAGCTGCTAGCAGGTCTGTAAGTGCTTTTTGTGACGTGTTGAAGTTTTGCTGTGCCACATTAAATTGCTGCTGCAAAGCCTCAGCGTGTGCTAAGGCCTTGTCGTATGATTTTAAGCCATAATATCCTCCCGCTCCAATCAGAAACAAGATCAGAGTTAGGGCAAACATGTGTGCGTATAAAACACGATGAACGAATACAGAAAATTCGCTTCGTGGAGTCACTGGTAATATCGAGGTTGTTGCCATTCTGAGTCCTTTTCATATAGCTTTTTTACAACTAGGGTTAACCATACAACAAAAAGGTAGGGAGTGAGCCATGCACCTGTGTTCATACACAAATCCCCAATGCTGTATATGTCCCCATGATCATCAAACACATCAGATAAAAAATTAAGGTGCGTGTACGGAGTCATTACACAGTGCACATCATCTAACATTCCATCTGGGCCTATTTTGTTTTTCTCCACAGCAAACTCATTCATTAACACTGGGAATTTGTCGTGGTTAGTAATAAGCACAACCTGGTTTAAACATACACCCAATAAACCCAGAGAAATTGGAGAAATAACAAGCCATAAAAATGTGACCCTAAGAAACCTACTCAGTTTATGCATGGCCCTTGCTCCTTTTAAGGGAAGAACGTTAGTAGTACATCAAATGCCTCTACAGATCGTGCCTTGAATTCTCCCAAGGAGCAATCATTTATTAAAATGCGTGACCATTCTTCATCCGGTACATCTGCCAACGCACGCTCTGAGTAGTGTGTGCTGGAATCAATAGGAGGAAGAGAAGGCCGATCTACCCGTACAACTTCTCCAAGTGTTTTAATGAAAGCAAATTCATTTGGGTAACGCAGGTCAGCAATAAGAGCTACTTGAGGTTTTTCCTTTTCTAATCGTACCTTAAGTTTATTCAACCAGTAGTCAGGGTTAATGCTGCGCCTAAAGGAATCTCCCCACCATTGAAGCAAGAGCCTCTGCTTTCCATAAGGACACAATGGGTCTGTCATGTCTGGATTAGGATCATACTTTACCCATGGTGGCAATTGTACAAAATCCCCCCGCTCATTCACTAACCAGTAATCCTTGTCCCAGAGCAAGCGTATATCCCTAGGTGGAGGAAAGGAATCTACAGCTTGATTTACCTCAGCCTTCACTGCGTCCCCAAAGCCATACCTACGCATGTCGTAGGCCGGGTACTCTGGGTCTCCTAAGGTTTTCCTATGCTCATTTTCTTGTAGAATAGCAGCAATTGCCGTGTCCTTGCCAGAGCGCATACGAAACCCAAACCCATACAATACTGAGTCTATTGCCATGGGTTACCTGAGCCTCCCTTTTGGTATCTTAGCAATCTCCTTTTGCAACTGTTCATACGTAAGGTTATATTTCCCGGCCTCAAACAAGGTAATATTCTTAGCAATCACCTTGCCTAGGCCGTAACTATTAAACATTCCCTCGGTTCTTACCACGTAGTTCTGAGTCTCTGGCATTTTTACTTCTTCTCCTTTACAACATCCCGTTTTGTTACAATCGTTGGATATGCTTCGTCTGTGTAAGTAAACATAGCAATCAAACCCTCGTCTTTAGACCACACAAAAGCTTCAGCTGTTCTAAGGTTTCCTACATACCCATTAGAAGCGTGCCACTCATCTGCCGGAGTTAGTGCCCCAAGTATACGCACCCGTACACCATGGAATTCTTGGCTTTTAGTGGTGTGCAAGTGGCCTGTATGAACTTCCCTAAATTTTGTTCTGCCAAACAGTTCAGGCTGTTCTGTGGCAAACAACAAAGGGTAATCTTCTCTGTGGCCCAAATCTCCATGGGTAAACAGCAACCCTACTTTGCCCCATTCTTGGTACTTACGATATATTGGGGAATTGTCAAAGGACACATCTGGGTCGCTATGAAACCAACATTCTAAAGAATCGGCCAACGTCCAAACAGCAGTTTTATCGTGGTTACCAGCACAAGTAACAACCTTTACTGGCCCCAGCTCTTTTAGTTTTTCAATGGCTTCTACCAAGGTTTTACGAACTGTCCAATATGTCTTCTGAAAACGCCCCTCAGAATCCACTACTGTACCGTGAATAGTCTTGCTGTCTACATCGTTAGCGTGAAGCAAATCATTTCCAATAGGAAATAGTATTAATTCATATTTATAGTGTCTAGACCGTTCAATGAGTTTATCAATAGCACGTATAAACATTGCTTGTGCTACTTTTAGGTCATAGGGTACACTTCCTGTTTCAGAGGGCCATGCCAATTTACCAAAGTGCACATCAAAAAGAGAAACTTCTAGCATCAGTCCCGTTTCATTTACAGGGGAAGGTTTGCTTGGTATTCTCTTAATCTCGTTCTTAGCCTCATCCTTAAGAGACTCCACTTCATCGGCAATCCATTGCCTATGGGCTTCCTTTGCTGTATCCTGTTCAAATTTAATACGAGCTACTTGGGCACGTAACAAAGCGTTTTGCCGTACTACATGACCAAAGGAAGTGCCTTGCAACTCTTCTCCCATAGCAAACTTAGTAGTATTACGTACTTCAGCTCTCTCTGGAATTGCTTCAAGGCGTTCAGCTATTTTTATTGCGTTGGTCTCTTCTATGTAGTGCTGAAGGTGCTTTGCCACTTCCCTGCCACACTCTAGCTTAGCCCTGTACTCTTCCTGAAAAGGCAAACGCCCTTCCTTATCAGAAGTTTCTTGAGCGTATAACAGTGCATCTTTTAATCGCCCAAGTTCATAGGCTGAAAGTTCTGTTTTTGACATAGTTCCTTTCTGAGTTCTACTACTTATTTAGTATACCACGGAAAAACACGAAATGTCAATGCCTTATTTCTGGAATATTCCTTTCAAGAACCCTTGGGTTTCCTTAGCCTCTAAACGCATTTCCCCTAAGGTGTCCACCGCTTTTCCAAGGAGTTCAATCTGTTTATCACCCTGGTTCTGAAGTGTCTGTAGACAATTGTTTCTTTGTACTGACAGCTCAATGTGCACGGCTTCTAATTTGGTAGTAAGATCTAGCCATGCACTCTTAACTTTACGAAACGGCATAGCAACGGCTCCTAAGAAAATAGACGCGAGAATAGAAATGACAATCTCGTGTCTGAAGTCTGAAATTATGGGTGAAACTATCATTTCTATTTCTCCTAATTACAATAATTGTCCAAACCAACTGGCATAACTTTGTGGCAAAGCAACGATCAAAACATCGCCTCTACCATTGGCTGAGCCTATGCATGTGTATACTACACCGTTTCCATCGGTCACTGTGTTACCAGCCGTGCCGGAATTACAAACAAACCATGCCGGAGCTGTGCCTGCACTTGTGCCTCCCGTAGTAACCTGATAAACTCCAAAGTTTGTGCCTGATCCAGTAGTGGCTCCAAAAGGATTTATTAGTACACCTGTACTATAAGAAAAACTAGGTTGCCAATTTTGTCCACATAAGGTTGTTCCAGTTGGGTACAGTGCAGCAGAAGTTCCAGCTGTATTACCAAACCCACAAAGATCATCTGTTCCCCAAGCCATGTACGCTCCGTCCACAGAAACTTGGCTTATAGAAAATTGAACAGAAAAGTTAGAATTAGTGCCAGAATTGAAACTATGAGTAAATCTCCATTGTTGTTGCCCAGTAGTAGAGCCACCGTAAACCCAATTAGGAGTAGTTGAAAAACACATTTCTTCCCCTTGCCACGGAGCGTATGGATTAGGGTTTAAAGTCAACAAGTTTAAAAATGACCCACAAGCAGGGCCTGCATCTACACCCCCAATGGCCGCTGCTGCCCAGCTTGTATGCTGGTCATAAGCGTCAGCAAACTCACAGGGAGGATTAGTATACACAATACCTGGAGTATAATGCCTAGTATCACAAGTACTAACTAGCCAACTTACATTGGGAATAGCTGTGGGGTTAGAAAGATCATAGATCTGGGAGTAAGCCCCACCAGTAAATCCCCCATTAAAGCTTCCACTTTGACCAACATTAACAAGGTGGCTATAGCCTGGCCCATAATGGTTCAATCCTCCAACTAAAACTTGAGCTGAAGTTGTAGAGTTAAAACTAGAGAATGGTTTCCATACCACAGGGTTTCCTGGGGCACTGCTACAATTTGTTGAAGTTTGCAACGGCATTGTAACATAGTCATCCCCTGAGGAAGATTTTCCAGCATGAAGAAATCCTCCACCTCCGCAAGATGCCGCTGTAATTGCAGTAGTTGCCCCTACAGGAGACATATTCCAAGTGCCTCCAGTGCATAAATATCCTGTACCACCAGAGCAAGTAGTGGTACTCATTATTCCAGTGGCCGTATTGTAAAGGACATAAATATTAGTGGTGGTTTTATAACACACCATGTAGATTCCTGTGCCTTGTTGTTCACCTTGATAATTGCTTAGGTTTCCTCCTTGTGGCCCGGTCAACCAACCGTAGTTATTGGTGCTAATTCCCATGCAATTTTCAGTACCATCTTTAGATTGCCATGCGAAATCAGTCCAACCCACACTGCCACCAATTACAACAACATTGGGACCAACATTTATCCAAGTTAAACCATTATCGCTAACCTGTGTAAGCATATCAGGATGGCCAGTGGATATTGGAACAAACGCTGGAGTAGAAGATCCACTCGTACCTCCAGAACTAATCAGCTGATAAACAAAAGATCCCTGAGCTGATGTTCCTCCCCACTTTACTGTGCCATCTGTACCTGCCAACGTTTCGTATCCACAGTTGCCTGTTCCCCAAGTAGGCTGGGTGCTACTACTAGTCCCTGCTTGCACCACCCTAAACATGCAACCAGAAGGATTTCCGGTTGTTGGAACAACAATATCTCCGAGAGAGTATGTATGTGTAGATTGCCAAGCAGGAGCCTGTCCACTAGTTAAGGTATAGCTAACATATTGCCCTGTTGAATACGTATGATTAGCTTGCCAAGCAGGAGCATTGGAACCCACAGGAATACCTGTAGAAAAATCAGTTACGATACCGTTGTCAGTATAGGCCCCGCTACTGGTGTTTATAGTAACGGTTCCGGCTTGTACATCATTGGTTGCACTTAAAACAAAACCTGTGTAGTATAGGAGAGTGGGGGAAATAGCATCAAATGCTGGTGTACCAAAGTTAGCTAAAGACGCACTTGATCCTCCTCCAGCCGTATTCATGTCTGTAGTAATGGCAAAACCTGAGCCAGCATGGGTTCCTGTTGAGGGGCCACAAGAATTACCATTAAACAAAATAACATTACTACCGTTAACTACTAATGCTGTGTGGTTTGAGTTAAATAGTCCACGAGCATTGCCAGCTCCTCCTTGCCCAGCAGAGTAACTTTGGTAATTAACAGAACTAGTTAAATTAGCGTCTGTACAACGAATAACTGGAGGTTGAGGGCCAGTATAACCAGCAGAAGTTGCATAGGATGTATCATAGAACACTGAGCCATTTCTAGTGTACGTCCCAAAATTCGGGGCACTAGGAAGAGGAACCAAAGCATTTCCTTGATAAGCTGCATAAGATTGCCCAATAACAGGAAGAGAACACAAAACACACAACAAAAGTGTAGTAAGAAATTTTTTCATTTAATGTCCGTCCTCTATTGAATAGCTGATCCTTGAGGCAACAACGATCCTTGATTAATTTGTGAGGCCCCTACTGTAGTGTTTCCAGGCACTGGTATAGGAGATTGCGATAAATTAACCATACCTGCATTGGCTCCAGTTCCAGGACTTGCCTTAGTGCCTGTGCCAAAACATGCATCGTTTTCTATGGAATCACGGCTACCAATGGATGCAGCTCCAGTGAATTGCTCAATGCATTTCAATGTAGAACCAAATCCCATTTGCAAATGGTTTATAGTATGAACACAATAAGGGCCAATACACATAAAAGGAACGCGCATACCATAACTCACACCGTCACTCATCGGTGGATAGACATGATCATAGAACCCACCAGAATCGTCATAGGCCATAAAAATTATAGAATGATTGTATAAGTAAGGGTTATTAAACACCGCATTTAACTGTGTTTGTGTCCACGCTACCCCAGTGCTAACGGCATTACCAGGGTGCTCATTTGTAGATCCAGAACCACTAAGAAACACAACAGTTGGAAGGGCATTAGCTGGGTTATCAATGCACGGCCCATTTCCTCCACAACTAGCGTCTGTTGTACATACAGCATGTCCAGTGGTACATTCTCCAGTTGCTGCTGCTGCGTCAATAGCAAATTGTGTATCTGGAAAATTATTAGATGCAAAGGATTTTGATGTACCAGCGTTTCCATAACGAGTGGTTTGAAACATAGCAGAACCATTACGTGCTTGATCACTAGTGTAGTAATGCCACGTAACATTGGCAGCATTCAATTGGTCTGCAATGGTTGTGAGATTAGGACATGGGGCTCCAAGGGCTGCACCTACACTGGTAGAAGTATTGCAAGTGTTGGGACTAGTAGAACAATCAGCTACATCAGTACAAGTTGCAGGTCTAGACCCGTTTAGTCCGTTAGCCAATCCATTTCCATTAAAACATACACACGCTGCTCCACCTGTAGAACATTGTCCTCCATAAAAACCTGTTCCCATACACTGCACATAAGGAGCTGTGCACCCGGCATTAGAAGTACAGGTTACACCGTTGGTAGCTACATGGTTAAGAATGGGATTTACACAGTACAGCTTACCAGAAACTCCGCTCGTATACGTTCCAGACACTGAGGCAAAGTCCCCAGTGTATGTAAAAGGTGCCGATGTTCCTGTATGTGTTGCATCACATGTCCAGTTTGTCTTATATGTTGCATTACACTGAGGGGTTCCAGCTCCACAATCCGTGGCATCGCTGCCTGCCACACAGCTTGGAGCATTTGCCCCAATGTTTGGCCCATTTGTACAGGTATAACTTCCTGTAGTAGTGGTGATTGGATTATCACCTAAACCATTGTCTTGCCCAGCAAACCACATCATAGCTGCTGGAGCGGTGGGAGTTTGGCTAGAAAAAAAATTATCCTCTAAACCGTAGGCATCTGCCAAAGAATAATAATACACAAGTTTAGTCCTATCAAAATATGCATAAGCACACTGATTTGCTTGTGCTGCTGTGTCGCTAGCACATCCGGTGGTTGGAAAGGCATCCATTGCTCCTGCATCGGTATAATTTACTAAATTACCACGAGTGTGCCCAACATCTGCATAGACTGTTCCAGTGTTTTCATTAAGCAAAGCCTGAGGAGCCAACGTATACGGCATTACACAGGTAGCAGAATAAGTAGTGCAAGCACTAGTAGGGTCAGTGGGAGCATAGCATTTTACTTGGTTTGGATATGCTGGGGCAGTGCCTCCAGTACAAAAAGAAGCAATACCTGAACCGCTAATAGGTGTAACATAGGCTCCAAAATAATGATCAAAACTACGGTTTTCCTTCTTTATAGAAATGATATGCGTAATTGTGCCTTGTGCTATAGCACAGGTACAAAACAAAAGCATAGTCATTAAAATGCTGCTAATCTTCTTCATTCTTTTCCTTAACCCAAAACTTCCACCATGGGTGTGGTTTAAGGTTGCCTGTGTCCTTTTTAGCTTCATCTTCATCTGCTGAGCCTTCATCTTCTTCTCCAACGGCCAAAGTGTCTGGAAGTAGTATACAAGGTTTCATTTTAAGGGCGCATTCAGTGGCAGATATGCCTAAACAATTTACTGATGCATTATAGGCCACACAAGTTGGCTCTGGCACCCAACACCGCATAACTACTTCACCGTTATATATACCAGGAGCTTCAACTAGTCCTGAAGCACAATCTGGTCTAGTCATCAAATGTGGAACAACAGGATGATGCAAAGCACACCCTAAAGTAAACACACATAAAATCAATGTAAAGATAGTTTTCATTTACTGGGCCTTTGATGGGCCTCCTTGGATTTGTGGGCCTCCCCAAGTTGAGCAGGATACACTACCTCCACCATCACTAAAAGCAATGCCGTCCGCACTAGCGTGCCCACTTCCTGTTGTCCATGTTGGCCCAGTTCCGCTGTTTGTGTTCAGTAAATATGCTCCACTAAGAGTAACCACAAAAGAGGAGTAAGCATCTGTGTACCCACCTCCAATTGCTGAGGCTGCTACCTGTGGGCGAATAGACTGCACAATGCAGTCATTGGTGCCAGATAGTGTTAACGTTGGCCCTAGAGGATTGGTAACATTTGAGGTAGTGGCTAATGCCCCCGCCTTATCAAAAGATGCTGTTCCTGAGGTTGAGCACTCTACCGCCCCAACATACCAACCACTAGTTGGAGAAATAGCATTAGTAAATACAATTGAAGTTTGGGAAGCGGCGGGAGCAATAAAATAAGCGCAGTCTATTGAACCAGCAGAACTGGCTGATGTTTGGCACCCACTAGAAGCAACCAGAGTAGCATTTGCTGCGCCTAAAGTAGCTGAAGAAATAGCGCAAGTAGAGTTGGCCCCTTGACAGGCAAGAAAAATAGCTACTACATCACCAGCGCCTCCAACTGTACCACTAATAGTTAGTGTACAGGTATTACTACTAGATGCACAGGTTGTTAAACGAACTCCCTGTCTAAATGTCCATGTTGCAGCGTTCACATAAGGGGCAACAACAAGTGCACATAAAAGAAATAAGTAAGGAGCAATACGCTTCATTATTGTAACCTCGTAGTCACTAAGCTTGCCGCATAGGTTGCTGTTCCAGTACCACATTGAGCAAAGGCAATAGCATACTGAATAACAGAACCATTAGTATCAATCACTATGTGTCCGCTTCCCCATGCTCCTAAAGTAGTAGCTCCCCAAACCATAGTTCCAGTAACTGCAGTTGCACTTACATTGGTATCAAGAGGTATGCCTTGTGCTGAATGGGAGGTACCGTTTCCATCTGTCCACGTCAAGGAAGGAGTAACTCCTCCAGTGGTGTTTGCAGTACAGGCTGTGCCACTTTGGTAAAGGGAAATATCTACTGCATAAGTTCCTGGGGTATTACAAGCTCCAGCTGAAGCTGCACATAAAGTTGCTGTGGAAACTGCGGCAACTAACCCCGTAGATCGTATAGAACCAGGCTGAGCACGAAGCATCATCCCAGTTGACGAAGCTCCATTTGTTTTAGCTAAAAACTCATGAGCAGTTGAATCTGGATAAATTCCTGCTGTACTTGAAGCATTTGTAAACGCTGTGCCTTCCGCTCCGCACCAGAACCCGGCTGTTCCAGCTGTACAAGCTGGGGAAGATGCCGTAGTGCTGATTGAGAGCAGAGCATTCAACGCTCCTGTTGCGCTGATTCCAAATTCCTTGGTTCCCCCTGAGAGAACTCCATTCGTAACTGTTCCGCCATTGTAAGCGTCAATCAAATCACCTGCTGCTGTGGCTTCGTTAACTCGCAGAGGTACTGCTCCGGTACTTGTCCCAGTAGTGCCGATGATAACCGCGCCATTGGTATTATTGTTCGTAGAGTTAGCATCAGTGAAAGAAAACGGAGAAGTTAGGTTGGCAGTTTCCACTCCTGCAAAAGTATATTCATGTCCAGCTGCAGTTTCTGTTCCCGTTGCTTGAGCAGCTGAGCCTGTAACTTGGTCAAGACTAGGGCTACCACCGGAGCCACAGGCACTGGATGCTTCTGTAACTAGTCCCGCTGTACCGCTAGTTTGTACGCATTTAGATCCGGCTGGGGCTGATGCAAAAGATAACGCAATGGTTCCTGTAGGGGCCAAAGAAGCATTTACCGCCGATAAAAACTCTGCACCATTATTCAAAGAGGCTTTATAAGCATGTGCCGTAGAATCAGCTCGGAGGTAATCTCCCCCCGCAGTTGGAGTGCCAGCGGTGGAGCCCTCCGCTGCACACCACGCCCCCGTAACTCCACTGGGACACATAACCCCAGTAACAGTAGTTGACCCAGCACTAACTGATCCGCTTGTAGCAGACACGCCTCCAGTGCCAATAACCTTTGCCAATGTAGCTGTACCACTGCCTGTAACATTTCCAGTAACACAGTCAACAGAAAATACTGAAGCAGCTGATGCTGGATTTCCAATAAGATCCAAAATATTTCCTGTGTTTGTACTGGTAGCTGTACAGTCTGACTTTAAAGCATCAGAAGCACTGATAGTTGTAGGCACAAAAACACCGGGTACAGGCAAAGAAATCAAAGAAGAAGTTAAAGTAGCCGTTGCAACTGGTGCTTGGATAGCTTTCCCCCCTGTTAGAAGTGCGTTGTTAGTCAAAGCTCCACACACAGGAACACAATCAGCTTGCCAATTTGTACTGCTACTTGGATCTACATAAATATTAGCGGTTTCTCCTGTGCTTAGTACGAGGGTACTATTACCATTTATAGTCCACGTTGTGGGGGTAACAGTTATAGATGTAGTGCTACTGTTGCTGGGTATAGAAAGTTTAAAACTACAAAAAGAGTCTCCAAGAGTTGTGGCTGTAGGTAAGGTTACAGCCACTGTACCTGAAAATAGGTACTGAATCCTCTTTGGATTACAATCAGTAGAAACAATAGTATCAGTGGAAGCATTAACATTTCTTCCCACTACCCCTGGTAAAGCCAGTGTGGGGGCGGTAGCCACACCACTAGAAGAAGTGCTAATAAGAGCCCTAGGAACCCCATCGGGGCCA